AGTCCTGCGCCTAAACATACCCCCTCCTTATCTGAGGGTTAAAATACCCCCCCCATCATGTATTTAACTTCTTTATTCATAATATGTTATGTTTTAATTATATCGCAAATATAACAAATTAAATGAGATGGAAGGTGATATGGTTGTGAGGAAGTATGAGGGATATTCGGGGAGGATGATATGCGGGACGTTATTGGAGCCCCGAAATCGGCCCGGCCGGGCTGCCGTTTTTGGCCCCGCCCCCCCCGCTAACAAAGGCGGGGAGACAGGAACGGCAAACGATCAACGAGCCGAAAAAAAGAATGCTTATTTTTGGTTTAACTTGTTGATTGTCAATAATATAAATCAATATTTTAATACACATTTACATTTGATTAGATTTATTACATATAATCGTCGAATTTTTATTGCAAAATATTTGTTTGACAATAAAACATGTAGTATATTTGCCCTTGTAAGATAACAACATTAACAAACAGGCACGCCATATGCCTATACAAGTCCCTAGGGCAAGGGCAAACAGGATGACAAATAAGGAATTAAACAAAGTTCAAAACGAAGTTAAGAAAGCTAGTGAAAAAACATTAACTGGCGCCATCAAGACATGGTGCCAGCTCTTTAAGTCCGAAAAAGAAATTAATGAGATTTTAAAAGAAAATGAGATTAAAGTAGACAAATCGATCGTCCCCGCTTTAGTCAATTTGGCAAAGGACAAGGAAGTCGTGATACAACTTTGCAAAGAAATACTCCCACGAGTAAATAATACGTTTTGCGCATACAAGGAAGTAGAACGTGAATACTATGATAAAAACGAACAGGATAAAAACAAAAAGCTTAAAATGAGTGAAATAGAGGATATAGCAATACTAGGATCGTCTCATAAACGCTTTGGATATAATGAGCCTATAGAGTACGATTTTGGCATATATTACGAAACGTTTAATGGCACTGACAAACGTATTGTGAAATGTGCCGTACCAATAAAGCGGTACACATTTAGTCTTATTGCAAAATGCGTCACATACTACCTAACTCACCCTAAAAATGATAGATAGTATCATTTGCCCCTATATCTCTATATATAGGGGCGTTATGGTGGCAGCGCCTGTACGTCCCCGTCGTGCCACTGGACTAGACTAAACAGGTAGGATCTTTAATTTATTGATATAAACATACACAGGTGGGTAGTGTTACGATAGCCTGTGTAGATAGGCCGCCGCTTAACAATGTGGTTTAAGTATTACCCTAGTCCAGGATAGTGCTATTATCTTTTGGTTTATATCGATCTGGTAAATACGCTAGGTCAACCTAGTAGGCCGTGTAAAAACACGGGGTATATTGGTGTATATACGCATGTATAGGGCGTATGTTGGTATGTTGTGTGAGTAGCTAATACCAAGTGTATTACGGCGTTATTTCCGTGCCAGTATATCAATACGACGTATGTTAGGGCAGCTTAAATACCTAACATATGTACGGATAGCAAATAACAACCCTTATAAGGGTATTTTGTGCGGTTAAATTGACGGACAAAGTGCGCCTTGTCGGTATGTATCACGGGTAACGTATGTGCATATCTGGCCGGCTTCGTTGTCGGCAAAGGGACGAAACCAAAGAAAAAGGGGGGCGTGCGGGCGTTCGGCTGGTAGTATCGATAACGCCGGCCGTATTGCCCCCCGGCTTACCGTTTCTTATTGGTGCCATTTAAAACGAATAAATTATGTATAGGAGAAAATTTGATAATCTTAATAGAAAGCTAGCACTTAAAAAGGAAAAGGCTTTAGACGATGCAAGAAAGTCTCAAATTGAGTTCTACGTTGAGCTTACCAAAGAGCTATACAAATCTAATAAATTAGATTGTAGTAGGGAATCTGATAAATGTAGGCGGAAACGTGTTAGTTACATGGCAAACAAATTACGACAGTAGTCGTTTGTTTTTATTTGATTTTAAAGTTTGTGCCCTTTCGTACTGTAGTGATATAGGACGGAAGGGCTTTTTGTGCCTATATTTTACAAAATGATAGCATATTAATATGTTTCGCTTACACATAAAAGTGTTGAGGCGGCAAATTTTAAGCCTTTACCGAAAATGTGTAAGTAAAATGCTTTATTTAGCATCATTTTGTATATATATATCCATGCGGACGGGTATATTGTGCCCTTATGTATGGTTTTGCGCTTGAATCGATCCTAAAAGGTATATAATAGGCGGTACTTATTGTATATTTTTTATCTATATCTAGGCTTGTCTTCCTTTAGAGGTAGCTCTAGGGGTTGATATATATTATTTTATTGATACTCAATTAATTGTATTATTTGCGTTCAATTTTAAAATCGTGGTTACTTATTGTATATTTTATGGGATTAGTTATATATTTCGTACTTACTTTGTTTTGTGGATACATGGCGTTTGAGTTGGGGCGGTATGTTATAGCTACGGGCGACGCCCTGCCTTTAATCATAGTTCTTTTATTGGCTTTATTATCAATACATTGCATAAAGCAGATATATAAGGCAATCAAGAGCAAAGACCTCGATATCCTAGACTGAACGGGCGTTCCACGTGGAACAATCGGGAGGAAGGTCTCGGGTTTTATGCTGGGAGTTGATGGGGTTGGTTTGTTTTGCGGGAGGGGACACCTCCAAACAAGGGGAAATCAAGGGAAATCAAGGGGAAATCAAGGGAAATCAAGGGGAAATCAAGGGAAATCAAGGGAAAACAAGGGAAAACAAGGGAAAACAAGGGAAACAGGGGAATCCAAGGTGAGATAAGGAATCCCGGGGAAACAAGGGTATCTTTATGGTAAGGGAATCTTATGTGTATGAAGGTATGTTTATGTATGGGTGTGTGTGTTTCTTTGGGTGATGGTGGGAATGTAGGAAGCCAAGGGAGAACGGGGGCGGCGATGGCGTGGGGTCGGCCCCGCTGGTCGTCCGTCCCTGTTCCCCTTTGGCGTTAGTGTAATATTAAAAATCTGATATTGATATGACGAAAGAAGAAGCAAGGAACGTATTTGGCGATAGTATAGTAAATAATCTGCTGTCGCTAGGGGCTGAGCCTACCAACGTGGTAAGGCAAGACGGGTTGATAGAATGGAAAAGTGATGGATATATAGAGGTAGGAGGCGTACAGGTATGGGCTTACTATTACTTTGAGGATGGTGAGGACGTTGATAGATGTGATTGGGAGGATTATATGGAGATAGAGGTAGAGGAATGTTGGATTTAAAACCGATTGATGGTAGTGGAATAACACCAATGGGAACGGGCGGCTGTGTCACGGCGTGGCAGGCTACGGGTGTCTACCGCCGTTCTTTTTGGAGTGGTAATATAAAATACTAATAGTATGGACGAGATTATGAAATTACAAGATGAAGCGCTGCTTTATCTACGGGATAATATTACGAGAGAAGAGGCGTATTATATCCTTACGACAGAGAATGAAATGACGGAAGTTTTGATAGCTAAGAAGGAGGACGGAAGCAAGCGTATCAAGATCCTTGATATGGAATATACTATCGAGAGGGACGATATGTTACTGTTGTTCGACACTGATGGGATAATAGACGAATGTCTTTTAACATCCAGCCACATAGGGATAAACATGTATTTCCGTCGGCAAGATATTCGGGATATACTATCCAAGAAATTGGAGGTCATGGAATACCGGTATATAAAGATCCAGGTCGATAATATACCGGTAGTAGAGAAACGTCGTGTTATTCTGGATCTAACCGGGCATAGGGTGAATCGTGATGACCGTGATAAGATAGATTTTATGTTTATTTATTATATGGCAAGATTATGCGAGTAAGAAGGACGGTAAAAGAGAAAGATGTTATAAAGATATGGGTATTTGGGTATAATAGGAAGATTATTAAATCAGCGATTGATTCTGGGTTTAGAAGCATGTCGGCGGTATTATCTTACGCTAATTGTATGGCAGGAGATAAGCCTGTAGATCATATTAGGGTCTCGAATGAGAATCGTGGCTGGTGTGGATCGTATACTATATATGGTAGGGAGATAGATTAGTTTGATAGTGAACAACAAAGGAGGTGCGTATGAATAATGTTATAACAAACGCCAATGGCGTGAAAGTAAAAGTAAGGGTGTATGATTTTGGTGATAAAACGGCTGATAGATATACTATCGTGTGTGTAAGCGGTAAGAGTAATGGTCATAATAATGTCCCGTATTACCCGATATTTAGTTGTAGCTCGAACCCGTTCCATCCTCAAGGAATATCGATGTATGTAGGGGATTATTATCCGTGGAAGAGAAAGACATACGATTTCGGTAAAAGAGTTAAGGATCTAGCATCCTTACCAGAAGAGGTGATTAAGTACATAAAAATAATAACAACATGAACGAAATAGTTTACAACAATTACGATTTAGTGGCTTTTGAACAAGATGGAGAAGTGGTAGTGGCCGTAACATTTTACAGGTATTACAAGAAGAAAGCTAAGGGCGAGGTTAATTATAGATGGAGAACCAGATGCCCGGAGTTGGTAGATAAGATCGTAAGACACCGTACCAAGGTGTTTACCGGTCAGCTCATCCAGTTAGCGAAGGCGTATGGAGAAAAGAAGGTTATAAAATATCAAAAGGAGGAGAGAGTAATATGTCAAGATACGACAGAAAAGCTATAGAGACATATATATTAGATCATATAGATACAGATAATTACAAAAAGCAGTTTAGATATGATAGGGAGTATCTGGCTTTTATGCTTAACGTGTTTAAGGATGAGTATAAAGAACATATCAAAAGGGATGGGATTAAGAAAGCTTTTGAGGATTACATAATGAGCGTCCCATCCATATTTAGGATTCATATAGCAGATTGCGATATTAGATATCTGTTGCGTTTGTGGGGCGTGGAGTTCGATGAGGATGATGAGGAGATATACATCTTGTACAAGAAGATCATAAGAGAGGTCTTTTTCAAGATGTGTGAGGATATGAAAGTTTGTTAATGTTGAGCCAAAACCTTGGCGGGGCGGAAGGAATACCATGATCGTACGTGTGCGGATATGGTCCGGGGTCGGTTCCCGGCGCCTTGACACAACTTAATTAAATAGCATATGGATAATATTTTAAAAAGAGCGGCGGCGGAATTGAAAGAAGCCGGTTGCAGGGTTTTCGCATGGCAGGATGATTTTTATAACAGGAGTTGGAGTAAGGGCGATTATACGATGTTGTATTACGCCTTCCCTGATTCGCCTAACATCGGGTATCTGAGTCATGGGGAATATGGAATGAGCGTAGCATATAGTAGAGCCTATATACCGAGCCGTGGAAGTGGATCGGGGTGTCGTATCAAGGAAGAGGCTACGTTCGACCTTGCGACGGCATTAGACGTACTGAACGGGCCTTTACCTAGGTGGTGTAGGGCTTATGGAGCTTATCCAGAGCAATATAAGAATATTGATGAATGGTACAATAACGATAATCATAATAAAAAAATATTTAAGGAGATTTGATATGGAAGTAAAAGATTGGGAGAATTTGGTTTTGAATACAGAAGTAGGAGCGCATTGCTTTGTTACGTTGATTGACGATAAGGATATTAGTAGAGGATACGCACAGATCAGACGAGCGGAGCATTTCGGGTATAACATCTGTTTTACAAGGTTATACGGGAATAAGTTTTATTTTGAGAAGATAGAGGAAGGTCGTACGCAACAATATATCAATAGGAGGAAATAAAATGTTAATAGAGTTTGATTTCGAGATATACAAAAACGGAGATTACGATAAGGTATATCTACGTAACGGAAAAGAGGCAAGAGTATTATGTGATAATGGAAAGGGTAATAGTCCTATGGTCGTGATGATTGAGGATGATAAAGCGGATGATTATATTATTCTTCGTTATAACGAAACTGGCAGGAGGAATATCAATGGTCAATCGGGTCTCGATCTTATGTTATCGGTAAAAGAACGGGAACCAGAATTATGGGTTGTTATCATATCTTATATGGATAATAAGGATAAGAGACAAAAGATGGTCTTACCTAATTTTTTCTCAAGGAATATAAGAGGAAATATATATCTTCAAGGAAGCTCTAAATCAAGTGTATCATATTATGTTGATAAGCTAGAAGAAGATGGGTGCTTCGATGAGCTATGCGAGAAGATAAGGGTAAAGAGAGATCGCATTTATAACATGGAAATAATATCACTATCAGATGACGAGACGGCAGTTTAACCAGTTGATAAATGATCTGGAGGCGTGGAGGTCTCGAAAGAAGGCGTGGTATACAACTACTCGGTTATAAGCATAAACGACGAATATAAACCTAAAAAGGCTCTTATTTCGAAGATATTGGGTATAGCTGATAATCTTAATGGCGATAGCGGCTTGAAAAAGGGATGATTGAGTGTATTTATGACCATAATAATAAAAGTTGTGTACTGATACGAATGGTATTGGACGGAGGATAAATATGGCAGTATGGTAATAGACAGGTTTATGTCTTAATATCATAATATTCTGCTATTATATCCTCTTTTTGGGTAAGGAGTATAATAAATAATATAAATATCTTGGATATGGGGGAAATTAACATAGGTGATAAGATCGTGAATAATAATTTTGATATGGATAAGATATGACAAGATACTTGCTTATGATGGCTATGGTGATACTGACACCGCCAAAAGGGAGCGGTGGCATGCCCCTCGCCCCGAAGCCGGCCGTGATCGAGGCACGGGTATGGGATAAGCTGGCGGCCGCCCTGTCTTTCGTGGAGTCAAGGAATGACGATCGAGCGTATAACGCCTCATCCGGGGCTTTAGGAAGATGGCAAATGAAAAGGGTATACGTTGATGAGATTAATAGGATATTACGCCTCAAACGGCAGAAAAAGCGGTATAGATACGATGATCGAACGAATCCTGTCAAGGCTAGGGAAATGTTCGAGATATATCAATCTCATCATAATCCTAAAAAGGATATAGATCGGGCTATAAGATTGCATAGGGGATTACATTCCCCTAAATATATTAAGGAGGTTAAACGTAAATTAAGGGAATAATATGAATCGTGAGGTATTAATAAGTATCATTAATAGAGGTAGAATAAGGTTTATCCCAGTAAGAAGATGTTTCTTATGCAATGAATATGTAGGATATAAATTCGTTAGGATGTGTGATGGAAGTATGATACCGGTATTTTCTAGTGGATGTAGGTGTTGTGGCATAAATAATGGGACGCTATCAGAAAGGACTTGGGATGAGGTGCTTGATCTTGTCAAAACGGTACAAAATAAGCCTATGAATGAGAGAACGGAGGAAGATGAATTTATATTAAATAGTTTAATATAAGGAGGTATTGTATATGAAATGGGTGATAATAAAAGGCGTAAGGTATCCTATGTCCGTGGTGTCGGCATTCGCCGCATATTACGGGAACAATCCGTTTCTGAAGATACGGATAAGGAGCAAATATCACATAATTTCTTTTGATAATTTCGATTGTTTGAATATCCAGATAAGGTATTTGACTAACAACTATCCTGACTTCGTGCAGATAGGGAATTGGTATATATCCAAGAAGCAGGTGATGTCGTGGGGCCCAAGGGGGCAGGCCGTGGACGGATCGGGCTGGGTTATATCCTTCACCCTGTCCTTTGGTTTGGAGAACAGTACTCAAATTAAGTTCGACAAGGAAGAGGAGTATCAAAGAGCTTTAGATAGTTTAAATGAGAAGTTCAATGTAATATTATGAGTTGTATCATGAAAACCATGATACTTAGAGGAGTATTGAGACTGATAGCGATCAAGGCAAATGATGTTGTTTAATTAAAAAATAAATTGTTATGGAAATAAGAGAGCATTTATCGGTTTATCTAGAGAGTGGATATCTTTTTGACGATATGTAAGGAAAATTAAAGTGGTTTGAGATTGATAAAATCTTGATCAGTTTTACATATGGAGTAGTTAGATATGTAGGAACATGGGGAGGATGTAGGACTGAGAAGACATTAGATGGGAAATTATTTTATTCGTCCGAAGGATGTTTTAAAAAGGGTAAGAGCATCCCTAAGACAAAACTATCAATATATGATGTTTTTGAGTCATTATATGGATTCGCTCCAATAGGTGATGTGTGGAAATACAAAAACGGAAGAGCTGTCAAGGGTGAGTTGGAATATTTTGATGTTGAAATAGATAATAAAGGAAAAATTTATTGTAGGGAAACATATTACAGAACATGTGAAGATGTGTATAAATTCAATGACTTAACTGTAGTTGACAAGAATGGAGATATGAGATTAGTGAAATCTTCAAAAAGTAAATTAATGCTTACTAATGATCAATTAGATGTTGTGGAGAGAATGAAAGGCATCATTGATGACATGGTTAGGTTAAAGATGATTATGTATATTGATCAAGACTATAATCTTTGTTTTCTGCCGGGAGATAAAATAAAAGATTTGACAATGGATGAAACGGATGGATTTGTGGATACCACCGGTATAGTGACATCTATAAAATCTAAGGATGTAGTGGAGTTTTATGTAGAAAACCCATTCGTAAAGATAAAGGATGAATGATATCTGAATCTGGATTGTGGTGGTTCGTGAGAATAGCCACAATCATATCTCTAAACGTGAACATAAGGAGGTACGTATGTCATTCGATTGACGTTAGGGATCTAGTTATATTAAAAGAGGAGGGATTATGAAAAAGATTGTATTAAAACTGTATGAGTTTGATGAGTTACCAAAAGACTCACAAGAAAGGATCATAGAGCGTGAGCGTTGGAATGTAATGGAGCAATGTATGGATGCTTATGACATAGACTATAAAAAGTCAATGGAAGCCTTTGAAGATCTGACAGATACTAAGGTTTATGGTTGGGAAGTTGGATACGAGAGATATGATTTTAGTTATGAGTTTAAATACAAAGATCCTATTTATGAACATCCTACAGATTATCATCGTGATATATTCCCTGAGAATCTATGCGGCAAATTACTGTTCAGATATATCAACAACAATATTATACCATATATTATCAAGGGCAAGTATTTCTCCACGTCAGGTAAATATATTGATGGGAAATACAAATACAGGCACAAGTATAGTAGGGTGATGTTTGACTATGGAGATAATTGCCCATTGACAGGGATGTGTTATGATTATTATCTCCTGAAACCTATAATTGATTATTACAATGTATGGTGTACTTATCCGGAGGATTTTTCTTTAGAGGATCTGATGAGACAATGTTATGATAACTTCTTCAAGTCATGGCATGAGGAGTACGAGTATTGGGCTGATAATGAAGATGCGATACGTGAGGAGCTTCATCATAATCAGTATGAAGATCGACTTTATTATGAGAATGGTGATGTATATGTTGAACCATTAAATGAAATAGCATGAAATATCAAAATTTTATGTGCCCTTATGAGCTTGCATTAAAGTTGCATGAGTTGGGTGTAAATTCAGAGTCGGAATTTTATTTTGTGAAAGAGATGAAAGGAGGGGGATCCCAAACAGAATCAATTACACAAAATACAATGAGGTATTCATATAGAAAAGAAGGCGATCTAATACCGGCTTATATGAGTCATGAGCTTGGAAAGATACTACCAAGTATGATAAATATCAGTAAATCAAAAATATGGGATGACTGGTTGCAATTGACACAATATTTCCCGAATAAGGATAGCGAATACTACGAAGCTGCCTATGTTCGTTACAATGCCTACGATTCGCCAACAGAAGTATATAGCGGATTCGGGGAAACAGAGGTGGAGTCAAGGGCGATGCTTCTCTTTGATTTGTTGGAAAAGAAGATATTGACACCTGATGGTTTGAATTTAAAGGAAGTGGATAGGAGAAAGGAATATGAGAACGAATTTGAATAGTACAAGTATGAGAAACACATGTCCAGAATTCCCGCTTTTCGGTGCGAATTATCCAGACGCGACTTGCATAGATGGCATATTGTATGATCTGGATAATGTAGGTGATGATGGTGTTCTAATCAAGCCATTGGAAGAGATCCCATGCCCATTCTGCCGAACAGAGGAGTTTATCAGATACGATCCATTCAATAAAGAGTATAGCATGGATAGTGAAGAGGATATAAGAGATTGGTATATGAGCTATATTAATGAAATGAGAAATAAGTATGGGGGAAAATAAGAAGAAACAAACACCATGCCGGAACTTGAAAGATTGGCATACGAACAAATGAAGGAGGTAAACGATGGAGACAGTAAGATTATCAGATTACTCTTCTTATGATAAAAACAAGGGAGGAATACAAAAATTGCGTCACAAATTCAGGAATCAAATACTTGAATATTGGGGAGAAGATACCGGAATCCTAATAGGAACAACCATGGTATATGAAAGACATTTGTGGAACGAGGAAGTTAAAGTAATATGATTATGGATGATAATAAGATAATGGAAGCGGCTAAGTTAATAGCCAACTCATCAGCGGCCTTGATCGAGGCTATGGGGATGATGAGCGAAAATATCGAGAGAGCTAATAGGGGCGAATCTTTGGCGTATACCGAGGAGGCCTTTAATAAAGTGGTTATGAATAATGGAATAGATTATAATAGTGTTATGAGTAGAAGTTGGATATGAGAAATGGAGGAGGACTATGGGTAAAGAAGTTAAGATAGATGTAGGATATAAAGATGTGCTAGAAAAATCATTATCAGCCATCCAATATCTAAGAATACATGGATTCTCGACGTACATGGAATCGGAGGGGATTGTAAATAGGATAATGATGTTCAAGGATAAGAATGAGACGAGAGATCAAAAGATCAGATCAATTTAATAGAACTAATTATGACAGTAGAGTATAAGTGTATTGATGTTTACAAGAAGCCGGAGAATCCAATGGAATGGTTGCCGTGTCCACGATGCGGCCTCCGGCCTCTGGTCTGGGAGTTCGATAACGGGAGAGCCACGGCGTGCGGGTGCGGGACAGACTGTTATAGTCATTGGAGCGTGCAAGCGGAAAGTATTATGTCGGTCATAAAAAGATCTGATAACGGTAAGTCGGCTGAGGCGTATGATATTGATGAACTTAAAAATAACTGGAATCATTGGGTGAGGACAGGGGAGATACTGTTTACGCCGGGAAATGGGAGATGGTAATATAATTAACAATTTAAGACATGGATCATTATTTGGCTACAATTCAAACAATATTAGATAGATGTGATGATAACAACACATCTCCTAGTATTGATGACATGGAGATAATAAAAATAAACCTATGCAGAATAATTCAAACTCGTTACGGAATAACTCAGTTATGGTTCATTCCGTTGATAGAGAGAATCCAGAATGCTTGTTGCAAGCATTACAACGATGTTGATCTATCATGGGAGAATTTTATTAAAAGAATGAGTGAATAGGGGAGATAAATATGGATACAAAAGATAGAATCAAACGGGAGCAAAATCAACATATAGGGTTGATTTGTTGCAATATTCATGAATTGACTTATGCGATGCATGAGTTTAACAATGGGAAGTATGACGAAACTCGCACGAAGGAAGTCATTGACGAGATATCTACTATGACCAAGGAGATAGGATGGCCGGTAGTGGTGATGGATACGCTTGAGTATTATGCGGGCAGTGCTGATGATGAGGTTCTGGAAATGGATGTGCATGAGTATGTCGAGAAAAAATACGATGATTATCATATTGTTTATATCTGTAATACGTATAATGATATGGTAGAGAAATTAGATGGTTATATATATGGGATCATGGATAAGGATGGGAAGGTAATATGTGATTTGGCTGAACCGGATTACATAAATCTTGCGAGCGAAGGTATTATCAATGAGGATAATATGGTGGATGATGATATAATAGATCATGTGTTGGGATTTAAGGTTAAAATAGTAATATTAAACGAAGAATCATATGGGAGCTACAATAACCGTAATTGGATCGGAGTGGATATCATTAGATAATTCTCTACCGGAAGTACAGAAACCATGTTATTTTTTGGATAGAGAGAACATTTTTCGTGGGGTAATGGATGAGTCGGGTGACGTATATGAGATATTGGATAATGGCACCAATGATGTTGTATATCATAGCAATATAGAGGATGGATATATAGCTTTTTGGAAACAAGAATTAAAAATGATTGAGAATATGGAGGATAAGAATATTTCAGATAAGACAAGAATGAAGGGCATGAACCAAGGGATATGGCTGGCGGTTCAGGAGCTAGCCCACGACGGGCGATGGACGCAGGCCGCAGAGGAACTGGTGTCTTCTTGTGGATTGACCGAGGATGAATGTAGGAAGCTGCAAGAAGAAAGCGGATCGTTTAATGATGAGATGCTTGAATTTATTGATATGATATTTGGTCATACGGATATGATAGGTGAATGTGAAGATGATACAGAATAAATATGTATAAATATCAAATAGTAATTATATACAAGGTGATTATATACCACTTTACACAAAAAACGTAAAACAATATGTATTTATACGAAAATCCGTACTGGGTATCACCAATACCCTCTACCGGTTGCTCAAAAGTGAGATCGCCGGATTCTTTTACTGAACTAAACGTTTTTGATTTTACTTACCCAACGAATATTTTAGGGTAAAACCTTATATCAAAGACCTCTTTCGCTCAACCGTCTTGTCCGAAACAAGGAACTATATGATTCGATTGAGTGAGACAAAATTAGAAAAGAAGAATGCGAAATTAAATAACATGTGTATGTTTTACAACATATATGATATAAAATAGTATATAATAACCATATACAATAAAAATTATGAGCTTAATAGATAAACTAGAAGACTTGGTGGCTAAGGTAGACACCGAATACCAAGAGAAGATGGAGGCAGTGATCCGGGAGATAGTCCCGGGGATGCCGGAAGGGAATGTACGTCATGCCGCCGAGCTGATGTGCACGGACAGGATGGGGAATATGATGGACATAGATGTTTATATATTAAGGGAAGAAGATAGGCCTTATGAATGCCATTATCTAAAGGATCTATTGGAAGATAGGGTAGCTAGAATAGATAAGATGCATGAGGATAAAAGTTACACATACAATATAGATGATAATTATTGGTGCGCTACATGTGGTTCCCATTCTCATAAAAAGGATTCCGAGACAGGGTATTGCTGGCATTGCGATACGGTTAATTGGGTTAAAGAAGATGGAGCAGATGTTAGGGTATAATTACCAAAGAATAAATATGAATGATAGGAGAAAGGATAGTATTAACTATTAATAATGTTTATTTAATTTAATTCAAAAACAAAATGTCTACTTTTGTAGACATATAAAAATTGCATATATGAAAAAGAGTGAGTTTGTAAAGAAATTGGAGAAGATCATCGATATGGTTAAGACCGAAGATGATGGTTTCGAGTATGGTGGCAAAGTCATTTTCTATAAAGAAGATGATAGTAACTATGAAATCTCGGTAATGAACATTGAGATGAATTTGGAAGTAGAAGCCAATGTTATGGCTGGTATGGATGATATGGATTTTACCTGCCTTATGAGTGAGGTTTATAAACAAAAGGCGGCAAAGGCTATAATGATGGAGAAGGATGACGATGAAGACAATTAATGAGATGACCGATCAGGAGATATATGATCTTACTGACGAGCAGATAGATAGATTGATCATAACAAGATGCGCTAAGGAGGGTGTTAGGTTTGTGGACGAACCTCCAGTTATGAAGACATACGACTACAAACCTATTTCTCCATCTAATTTCTTCTACCTTTTAGAAGGATTGAGCATAGCTGTTTTTAATCAGGATGATGCTATTAAAATAGCTAAGTTCTTAAGTAAGTTTGATTTATACAAGACTACATACGATTTCACTATATCCAATGATAAGATATATAATAAGTTGGATATAATCAATATCAAACATATTCCAATGTTTGATACGAAAGATGAGGAATCCTACAAATCTATAAAGGACAAGAATAATAAGATTGAGGAGGAGTATAAAGATCAGGTAGATAAATACAAGAAGGGTATAAAAAGAATGAGTGAAATCCATGCCGAGATCTGGTCGAAGGTAATCGATGTAAGAAATAAGATTGATCATATGAATCATCTTAGATTCCTTTTTGTAAAGGAATATCTTCCGTTGGTGGATCATGATACGAATACGGCTATGACGTTTTTTAAGAAAGCTTATGACGTGGATGATGATACGGAAAGATATATTCGTGAAGGGATAAAGGATTACCCATTGTTTGACAACAACATAGATTAATAAGATGCACAATTGGTTTAAATGTACGGTTTCTTATGAGACCGATGCCGAGAATGGCATGAAGAAGAAGGTTAAGGAAGAATATTTAGTAGATGCTCTTTCTTATACCGAGTGTGAAGCTAGAATCATAGAGGAGATGAAACCGTTTATCTCCGGTGAGTTTAGTGTTGATATCAAACGATTCCGGATAGCGGAATTATTCGCCATGGATGGAGACCGGTTCTATAAGGTCACGGCTGATTATATTACGATAGACGAGAAATCGAGCAATGAGAAACGCAAGGCGTTTAACTACATCGTTCGGGCCAATGACCTTGATCATGCCAAGAAGAACTTCGAGGAGGGCATGAAAGGGACTATATCAGACTTCGTGGTAACCTGTATTAAGGAGGAGAAGAAGTTGATGGATTTCTATGAGTTTGACGGTAAGATCAGGAACCCGGAGAAGCATGAGGATAGTAAGCAACAAGGCTAGCTACGAAACCATGTCATCCGTCGCCGAGAAGTTGATGGAGATAAGCAAGATGGAGGGTACGATTTATCGTATCCTCACATTGTCTAACAAAACTTATCTAGCTTCTAAATTAGGATATAGCAGATCGGGGTTCTATAAGAAGATACAAAACAGGAGTTTTAATATCCGGGAACTAGCTCAGATATTCGACACGATCATCAATTTCAAGGAACAGGATTGGGCGGAGAGTGAGATAGATAGGCTTAAAAGATATAGGGCCATAAGCCTTATGGAGTTCAATAAGAATTATAAACGAAAGAAAGCATGAGAGGTAGGATGTTGCCGTGTGAGAGATGCGGGAGGATGGTAGCTGTCAGAAGCAAAGGGTTATGCCAAGTATGCAGGGCCAAGGAGCTACCGCCAAAGGGAAGGACGGCGATACGGGCGAAGGCCAAGCCCAGGGGTAGGAGCCTAGCCGTGTTCTTTGGCGCCCATGTGACTAGATTGAGTATGACAAGGAGATCTGCTACCGGCGCATATATACCATGTCCTGGGGTAAGTAACATCTGTCACTTATACCCTAAACGGAAATATAAATCGGTCGCCGAGGATAATGATAACATTATCTACTTGACGGCTGATGAGCATACAAGATTCGATTATCTATTAGATACGATGGATTTTAGCCGGCTCTTGGATGAGTTTGGTAACGTATGGCTGTTGGCGGCCAGAAGGATGAGGGATCTCGCACCTAGAGTCGAGGAGGATGGTAAATTAAAAACCAGATTATTATCATGGATAGAAGAAAACAAAGATTACTTTTAGGCCTAGGATATAAGGCTATAAGTGACACGATATATAGTTATGGGACGATCATGGAGGTCATAAGCGATCAAGAACTGTTTGATGACATGAGAGTCCGTTTATCCGAGAGACACAATGTGGTTATCGAGGATAATGGAGAGATAGGAGGATCGGGTTTAGGCAAGATAAAGGACGTGTGTCCATCATACTACTGGAGATCATCACTTCCAATATTAAGAGCATATCATACAGATCCTAAATTTACCGCATTCTTTGGCATATTAGACGTTTTATCAATGGTTCCGAAGGAAGATATCTATGAGGAAGAAAAGCCTGTTGACGAGCCTAAAAAAGAACCTGATGAGGAGATAGAAATTGAGTATGATCTGGAGACTGAGCAACAGTATTATGCCGCTGAATGGATCAAGGATATCCCGACACCAGTCTTATACAGAATGACCGTGGCTGGCAAGCGTGTTTATTATGAAATGGGAGCTGATGGATACCCTATCATATATGATGGGGCTACCAATAATATTGCGAATGGGTATTGTGATACTTCCGGGGCATTAGAAAAATGGAAAAATGAGATGAGACTCAAGGGTAAGGACCCAGACGAGTATGCCAACTACCGGGCTGACTTAGGAACTATCATGCATTATCTGTTTGGGTTATATCTGACGGGAGTTAAGATAAAACTGATTCCAACATGGATAAGAAAAGCTGTTAAGGAAGCTAAGTTGAGAATAGACAAGTATAGGATGGAGCGGATATTAGTGGATAACATTGATGAGCTGATAGAGGATCTAATATCATTTGCCATATTCTGCAAGGAAAGACATGTAAAACCTGTATTGATCGAGAAGATGTTGAGGTCAAGCAGGTTAAAGGTAGCTTCTTCGGTGGACGCAGTGGTGGAGATGGATAGCGAGCCGGAGATGGTGGAGATAGAGGTCGAGACAGGAGAGTTCTATAAGACGGGAGCCAAGAAAGGTCAGCCTAAGACGGAGAAAAAGAAGATAAAGAGATGCAGGAGGATATTCGCTATATTGGACTTCAAATCAAACAGGAAAGGCAATTTCTATGACGAGTATGCTTTCCAACTTGAGTTATATAGAAGAATGATATTAGAGAACTATGGAAAGATATTGGAGATAGAGGAGATATATAACTTCGCTCCGGGTGATCCTACCGCAAAGACCAGCCAATATAAGTTGAAGAGACAGACTGACAACCCTATATTGAATATGGCTACCGTAGTATATCTTCAAGGAAAGTATAAGTTCGAGAAAACTAATTATACGGTTACATCAAGAATCGGATCCTTGGACATAGAAGGCGAGTTTGATGTTAATAAGTTGGTAAGGAAAGAGCCGCTGAGGGACTATATATATAGAGTCATGAATGAGATGAGAGGGTGATGGAATTTAGGGAGTTCAATAAGAGCGTTCATCGGTATGAGCTGGATCATAGCAAACCAAGAAGGAAGCTGACGTGCCCGCAATGCGGCAAGGATAAGTGTTTTACGCCGTACGTGGACGTAACCACCGGTCAGATCGTTGGAGAGCAGTTTGGGGTGTGTGATCATAAAAATAAATGTGGTTACTTTAAATATCCAACAGGGAGCGAACTTGGGAACAATGATCTTTTTACCGATTCAAACAAAGTATTAAGGAGGTACAGACCTCCCGTGGATCCGGATATAGCCAACTGCATTCCGGTAAGCAAGATGTTTGAGACGCTTAATCCTTTCGAGACATCTGATCTTCAGGATTATCTATCCAATATATTCGGATCATATCATACCAATAGAGCGTTCAGCTTATATAAGATCGGGATGATGAGATTCGGGGATTGGGGTAAATGCTGCGTATTCTGGCAACTTGATAAAAGTTGGGTGATAAGGACCGGGAAGATAATGGATTACGGACCAGATGGTAAGAGGGTAAAGGTTCCCATGGATCATGTATGCTGGGTTCACATCCTCGACGGTCAAGATTATTTATTAAGGCAGTGCCTGTTCGGCGAGTTTCTTATCAACTTCTATCCTAAGGAAGCCCCGGTATATATAGTTGAGTCGGAGAAGACGGCGGTCATCTGTAATATCGTATATCCGGATAGGCTTTTCATGGCATGCGGAGGTATCCATATGTTGAAAAGGGAGATGATAGAGACATTGGGACGTAGGAGAATAGTCCTATATCCTGACAAAGGATCGGCGTTTAACGAGTGGAAGAAGAAAGTGGATAGGGATATGAAGGGAATGAATATAGAGATAAGCGATTTTCTCGAATCAAAACCCAATATAAATGATGGAATGGATATAGCGGATTATTTTATTATTAAACAAATTTACAATGGCAAAGGTAGTTGACAATTACAAGAAATTCAAGGTGCTTGAAATAACAAGACAGGAGATGATGGATAAGCTCACCAGATATGGGTGCTTAGGTATTTGCGATATGTGTAACAGACCTACATCCGTGGGCTATTATGTAGCAGTAATCAATCAATGGATGTGCGAGGACTGTTATAATGATTTCATCAAATCAGTTGACAGGTATGAGGAGGATATGAGAATAGAGAACAGGAATTTTAATAGATTCTGTGATCTATTTAATGTCAAAATACAAGAAAAGGCATGAGAGAGCTATCTTTAGCCCAGAAAGCTATGTTAAACGGATCCGTATGCCCGTATTGCAAGGCCCCATCCACTATGATAAATACGGTGGAGGGAAAGCAAGTTGGGTGCGAGAAGTGTGGGGCTTGGATGAGATCCGATTCTACGGGTAAACCTGTAGGTAGGTTAGCCAAGCCGGATCTCCTTAGGTCTATGGATATGGTAATGACTGAGATTAATATATTTGCGTATAGAACAAAACGGGATGTGCAGGATATTTACAAAAGCCTATCTGGTGAATTGGATATACCAATAGAACATGTATCCCCATATAAGATGTCTTTGCCATCACTACTTAATACCATGAGATATATTGAAAAGTATAGCGATAATCATATACGGATATATGATAGAACCATGGTAAAGAAGGCTTGCCCTAGGCACGGAGCGGTGGTGATCGGGAGCAACGCCTGCCACGGGTGCCCGGAGTTCCTGTTCCATGTGGTAAACGACACGACCGATACGGTGGTGTGTGATATGGATATGAGTTATGGAGATCGCAAGAAGGATAAATATGAGCATTAGAGCTAATGATAATGGAACATTTGAGTATCGAATCAAATTGGATACCTTTAATAAAATGAATAATACATGTAAAATGAAGAAAGTTTATTTTGTTCACAAACCAACAGGTTTTTATGTTGGGGGCAATGTAAGTAGCGTAGAAGCTACAGTTTATAATAAAATGGTTAATATGGGGATGAGTAGCGAATTAGCCGATAAATTTAAAAAGGTAATAGGTACATTCCCTTGCACATGGGAGATACCAGATGAATTTGCGTCTGATCCATATTCGTATATGATTAAGCGTCTGGGATTGGAATATCCATCTTTTTTAAAGGAAGAGGATTTGGATATGCAAGAGAATATAGATTTTGATGATGAGGAGGACGAAGAGGATGGGGAGATCGACTGAATATTACAGGACACATCCGGAAGCCAGAAAGAAGAAGGCTGAGACGGACAAGAAGATCAACGCCAGACCTGAGCAGAAAGCCAAGAGACGGGAATTGGGTCGCAAGAACTACAAGACCGATAAGTTGAAGGGGAAGGCTTATCGGAAGGGGAAGGACCTATGCCATACGGCTAAGGGATTAAGATATAAATCAAGATCAGCTAACAGAGGATCTAAATCCGATACGGCTGGCGATAGAAACGCAAGAGGATGAGTGAGGATAGGATATGGAGGTCATCCAAGGAGATTATCATGGATGCCTATGAGAGGATAAGAAAGTATCAGTCGGGGGAACTTCTCCCGGCTCATACCGGATATCCTTATCTGGATAAGGCTTTGCTGGGGGGATTTTACCCCCAGCATGCGGTAGCCATAGGAGCTAGACCCGGAGTCGGCAAGTCTTATTTGGCGCAGAAGATCATGAGCAATGTGATGAATGTCAATATCAATCCACAGGCAGATGATTATGTATGGTTAAGATGTGAGTTTGAAATGAACCCAGAAGATTTGATGTTACGTTCACTATCAAAAAAAATGGGGAAAGACATACAAGATATACTCCTTAACGAGATGTCAGAAGATGAGGTAAAAGAAATGCAGAGATGCCTCAAGGAAGAGAACTCTAGCAGAATAACATACATCCCTAAACCATCAACCGTAGATGAGCTTCAAAACTTTCTATGGAATGAGTATATGCCAATAAACAAGGATAAGAAAATGGTATTCGTGTCTATAGATCATACGGCTCTAGTACAAGGTTCAGGAGACGCCAAAAGAAATATCGACTCGTTGATAACCATGTGTAATATCGCTAAAAGAACTTTTCCTAATATTTTCTTTCTTATAATATCCCAACTCAATCGTGATATCGAAGGACGGCGGGATCCAAAGGATCATATGCCAAAGCAATCTGATTTTTATCAATCAGATACATTGGGACAGTTATGTACGGCTATGGTAGCGTTAAATATACCGAAAAGATACGGGTACTCCTCATACATGCAATTTCCGCAAGGATGGTATCCTAATCTGGAACGTTTCAAGAGCGAGTCAAGACGATCCTTCCGTGTGGATGGATTATTGTTCCATCATATCGTAAAGGTCCGTCAAAGATCATTGGAGGAGATTGACGCTATACATGTAGATATCATGAAAGGATATGAGCGATATTATCCTGATGGAGGGGTGGTGCGCCAAGAAAGACCGGGAGGCTCGAATGCCCCCGTGGGTAGCGGCAAGCCGGATACGACCGTAGTGACGCTTCCGCCCCCACCTCCCGGTGTTCCATTGGAGCAACAATATATACCGCCCAGTGATGATTTCAATGTAGTACATGACGAAACACCTTATTGACATGAGATTGAGACATAATTACTTGCTTGTAGTGATAAAGGTGCTGGAAATGTTCTTGAAGACCGTATTGTCGGTTGAGGATAAGATGGGGATAAAGGAAATTATATCCTCGTTGAAGGAAATGGCTAAATACAGCATCAGATATATCATAAATAGGGAACGGGAAAAGGAGATCATGAGTATCTGTGATGAGGTATCCAATAAAGTACAGGAGTATAAAAGGATAAATGACAACTCAATGATATTGGAATTGGAGAACCTAAAAAGGGAAGTTGTGGCGGTGGAGGATCTTCTTAGCTCATACAAGGGGGTTCTTGACGCCGAACTGGTGATAGCCGAGGATGATATCAGAATCATACGGGACAAGATCGCTATAAGCCTGAGGGAGGACGGAGTATGTAAGAGCATGACTGATGCTGATAAAAGGGCTAGGGTGGACGTAAGATACGAGAGGGCGTTAGAGGATTATCGAATCCTTCTAAGATGCGCCAATACGGTTAGGGCTAAGATGTCGGTTGTAGGGCATCTTAACCAATCTATAAATCAATCTATATCAGTTGGTAGGGTTGGTATGGCTAATGAATCTTATACAGTAAAACAATATGAAAAAGGGAAAGAGATTATCGAAAGCAGACGCCCTTAGGGTGTTGAGAAGAGCTTACAATCTAATAAAGAATGATAATTATGCGTTTATATGCATAGCAATAGAAAGGACAGCGGTTGAATTATCACTTGCTGAAAGATCATGTGTGGCGTGTTATCTTATACCAGAACTGAAGATGTTCAAACCTGTAAACAGAAAAAATGGAGATTTTTGGTTTCATTCATCAAAGAAAAACATAAGGTTACATATAATAGATACGCTAATAGATATATATAACGGAAATGATCATCCCGATATAGTCGAGAGGGTAGCCAGAAAGATTAGGTCAATATTTTAACTTATTTACATATGTATATAAATTTTGAACAGATGATGACATCAGGATTAACGATGTCTGATGTTGGATATCTTTTGATGATCCGGCAAAAAGAAGAGATGGCTAACACCATTCCAAAGGAGAAAATAGATAGTTATAAAGCATCTGGTTATATTGAGCTTCAGAAGAATGGGAAGTGGAAGATAACGCCAAGGGGAGGATCGCTGCTGATGCTGATAGAGACACCCGGTCTGACACCGGAGGTCGAGGGGGTCCGGGACCGTATCGTTAGGGTATATAACGATATGGGTAAGGATACAGGAGCTATCAAGGAGGTGGAAAAAAGGCTTATCTGGTTTGTGGCTAACACCAACTTCAAGGAAGAACCTATAGTAAGGGCCGTAATATCTCACATAGATCTTAAACGTGAATATACGATGAGATTGGATAACTTGATCTGGAAACCATCAAATGTGTATAGCGTGCATATGAGTTTATCGGAATCAACGTTATTCGATACGATCATAAAAATGTATGGCATGACGTCTGACTTGTATCTTAGGGAGAACAAGAACAAGGAGCTGGCATGGTTGTTCGCCATAAGCCGGCTTCCGGATCCCCCAAAGAGAATGGATAAGGAATACGCTATCACAGGCGATGTTAAGATGGATATCGAAAGGATATCGGATATAAAAAAAGAATTAGGTAGAAGATTGAAAATGTCGATTTAGATTATGGAAAAGGATAAATTATTGAGAATGATAAAAGAGGTGATATTCGAAAAGGTAGGTGAATTTAATGGGCTTAATCGTCCTGAATCGATAACCAATAATGATGAGCTGGGCGCGGATATGGCCTTGGATTTCCTTGATTTCGTGGAAGTCGTAATGGAAATGGAGAAGAGAACTGGTAGATGTATACCTGATGAAGTGCTTGATGTCAAGCTTTATTACGAATTGACGGTAGGAGAGATTGCAAATATGTTGTACAATTATTTAAAGGATTATGAAAAGAGATGAGTTATTGGAGATAGTGAGGGAAGAGATATTCGAGAAAATGCATGAGTTCAATTACATTAATAATATAGAGGTAATTGACGATGTAAGAGAAGACAGTAATTTGTCATCCGATCTAGCTATGGATCCATTTGATTTATTAGAGGTATTGATAGGGATTGAAGAAAAGATGGATATAAGGATACCGGATGATGTCTTTGGCGATAAATCTGTCGATGAACTAACTGTAGGGATTTTTGTGGATATGTTGTACGATTGGCTTGATAGTAAGTAATGGACTTCGGATATGATGATTGGGAAGAGGGGCTAGAGACCCCTCTTGTCGATGATTGCGATGACGATTACAACGAGGAGGACGAGTATGATTTCGGCTAAAGAACTAAGGATAGGGGATCTTGTAAAAGACAAGGCTGGCAATATATGGAGAGTAGGGTGCGTTGCTGGTATGCGTAATGAAAGTAAGTCATTGATCCTTGAATGTGAGGTTGATGATGGGATAATGAAATGGTATTCCGGGGAAGATGATGTCATACCTATTGAGATAGATGATAATATACTTGATACTATCTATTTCAAGCGTGATAAGGGGCGGGATGTATATCGAGGCTATGGAATATCTATAGAGATTTTTGATGATGGGTATTATCTTGGGCTTAGGGATCTGGAAGACGATCTAAGCGATCCTATTCAGATTAAGAATCTTCACCATCTACAAAACCTGTTAATGGACTTATACGGACATGACATAAAAATAGATAAGCTTTATGGTAATACCGGAGAATAACTTATTATGTAAGGTTATAAACGGAGAGAAGGTTCTCGCCGCCTCTTACTCGCAGATAGACACGTTCATCCAGTGCCCATATAAATGGTATAAGACTTACGTGGAGGGTCACAGATCCACGGAAAAGCACGAAGCTACGTCATATGGTACGGTTATCCACCAGACAATGGAGTATTTCTTCAAGAACGGATGCAGACCTTCTTATGAGGATATGAGTAAGGCTTTCAATTACTACGCCGATATAGAACAGATCCCTTTTGATAGCGTAAAATCCCAGATCGAGTCTATGCAACATGCGGCTAGGCTAATAAGATGGATTGTGGGGTTGTTTGAGAAGGATGCTGCTGGCAATTATAAGAAGGCATGGTCTGATCTTACGCCAATGGAGAAGGTGGTCCGGGGGTCGAGACCGGCCGGCGTGGAGGAGAGCTTCGTCCTGCCCTATAAGCTACCCAAGCCCCTTACCTTGGATGGCGTGACGTACGATAAGGTACATATCATAGGATCGGTGGACTGGCGTGGAGAGTATAAGACAAAGGACAGGATAGCCATGTATACGATAGACTGGAAGTCCGGGAGAAAGTTATTCGATGAAGATAAGCTGCTTCATAATCTCCAACATCCGATATACGCCTTCTACATACTGAGAAAGTACAAGGTATTGCCGGATATGTGCAGCTATTTCTTTACCCGCATGCTGGACAATCAGAACGTGAAGGTAGATAAGGAGAAAGTAGAGAGATCTGTCAAGGAACTTAACGATATTCTCCTTGACATGTATGATTTCGAGACAAATAAAATAGATAGCTATCAAGCTCACGTTTGGGACGATGCCAAACAAGGGTATAAGTACGAGAAGCGCTACCTCATGGGACGCCAGCCGGCCTGCCTTGAACCCCGCCCCAAGCCCTTGTGTTTTTGGTGCGATTTCTCGATCCACAAACAAGGGACATGCAGGTACTCATCGGATTGGGATGAGTCAAAAAGAAAGAATAAAAAAGATTAACTTTATTAAAAAGCCTAGGTAAATATCTAGGCTTTAATTATATTTGTGTCAATAAATAAATGATTATGGATAAAAACGAAAGAGAAAAACAGGTATTGGATCTTCTGATGTCTAGAAAGGATATTAGGAAATTGGTAGAGAAATCAAATGAATGTTATTCTAAAATGGATTTCGTTGGTGCCATGAAATGCCGGCAGGAGATAAAGGATATCGTAGACCGGGAATCGAAGATCATGTTGACAAAAAGCGAGTCTTTGGTGAGTTTGATGAATAACGCTGATAATGAATATAAATTCAATATGCTGGTATGGCTACATTCCATGATGTGTATGGCGAATGTATTTAACGGGATATTGGAGGATTTCAAGGATGGGGTAAGAAAAGCCAATGGCAACTCCAAGTTCGTTAAGTTCGATAATCTGGATCGGTTAATGACAGAATGTAAGAAGGAGATTGATTACCTGATGAAAGGCACAAGTAAATCGTTCCAGATATCCTTCGCCGTAAGGAGCGATGAAATGAGAGAGATGATAGAGAATATGGTAGGGGATAATATCCGTGAGGGGTATGACGTGTTCAGTAAGGAGGCAGAGATGGTTAATGAGACGGATAGGGACAAGATCGAGGAGTTTAACAAAAGTCTGGCTCATGAATAAACACATATCAAGATGGCATATAAATTAAGATCATATCAAGAGGAATGCGTTAAAAGCATTTCAAGTTATATAAATTCCGATAGGAATGATCCGGTATTGGTTATAGGCCCAGTAGGTTGCGGGAAATCCTTGTTGATAGCGGAAGCGGCCAGATTGATGGGAGATAAGACACTGGTCTTACAACCATCAAAAGAATTGCTACAGCAGAATTATGATAAGCTTACATCATATGGCATACCGGCTACCATCTACTCCGCCTCCTGTGGCAAGAAAGAACTATCTAACATGATATACGCCACATTAGGATCTGTCAAGAAAGTTATTGGTCAGCTTAAGGAGATGGGGATCAGGAACGTATTGATAGATGAGGCTCATGCCGGGTATAGCCCGGAGGATGGTAGCGAGTTTATGACATTTATGAATGAATTGAAACCGAAAAAGGTGATAGGATTTACGGCTACTCCATGCAGACTTAAGTCTATGTCAATAGGACAAGTATCATACTCTCAACTTAACTTCATAACCAGAATGAGACCGGTGTATTTCAAGAACCTGATCCATGTCATACAGGTGGAGGAGATGATAAGACAAGGATTCTGGACACCTCTTAAGTACGAGACATGGGATTTCAATGGAGATGCCCTTAAACTTAATTCTAACGGCTCCGAATATACGGCTGAGTCTATTAGTGAGGCGGTGAGAAAAAATGGCTTAAACAACCTTATTTTACGTCGGTTGATGGTATTAAAAGACGTATGCAGATCTATACTGGTGTTTACGGATTCTGTTGAGAGCTGCAATACCGCCGCCGAATGGATGAACGCAAAGATATGCGCTGGCATGGCGGAAGTGGTTCACGGAGGCACGCCAAAGAAACAGCGGGAGGCTATAGTCGAGGGGTTCAAGTCAGGTAAGACGAAGGTAGTGTTCAACTATTCCGCCCTCGGAACCGGATTCGATCACCCAGGACTGGACTGCGTGATAGTAGGAAGACCGACATTCTCATTCTCATCGTTTTATCAGTGGCTTGGCAGGGCGGTTAGGATAAAGGACGGTAAGGATAGCGCATTGGTCGTTGATTGTTGTAACAACTCGTCAAGGTTCGGTGATATAAGGAAACTTAGTATAGAGAACTACAAGGGGTATGGATGGGGAATGTTTATCGGCGATAAACTAATTACCAATATTCCGATGGGGGATAAAGTAACGAAAACAGATCTGGATATCAAAGCCGCCAAGAAAGATAGTAGGAGGGGGCTGGCGCAGGGCGTAACCGCCGCCCCTGTTCCAGGAAGACCGGATCATCCCCTTGGCTCTACGTTAATGACATTCGGCAAGTATTGTGGATGGATGTTGCATTCAATTCCGGTATCGTACTTCAAATTCATAAACGAGACATTTGACTGGGATAATGATAGGAACAAGGATATAAAAGAATACATAGATTTTTTAATCAAAAACAATAGATTATGACAGGATGTATATATCATGAGGCTGACCTTGACGGAGTAATGTCAGCGGCTATAGTAAAAAAGTATTTCAAAGGGGACATTGATCTTCTTCCTTACAATTACGGCAAGGAAATACCTGACGTGAATAAATATGATAAGGTATTTGTAGTTGACGTATCATTTGGCGATAGAACGAGATTCTTATTCGACGAATGGGAAGACAAGGGGATAGATGTCACATGGATAGACCACCATAAGACGGCGATAGAAGCTGTGAAGGACTATAATGTCAAAGGCAAAAGACGTATCGGAACGGCGGCTTGTGAGCTTACGTGGGAATATCTTTTCGATGATATCGAAACCCCTGACGTGGTAAAATTATTGAGCGCTTATGATGTATGGGATCATGATCGCTTCGAATGGAGTGACGTTCTTTCATTCCAATATGGGATGAGAGGGTATTGCGGGCTTGACGTTGACATGGTCAGGGAGGTGCTAAACAAGGCAAATGGTGAGTTTGTTTCCGATATGATAAGAAATGGCGAGGCCATAATAGAGTATATCATCGAGAAAAACAGAGGAGAAATGAAGATGTTCTCATTCGAGGCAGATATATTTGGATACAAGGCGATATGTATGAATACTACGGAGTTTAACTCCACCACATTCGAGTCTATGTACGATCCTAGAAAACATGATTTGATGATGCCATTTTGCTGGAACGGCAGATTCTTCAGATGCTCGTTCTATACCACCAAGAAGGAGGTGGATGTCTCGGCGCTGGCACGCAAGGCCAACCCATGTGGAGGAGGCCATAAGGCGGCTGCCGGATTCCAGCTTAGCGTGGAGGATATGATGGGATTTTTGAAAGAAAGGAGGATGTGATATGGTAGGGTTGATATCTATTATTATAATAACAGTAATCTCCTTTGCCATGATGATGGAGGGATGGAAAAAATATGATTCACAAAAGTTTTACACAGGGTTGCTTGTAATAGGTATAAGTATCATAATGATATTTCCAGTAATGCAATATAATATGGAGAATATGAAAAACGTGTATAAATTCAAGAAACTTAACGAAATGAAGCTAGACGATTACGGCTTCGGTTTATTCGAGTACAATGGCGCTCTTTATTTCAAGGAGGCAGAGGGTGAAAGATGCTTTGATGTGAGAAGCGGGAATGAGGTTGTTATCGGGAAAGATAAGATTATAATGACTTTGGAGGATTGATCATGAGAAAGCTTAGTGACACCAACAGGACAAGAAAGAGAAACATACGGCACTCGTGGGTAAAAGCGGGACCGGGGATTCAGCGCTGCACTATTTGTGGGATTACGAAGCGAAGCGAGCGGAGGGACGGAAAGACCTCGAATTGCGTGTATCTATTATCCGGAGAGCTTTACTCTATGACGGGAGAGACACCCGAATGCAGGGATTTAAGCGAGTTTTATTAATTAAAGAAAGGAGAAAAGATATGAAATACGAATTTAATAAATTTGACAAGGTCTTTTGCGATGGTGAGATATGGGAGGTTGAAAGAACGGCGGATAATACAGGTACGATGAAATTATCAACGTTATATCCAAAGGGATATGGTTTCATGTGGGCTGGAGAGGATGAGGTATTGCCGCTACATATAGCTATAAAGGAACGGCTTATAGACAAGGATGAGGCGGAGGAGATAGTAATGAATAGCAATAAGGCCTTATCGGAGGAGATCATCCAGCCAGATGGGAATGAGGACGCCAATAAAGGAGGTGGGCTGCCGGGCAAAGACGGGACGGGGAAGGACGACCGGGCGGACGGCAAGCTCCGGTGGGATCTCCTTCCATTGGCCGAGATAGAGGATATTGTAAATGTATATACGGTAGGAGCGGAGAAGTATGAAGCTGACTCATGGAAAAATATACCCGATGGATTTGAAAGATACCGTGCCGCTTTACTTCGCCATATGGTAGCATATATGAAAGGCGAGAGATTCGACAAGGATACCGGAGCGATGCATTTGGCGCAAGTTTGTTGGAACGCCATAGCGTTATTATATTACGATAAACACAATAAAGGGCTTATAGGATGGAAGAATCAGGAGAAAGAGTAGAAGATGAGAGATTAAGAGCTATCGACAGAAGGACTGGTAAATACGTTAGGTGATTATATATAATTTTACACTAAAAAAATAACATATAAATAGGAATTTATAAATATTCTATTTATATTTGCGCTATGTATTTAGTGGAACAACATATAATTACTATTAACGATAAGAGATATAAGGATTTAGATCGAATATGTTTCTTATCCAAGAATCTGTATAATGCGGCTTTGTATATAATAAAGCAGGAGTTTCTTAGTACAGGTAAATGGATAAGAGCTGTAGATCTTAACAAGAAGATGGTAGCAGAGAATAACATAGATTATAGAGCAATGAGTGGATCATCCTCCCAGCAAGTTCTCATGGCTTTAGACAAGAACCTAAAATCTTATTTCTCTGCTATCAAGGCATGGAAACGTGATAATAAGAAATTCACTGGATGCCCTAAATTTCCAAAATATAAGCATAAAACAAAAGGCAGGAACATGTTCTCTTATTCTTACGCACAGTTTAAACATAGAGGAGGTTTTATCTATTTCCCTAAGAAGGAAGGATTATCTCCTTTAAGAACTAATTGCAAGGAGGGGACTGTAAAACAGATTAGATTTGTTCCTAAATCCAATTGTTATGTCATAGAAGTTGTATATGAGTCAATTGTGAAAAAGCAACTTGATGATAACAACAGAATCATGTCTATTGATCTAGGTGTAAATAACCTCGCTTCTATCGTAACTAACGTAAGCAATAAACCTATTTTGATAGATGGGAGGAGACTTAAATCCATCAATCAGTATTACAATAAGAAAAGGTCAGATATTCAACAACAATTAAAGAAAGTAAATGGGAAAGAAAATTCGAGACGGTTGATGTCCTTAACAAGAAGGAGAAACAATAAGGTGAAAGATTATCTTCATAAGGCAAGTAAGGAGATAATAAATACTTGCTTGAAGGAAGATATAACAACATTGATAGTAGGTCATAACGATGGATGGAAACAAAATGTTAACCTTGGTAAAAGGAATAATCAGAATTTTGTTTCAATTCCATTTGAGATGTTTATATCAATGTTAAGGTATAAATCGGAAAGACAAGGACTAAGATTTGTTGAAGTAAACGAATCTCACACGTCAAAATGCAGTTCTTTCGATTTAGAATCAGTATGTCATCATGATACTTATGTTGGAAGAAGGGTAAGAAGAGGTCTTTTTATGACAAGAGATGGTATTCTTATCAACGCTGACATCAACGGAAGTTATAACATCATGAGAAAAGTAAAGGGGGATGCAGCAATGCCACTCCATACAGGGTTTGGGTATAACCCAGTTAAGAAATTTATTAACTAATTATACGAGTGCAAACTTGTATATAATTACCATATGTTGATATAATCAAGCGTACCATTTACGATGATAGTCCATTCCCAATAGTTCAGTATCTCAATTATAGTTATGATAAATTGAATTATGATTATGTAAGATATCTGAATTTTAATATAGACATAAATTGGGAGCAGCGTAGATATCAGATTGTTAAGGATTTATTATCTAACGATTTCGATGGGAGAAAGATGAGTATAGATGAGGTAGATAATGCTATATTTACCGCTGATTTGATTATTAACAGATTAACAACTATTTGAGATGGTAAGAATTGATTTTTTCACGAAGAAAGACGCTGAGTACAGCGACTACATGCGGTATATTATCGCCAACACATTACAGGAGTATGAGGGTGAGGTCACGTTAAACCAGATCCCGGAGAACAAAGCCACGGAGGAGGAAATATCCAAGTACGGTATAGAGGTATATCCTACTATCATCGTCAGCGGAGATAACATGGATGGCTTTAATAAACTTGAGGGGATGGCCAGAAAAGCTGATCTTATTAACGTCATGTCATTATACGATAAGAAATAGGCTTATGACGATAAGGGATAAATATTTTGGCTGGAAGGATATATTCTTTAGCAGATTCGTGCATTGTTGTAATGAAAAAAGTGACCAACCGCAAGGGAGTAATATACCTCTAGCCAAAATAAACTTCGATAACAAGACAGGATATGTGGAGGACGGGACTATTAATATAGCCGAGCTTCTTCAATATCTTTGGATAAATAATAAGGTTTATGGGTGTGAATATGCACCCATAGACATATCTTCTGTCTTGCAAACATTGATTAGATTGACCGAGAACGCTAAGTTCATATTTGACGACCAGCCCGGCATACATGATATGATCCCATATAGAGGTTTTTTTCTTAGAGATGATTTTTTACTCGGGAAAGATTATTCACTTGATTTGGATAAAATAGTGAGCGGGATGGGAGGATGGTATGGGGAGGATGAGGATCCATGTTACTCGATGTTCGTCAGTCAAGATCAGATATGGAACTTGAACCCGATATTGAAGGTATTAGCTGATGAGGGATTTATTCTAGCCAAGGAACTTGGATATGATATAAACTCATATGTCAGCGATAATGGATATACGATATACAACCCATATCTTTCATGGATCAATCATTACTATCATTATTGTCCGACATTCAATGAGGATAAGCTGAAGCCGTGGGATAGGGTGGAAGACAGGAAGAATAAATTCAAGATGACGGATAAAGTTAAGAGAGGTGCCAATAACTGGTATTATTCAGGCGGGACTATATCTTGTGTGGATAATTTCTTGGGGAAAGAATACAGGAAAAATCTCCGAACCTTCATATATCGTGGAATAGTATTCTTTTTAGATCGGATATGGCATACACCATTGTTTGAGAAGATGGGCGTGAAAATGAAATACAACGCTTATTATTGTTATGCCGCTACTTCCGGGATATGGTATGATAAGGGATTCAAGGAAAGACTAGCCAAGAGGTTTAACAAGTCGCTGGGCGGCGACGGGGAACTGTTCGGGGCTAACCTAGCCTGCATGGTATGTGACCGTAAGGATATCGATTGGGAGGCGCTTCGTCTTTGGCTTGACAAATACGATGATCCTACTGATAAGGGCATGGTGAATAGCCCTATTCAATTTATGTATTTATATTTATATTACACTTTTAACAAATAATTTGAAATGAAGAAGATAAATAACTGGATTATAAGAACATTTGGGTTGAGAGGCTCATGGAGCTGGGCTAAGAAACAGATGTTAAATGGAGCGATCATTAAACGTAAGGCTACTACAGGGACATACAAAATAGCTATTGATGATGACAAGAATAGGTTACTTGTAGCCACATGGGATCATCTAGATCAAAGTCCTGTATGGGAAAGGTGCCCGCATAGTTTATTAGATGAAGATGCGGTTGATTATTTTGTCACAGCTCATAAGGAATTATCATATGGAGGCATAAAGATCAGGATGAAAGATGAATTTAATTGTAACGATAAAATATCGAAAGTATGAAAAAGATTACTGATAAAGACGTAGAGCGCCTTAAAGCCGGGAAGAAGATAACAAAAGGATTTATCCATATGCAATTAGATGATAAGGGAAGATTGAACTTGTGGAGTGATATCAACATAACTGACAATTATAGAAGTCTTAAGATAGACGCTAACAAATTGTTTGATCATGGGATTCTTTCAGAGGGATATGATAAATTGAGAGTTATAAATATAGGACAACAGGGACGAAGGTAATGAAAGTGCATATTATTAATCATCGCTGCGGTGACGATGAAATAGAAGTTAAAAATGGCATACGAGTTTTTGATTGGGTTGGGAATGAGTTTATTATCAATCTAAATAATTTTGGGGAACTGGAAATAAATGGATTGAGTATATAATTACCTTAATTTAATAGACATGGAGACTAAAATATGCAAGAAATGTGGTAAAGAATTACCAGTGGATAAATTCTATAAGAACAAATCACAAAAGGATGGGTTTGGATACTACTGTAAGGATTGTGTAAATGCCTACAAATCGTCCAAAAAAGCCAATGCAGATGGGGGGGGGTAAATTAACGAAAGTGTTTACCAATCCAGATCTAGCCAAATTCAAACCTAGAGAACTTATCGAAGAACTAAAAGCTAGAGGTTACAAAGGCACGCTCACCTATGAGCAGGTAATAACATTATAATATAATTTAAAAGATGGCAAAGAAACAGTTAAAGATCCCGTTTAAAGACGGGAGACCATGTAAATGGGTTAAGGATGTTCATGATGAGGAACGCGATAATTATGAGTTCGAGGAATGTCTTGAGATACACGGATTCGTTCGTGGATGCTCTTCGGCTGTAATGATATTAAGACCGGCAAATGATCATGGAAAGGATTTCAATTATGTCAACAGTATCTATTATCAAGTGTTCTTGACGGATAGCAAGGAGATAATACAAAATATGATGCATGGGATCATATACGGGAAATGGACTTTTGTTAAGAGGGGAGAAAATTTTGGTATAAAATTGGTTAAGGTCTTGCCGGGTATACATAAATCTATCATGCGGATAGCCGAAAAGAAATTTTCAGGTCATGAATATATTATCATTATTTGACGGGATATCATGTGGGTATCTAGCGTTACAAAGAGCCGGCATACCTATAGATGCTTATTACGCCTCGGAGATAGACAATACATGCATAAAGGTGAGCCAGAAGCATTTTCCTAATATTATTCAATTAGGGGATGTTAATAACTGGAGAACATGGGATATCCCTTGGAAAGACATAGATCTGGTCATGGGAGGGTTCTGTTGCCAGAGCTTCTCTAGCTCAGGTAAGGGTAAGGGATTCATGGACGCTCGTGGAAGGCTTTTCTTTTGCTTCTCGGACATCGTAAAGCATTTAAGAAAGGAAACCAAAGGTAAGGTCCTGTTCTTGGGCGAGAACGTCCGGATGCGGGACGAGCACCGCTGGGTGATCACCGAGGAGCTTGGCGTGGAGCCGGTGGAGATCGATAGTGCCTTGGTCTCGGCACAGACCCGGCATCGCCTTTATTGGTGTAATTGGCCGGTAGAAATGCCGAAAGACAAGCATATATCATTGGATGATATTCTAGAGCATGACAAGGGTTGGAATCCGGGAGCCATAAGAGGGAGATATATAGGAACCATTGTCGGTAGAAGGATAGGAGAGGACGGGTATCGAAAGGATTGTAACAAGGACATAAAAATAACGCAATGTTTGGAGATAAGAAAAGATAAGAATACCACTCCCATCAAGAAAAGTAATTGCCTGACAACAGTCATGAAAGATAACGTGATCTCATCGTTGCCTCCCGGAAGATATCCTAATGTCTTTGACATGAAAGACAAATTCAGATACTTGACTCCGGTGGAGATGTGTAGGCTACAGACATTGCCGGATGATTACCTTGACGGGATAGCTCCGAATACAGCTATGTCTTTAACAGGTAACGGATGGACGGTGGATGTGATAGCCCATCTGCTAAGAGGTATAGAGCGTAGGTAAAATTTAAAACACGATCACAGCGATATGGTTATAAACAAGACATGGTCGATGCCGAATAAAGAGACATTCAGCATAAAACCGATAAAGGAACTTATAAACAAATATCGAAAAGAGGGGATGGTTATAGTGGATCCATTCGCCAGAAACAGCGACATAGGGACGATCACCAACGATCTTGACCCTGAGACTAAGGCTATGTATCATAAGGACGCCACGGACTTCCTGTGTGGTCTTAAGGATAATATAGCTGATATGGTACTATATGATCCACCATATTCCACGAGACAGGTATCCGAGTCGTATAAAAGACTTGGAGGTGCTGTTGATATGCAAACAACACAATCTAGTTATTGGGCTAAGCAGAAGAAGGAGATAGCTAGGATCACCAAGAAAGGAGGGGTGGTCATTACCTGCGCGTGGAACTCCGGCGGTATAGGGACCGGGCTTGGCTTCGAGCAGCAGGAGATTCTTCTTGTGGCTCATGGGGGATGGCATAATGATACGATAGTTACAGTAGAAAGGAAAATGAAATTATGAAGGAACGGATTTTTACCACAAAAGAACAGGGAAGAGTGCTGGTCGAGGCCGGCCTCCCTATCTCTACCGCCAGCGGCTTCAGAGACAAGTATCTGGATCAATTACATTCTATGGAGGATAACGCTGGTCGTATAGGGTTGATAGAGGCCGTTACCCCTGATGTATCCAATCCTGTTTGGGATGTAGGGACGTTACTGAATTTGCTCCCATATGAGATAGAGGGTTGTACATTTGAATGTCATAAGCTAGAAGACGCATGGTTTGCATCATATAGAAATGTAGATGATATTCCTATATATTGGAGCAAAGAAAAACTTCTTATAGATGCGTTGTTCTCATTGATAATGGATTTGTTTAAATTTAAATGTGGATTATATGAATTACTACATGAAACAAGTAACAAGAATAAGATACAAAACAGAGGATAATCCGCCTATGGCTAATGTCCCTCTTATAGGATACAGTTTGGAATACGACTGCAAGGTAGCGTTAGTATACAGAAAGGGGGATAACTATTACACCAATATGGAGTGCGATGTTGAATATAAGATATCTCCTCCAGATGAGTACGAATACGTATATCCGTGAGAATTAGAAGGGATATATTTATATTTAAGCATGATTAATATTATTTTAATATTATTCATGCTTTTATTTTTGTTTAAATCATATCTTTGTATCAACATTAAAAACCAGATTATTATGGATGAAAACAAACAAAAAGTCAATGAACTTACGATGAGGACATTGGGTTCTCATTATGGCGGATATACCTATGTAAAGGTAAAAAATCGTGAAACTTATGTAACGATAGATTGGAAGTTGTTGAGGGCTATAGAAAAAGGGGAGGTGGAGATAGACAACGAAAAATATCATCTATCCGGAATAGAGTACGTAGCTAAAAGATATCAGGACATGTTTTACGCTGGTCGTGATATTTATTATTTCAAGGGTATGGGAGAAAGGGGGACAACCGATCTTCTTAGAAAGGCTATAGATGATTTGCTAGATACCATAAGCAGCAGGGGGACTTATCGTAGCGCAGAGCACAGGATGTACGCCCAAATGAATAAACTTACGGAAGCGGGAGCCATGATCAGCTTAGCTATTGAATTACTAACATCTAATATCCGTCATAGTTATGGAGAAATTAATTTTGAACGATATCCAAGACCTGTGGAGGTGGAGGGAGAAGATAAACATTGATGACCTTAGAGAGGAGCCTATGGCTGAGGATATGCCGTTATATTTCCCGTGCGCCGTCGTATGGCATGAGAAACATAATGATTGTATATGCTACGGATTTGTTTATGTAGCAGAAATATTAGGGATATAAGCATTAAAAACGAATAATTTTAACAACGTGAGCAAATTACTATTTTTCGATTTAGAGACAACCGGGGTTAAGTTCTGGAGAAACGGGATACACCAAATAGGAGGGATCGTGGATATCGACGGGCAGGAAGCTGAGAGGTTCGACATCCGCCTAGCCCCGAATCCTGCCGCCATGATAGAGCAAGAGGCGCTGGACGTGGCCGGCGTTACCTTGGAGCAGGTGCAGTCGTATCAACCTATGGAAGAAGGGTACAGGCAGTTAGTTGGTATATTATCCAAATACGTGAAGGCGATTATATATAATTTTACACTAATCATGTTGTAAAACATAAAGTAAAATAGTATGCATCTTATTTTAATCACATAATTTTGTATCATAAAACTGATAAGAAAATGATCAAAGGTTATAAATATAGATTAAATCCTACACCAGAACAGATTGTCCAAATGGAGAAAACATTTGGCTGTTGCAGGTATGTCTATAATTGGGCTCTTGATCTGAAAATTAAAACTTATCAGAGTGAAAAACGATCTATGTCAGCGGTTGATTTATGTAAGCAGCTAACGTTACTCAAAAAAGATGAGAACCATCACTGGCTTAATGAAGTATCTAATGAGTGCTTGCAACAATCTATTCGCTGTATGGATAGTGCCTTCACCAAATTCTTTAGAGAACATACCGGTTTTCCCAAATTCAAATCCAAACATAGAAGTAAGAATGTTTTTAAGAATGTCAATTCTGTTAAGTTTGATTTTAAAAACAACAGAGTTAAGATTCCTATCATTGGTTGGGTGAAGTTTTTTGCCAATCGATCTTTTGAAGGTAAGATTGGTACGATAACAATATCCAAATCATCAACCGGTAAGTTCTATGCAAGTATTTTAGTAGATGACGGAATCCCTAATCCTGACAAGTTTATTATCAATCCCGATACAACAGTAGGAATCGATGTAGGGATCAAGGATTTCGCTGTTCTTTCCAACGGGCAGGTTTTTAGTAATCCGAAGTATTTGGAATCTGCGCAGAAAAGATTAGGATGCTTGCAAAGAAGAATGTCTCGTAGAAAGAAGGGAAGCAACCGGTATAAGAAGGCAAAGCATGATGTTGCCGTCTGTCATGAACGTATTCGAAACCGTAGACAAGATTTCTTACATAAGGTTAGTAAGAGGATAGTAAGTGAGAACCAAACTATTATCATCGAAGACCTCAATGTAGAAGGCATGTTAAAAAATCATTGCCTTGCTAAGGGTATTGCTTCTGCATCAGCAATATAAATCGGATTGGCGCGGTGTTAATTTAATTCGGATCGGAAGATTTGAACCGAGTTCTAAGATGTGCGGATGTGGATATATACATCGTGATCTTAAGTTATCGGATCGTGTATGGACTTGTCCTAAATGTGGTACCGTCAATGATCGTGATTTACTTGCAGCAAATAACATCAAAAGATTTGGGTTGGAAAAACAGAATCTTCTAACCCAAGAAAATATTAACAAGACACCGGTGGTGAACCGGGAAGGGGACGTGGAGTTGTCGGCGGTAGTCGGAGCGGTGAAACGTCAAAATGTACTGGTGTAAACTGGTATATAATCACCTGTATTTGGTGGGGTATAACAACGCTGGATTCGATAACAGCTTCCTACGGGCTTTATTTACCCAATGTGGGGATAAGTATTTCGGATCATGGTTCTATCCTAACTGTATGGATGTATATGTTATGGTGACACCGTTCCTGATGGGCGTAAGGAACGATATGGAGAACTTTAAGTTGATGACCGTGGCTAAGACTATGGGTATTGATATTGACGAGAATAAACTTCATGACGCTACTTATGATATTGAGCTGACTAGGGATATTTTCTATCGTATAATTGGCAAAATGGATATTAAGCTATGAGGGACATTTTAGAGGCGATGCACGACTATCCGGATGAGGCTCTTGGGCTGTTTTTTTTTCTGATAGTGATTGTCTGGTTATTGTCAGGTATATTTGAGAAAAAAAATGAATGATAAACTCGATGAGATACTTGATCTCCTAAGATCTCAAAATGAGATGATTAAGGATATCCACGATTATGTGAAAGAAGTTACCAGCGAGAAGTATATAGGAGAATCCAGAATGACAAACTTCTCTATTAACTTGGCCGCTGATATACTTACCGAAGCCATTAGCCCTAAGATAAAAGGGATGATGGTGGATTTATTAAGGAAACAGGGATGGAAAACCGAATGAGACATGGGAACATATGAGAAGAAGGTAAATCAGTTAAAAGATTTGATGGTAAGGAAATACAAATCGGCTTACAACAAATCCAAGGGAATGGACATAGATATAAGCTCGATGACATATCTTCCGGAACCAGACGCGTTTAACGTCATAAATATTGAAAAAATGCATATTATTCTTGATCGGGTCAATAAGATCATAGATGATAACAAGGATAAGCTTAAGAATCCGACTTGCTCTACATGCGTACATCTGCATGATAATGATTGGGCGAAAAGATACGGGAAAGTATGTTGCTCTATTTGGCAAGTGTGTGACCATTATATAAATCCTAACAGTAAATATAACAGGAAGCAAAAGACTTATGTTAGACGACCAAGCAACAAAGCTTGTCCTAATTATGAGTATGGTGATGATAATTTTGAAAACAGAAAAAGATGTATAAAAGAAAAGAATACCCGATAAAGAGCTATGTGCCGATGCGCACCAACAAGGATAGGACGTGTATCTGCTGTGGCGATACGATCCCAGCCGGCAGCAGCAGGATGATACCTAAGCATGCCAAGGCAAATCATAGTCTATGTTTCTCGTGCTTCAGGAAATGGAAAAATGCCGGAGGAGATCTTAAGCTGATGAACAACCCTGAAAATGCGAAGAGAGAGCATGTCATACATATGTCTAATATCCTGAAAGGGAATTGTGATATAATAAAAGGCCGAAAGCTTTACGTGGCTTTTAAAAAGGCGATAAACAGCGAAAAGAAGATCGTTATCAAATTTGACACTGATCAACCGATATCTATGTCAACAAGAGTCATGAATCCTTCATTCGGGGAGATTATGGATGAGTACGGCAAGGACATATTCCAAGGTAATCTCAAACTGGTAGATGTCCCAAAAGGAGTTAAAGACTTGATAGTTAACTATATAGAAAAATATCGCAAATTATGAATATAAAGACATTTATATATATGATCCTGACATTCAGGAGAGTAGATCCTATACCTAAGAACATAGGTCTTATGTTGAGTATAACATTCTGGATATCTATAGTATGGATAATATTCAACTTTGCTATATTGATAATGAGATTAATAAAATAGACAAGATGAAACAAGGAGACGTGATATACAAGAATGGCATGGAGCTGCTTGTAGTATTAAGCTACGACCATGAGGAGCCATGTAGGGGATGCTTCTTCTACAAGGACAAGAAGTGTGGATCAGAAAGACTAATAAAATGTTGGAATTGTAACAAGGAGTATATATTCACGGTTATACGGGAAAATGATACGACTGAGCTAGACAAAATGATCAAAAGGCATAAAGAAGCATACGAGAAGATGCTCAATATAACCAAAAGGATTGAGAGAGAATGTCAAAAATATGTTATCTGGGATACTGTGCATGTGATGTTGAAAGATGATGGAGAGTTTATTATAAAAGCCTTATCCAAGGATAAGACCGTGCTTTTAAATGATTTCATTATATATGTCAACAATAATGGGAGTATAGACGAAGAGGACTATGATCTATTATTAACTAAATAATTGATAGCACAAATGGACAAAATAGAGAATCTAGCAAACAAGTATGTTGAAAGGCATATAAGAGATAGACATCTAAGCGATGATACGATAAAAGAAATAAAAATAGCTTATATTATGATTATAAAAGATTTTATAGCTATTGTCGATAAATCTACATCAATGAATGAAGATGATATAATATACGTCGTTAACAACATATCATCAATATTATATGAACCTGTAGAAATCTCTATCACCAGGATCAGATCCATATGTAACTAATCCAGAATTACGAGCGGACTGATATGCCTCTATCCTACCTCTCTCATTCCTAAAAACATATTTTAATTCCTGTAATAACGGATACATGTTCTTAATCCCGATATAATAGCCAAATTGCTCAAAATATTTTGATGATTCACGGATAAGGACACCCTCTCTTGGAATAGACCTTTTAAACATATCAATTACCGGTTCATTCTCCTTTATAGTATCTATAGCTGTATTTAATTCAGCTTGAACCATCCTCTTCTCTTTCTCAATCTTTTCCTTAGCCTCCAAAGCTAATCTAACTTCCTTCTCAGCTTTCATCCTAGCCTCATACTCATCGGCCCATGCTCTTGCTGCTTCCGGAGGATTATTAAAATTTGGCAGTTTCACTAAACCAGTAGTAAGAAGCTCCTTTATTTTAGAATTACACCAAACTTTGAATTTAACATCAAGCCATTGGGCGAAATCTATAGCCACATCCTCATACAACCATGTCCCTCCTCCGTTTTCAGAGCTTCCTCTCATTTTTATAACTAATTGATCCTCAGATATGTGTGTCTGGCTCACAATTGTACTAACTAATTCATTTACATATATTTGCCTTAAATAGTCAACAGGTCTCTTATTATATGGGCGAGCCATATCAGTGGCATTAATAAGAATACCATAACTGGTCTTGATAAAAGCTACATTATTCCCATTGTAATTAAAAATAGTAGACAATCCCATTTCGTTGGATTCAGACGTCAAAATTCCGCTACTATCCTTCACGGAATCTTGATAAATGCTTACATTTGCATTCATAATTGATAATTGTTTATTCCCATCCGTCCGGGATGGATAGATGGGAATGCAAAAATAGCCAGTAAGATTGTATTAAACAACTTTACTGGCTATCTTTTCGTCATACTATATCAGTTATCTACCTCTATCAAAGTACCAATTAGCGTCCTCCCCGGACTCGTCCTTATCCCTGCCTCCTAAGAAGAATCCCATCGTCATGCCGTTGGTCATCAACCAGTAGTCGGATGTCTGCTTAATATCCCTAGCCGTCTTGATATTATACCATTGCTTACCAAATGAGAACTTCATGAGCTGCCTCCATAGCTTGCTCTCGCCCTTATACACGCCGGTCTGGACGGTAGCGAACGGATCCCAGTTTCGAGGATCGGTGAGGTCGCCTAACTTCCGGGCGGTGACCAGCGGATCCTGTAGCATGTCTATGGCATTAAGCTCCATGAACGGGGATGTCTGGGAAGCGATCTCATTGATCGTCCTGAACCCGATATAGGTAATGAACTGCCCGAACCAGCTATCCTCATTATCCTCCCTATATCCCATCAACGCCCTTCCTATGGCCATCATCGTGGCGAATACCGCCATATTGATAATCGATCTCTTGATATTGATCTGCTCGTAAGGGGTAAGCTTATCATACTCTTCCTTAAGCACGTCATATGCCTCCCCCATCCTGCCCTCGGACATCGATCCATAGACATTACCGGCCAGTCTCCATAACGTTCTCATATATCCTTCCTCAAACTGGTTGGTCTGGAAATTGAAACCAGCTTTCTTATACGCCCGCTGTACGGCCAATATAAACCATCCACGGTGAGGCAGCACCATATTAAGGATAGCGTTCCGGCTAGCCCCCACCCGGTTCTGCTCGTTCAAGGCGCCGTCACAGATCTGCACCATGCTCCTGACCCTACTTGACAAGGTGGGTATATATCGGTCTATAATATCCTTGTTAGCCTCGTTCTTAGCAACGATCTTTCCATCCTTGACATCTACCATGTTCCACATAGAATAATCCCTTAAACGCTCCCAATCACGTTTAGCCTCGTTAGCGGACATATTTCTGTCTTTCATCATCATCTCCTTGAAATTGGAGTATGACCAGAACTGACCCTCGTATAGGCGGGTATCATCCATGACCGAGATAATGACCTGCGGATCCAACGGGGAGTTAAGAACCTCCATCATCTTAAACGGCAGGTCCCGGAATAAGGTTCTCCAGATTTTGTTATACGCTGCCGATCGTACACGGTTACGGACATTGAACACGCCTAGAGCCTCTCCAACGACATATAGCTTGTTGGTGCGGTTTATATCCCCGATCTCCGACACGTACGTACTTAACTGCTTCTGGGCTTCCCCATAGGCGTATTTCATGGAGTCCTTGCTTATATACTGCCCTACCATACCCTCCAAAAGGAAGTTGGCCTGCCCGGTAAGGGCGCCGGTAGCCGCGACGAATGGGGAGAAGCCTAAGTTGGATTTGGATACGAATTTGGTAAACATAAGAGCCAGCTTATTAAGATCGACCTTATAATTACCTATATCCCATTCTGCCCGCTTATTATTTATCCTAACATCATAGATACTGGCGTTAACCCAGTCCTGAAACATTCTATAGGCGTGAGTGGCCTCTGGGTTCTTACCGCCGTCGTATTGCGTCTCCAGCATCATGTTCCTGTATCCCATGACATCATCCAAGGCCGCCCTCTTATACTTGTAAGAGGTCGCTTGTAAGGATAACATGGAATAGGAGTAGGCGAAGTCATGGGACACGTCATCGGCGTTCTCCAATTTATTAAGATAGTATTTGGGGATCATACGATATTTGTTATCGTTCTCATCAATCCCTCCTAGGTCTTGCCCCTGACCATGTATAGGGTCATCCACCCTCTCGCCAACGATATCACGTACGGCGTTGCCGATGGCCGCCTTCGGGTCAACCCCGGCCTGCACCATCCTCTCCACGCCGCCCTTGGATATCTGTGGTATTTGGTAGATGTTCCGGAATTGCTCATCATAATCCTCCATAGCCTTACGGCTTATGTTAAGCAGCTCCTTCCTCATCTCCCACTTATCCTTATTGATCGTAGCTTCCTCCCCTTCGTTGGTAATACCGTATTTCTTGAAAAAAGCCTCGTTCTTGTACTTATCGAACCTAGGCGTATGATATCCATAACCCAGATCGGGATTATAATTAGGATTACGGAAAGAACTCTCGACGTCGGCCTCATCAAGCCACTGGTTGTTGATCGTCAGGTCGATCATATTAATATCGAACCCGAAACGGGATACGCTCTCTTCCTTAGATATACCATTTTCTATGGCATCAAAGAACTCGGATACCTTATACGTGCCGTTATTTATCTTCCTAACGAAATCAGAATATCCCTTGGGAGAGTATTTCCTCATATAAGGATACAACCGGGTTCTGGCGTACTCGACAAGGATCTCATCAGTCTTACCCATCGCTATGTCGTTAGCTAGCTTATTATTGAAGTCAGGACCGTATTTCCTTCTCAAAAACGATACCTCCACGGTCGTCCATGACGGGTTCTTCCTAGATAGCTTAGCGGCCATCCTATCCACCTGACTCCGGGAGCGGGCAGACATATGTTCCTTGGCGAATTTAATCTCATCCATACCCTTGTCGTATGCCATGGCATCCCTTAAAGCGTTACGGTAAGAATCCGTGACTCCACTCTCCACCGTATCAGGCATATCCATCTCAATAGCCTCAGCGGAAGCGGCGGCGTTAATAACGCTCTTAGCCTCAGCCAGACGATCATATAACTCGTTTATCTTTCTTAATGAGGCGGATCCACGTAACCTATCGAAATCATATTCCCCGTATCTCGTGCTATCCCGGTACTGGATAAGCAAAGGCCTTAGCTGGTCATTGATCTCGTTTATTGTCGCCATCGCCTCCTCTACCTTCTCTATCCTTGATGATGATACAGATTGCTCCGTGATCTTATCAACCAGATTCTCGTAATAATCACCCTCCTCGGATCCCCACATATCCTTGGAGAAGCCAAGATGACCACCGGCTAGCAGGAACTCGAACGCTGCCTTACCGCCCTCGGACCGCTCTATCCCACGCAGTATCTCCTTAAACTCGGCTGAAGCCTTACGACCCTCGTTGGTATTCCCGAACTCCTCGGCCCACGCCTCGTCCCATGCCTTGATCTCCTCGGACATCATCAACGCCTCGGACCCCGCTTCCTTTGGTGTCCCGTCGGAATACCACTCGCTCTTGGCTATAGCCCTATCACGAAGGATATCCAGATAAGATCTCCAAGCTATAGGGTCAGATTGGAAAGCGTCCCAATCGACCTTCTTGTTCTTAATAAACTTATCCATAGCCACATACCGGCTTCTACGGATACGGGTCATGAAATCGGACGTGGCTTGCGATACCCTACGACCCAGTCTTTCCTCGACCTTCTTATTAACTTTCTCGATCTTATCGTAATAAGCCTGCACCATAGGTTTCTCTTGGTTCTCATCCAACCACCTATTTATCGTATCCAGATACCGTTGCTGATCCTCGAACGTCATGTCCGAGATATCAAAATTCTGGATGGTAGGTTTGAATACATGATACACGGCCTTCGTAATAGGCTTATCCCCATCATATCCTACGATATCATCACGAGTCTTGACCTTAAGCCCCTTATCAGATAAAAGCATGTCGATAAGTTGCTTCTCGGTCTTACCCGTAACCTTTTTAAGATCATATATATCAATAATAGCTTTCGCCTGCTCTGTCCGATACAGTAAATCGTATTTGGCGAAATCACGGGACGAATCAAGGTAATCAGAGTTCTTACCGTTTATCTTCTGTATAAGATCCTCATTATCCTTTATCCCCCATCCACGCTCTTTCATCATCTTAGTCATCTTATTGATATTAGCCACACCCTCAACATGAGCGTCGTTATAAGCCTTGGCAAGACGTTGCCCTAACATGCCTAAGATAGCGTTACCACTATGCTCCAGTGTGCCAAAGAATCGGGACATGACATTGATATCCTTATGGATGTTATTTATCAACTTCTTTATCCCATTCCAATATCTTTCCGGGATATTAAACATCCGAAGCTGTCCATCCAGCCAGTCCTCATTACGATCACTTCGAAGGGCGTTTATATCAGACATAGATGTCTCAGCCATCCGCAATATATCATCCATATCCTCTACCATGCCAACCTTATTGCTGCCATAATAATCAGCCGCCTGATTATTGACGAATCCACGAAGGTTCCTGATCAGAGGAACTATCTCCCCATATACGTTATCGATAACCTGTATCGTCTCATAATCCAATCCTTTTCCGCTCTTACGTAGGCTACTGGCGACCGTAACCAAATACTCTACCTCGGCCTTGGCTGTAGCTATGACACTCTTGGTGGATAACAGGTTGTTGTTCTTACTAAGCTCACCACCGACTTGTCTCACCTTCTCGCCTATATCACGAAGAAGGGAGATACTCTCACCGATCCTCTGGCTTTGGCTTGACCTCATCCTCTGCAATCTAGTGTATAGCCTTTCCAATGACCTACCGTTCTTGATCAACTTATTAGCCACGTCAACGTCCGATAACGAATACATGAGATGATTGCTATCCTTTAGCAGAAGCACGTCAAAGGCGCTTGGATCATCAGCTAACGCCGACTCCTTTATCCTATCAAGTACCTTATTTAAATCCGATCTTTGGCTAGAGAAGAAATTACGTATAGCTCGTACCATCCTGCCAAACAAGGAGAGCTGGGCGTCCTCAGACGAGGCCAGATCCTCTACCGCCTGTTCCATGCCCGGCACGAACCGCTGGGCCAACGTCTTGCCTAGGATCTCCCGCTTCACCATCCGATCCAACTCCTCTCCTTGGTATTCCTTTCCATACACCTCATAGTAACGACCAGCGAACTGATTCCATAACGACGTACCAACAACAGAATCCAGCACCTCATCAATCTCCTGCTGGTTACGATAAGTATCGATCAAGAAATGAGCCACCTCCTCATTGAGATCCTCTACCGTAGCCCCCTCAGCCAAAGCGATAACCCCATTAGCCATGTCAGACAAGGCCCTAGCCGAAGGATCCACGCCATTACGCATCTTATACTTATCCATATACTCAGACATACCCATCACACGGATGCCTAACGTGGATAAGATATTGGTGATATCAGTCCTATTCTGGAGATCTTCCGCCTTCTCATTCTCGATAACCCCACGGACGTTACTCCCGTACAAAGCGTTATCCTCCATCATCAACGACAAGGCTAGCTCCATGAATCCATCATACTTATTATTAAGCTCCTCGAACTTACCTTGCCTTAACATACCCTTGATCTCCGATCTGCTTACCGTAACCTTCTCCCCGGACGTAGTGATAAGATCAAGATCATTACTTACCTCCGTATCAAAACCTATAGAACCCAATACGTTCATCTCAGAGGATTGACTTCCAAACCTATTCCTGAGGCTGGATAAGGCATTCATAGCGTTATAGATCTTAAGACCATCAGAATTGCCGGCTCCAGTAAGATAATATCTATCCCCTAGTCTTATACGTTCCCCACTCAACATACCTTTCTTGATAAGGTAATTAATAAACCCTCCACGAGTACTTATATCTGAGTTTGAGCTAATACCAAGGACCGGGATAAATGACTCACTGTTATTGAGGGTTATGGAGGAAGAGCCAAAGGAGATGTCAGCCGTACCGGACGGGACGTCGCTCTCCTCGACACTGCCGGCCAAGAACCCGGCCTCGATCCGCCCACCGGACGAGCCTTTTATGGCGTTGGCGTAAGAGTCGTGTATCTTGCCGTCATCCGATCTAAAGAACAGGCGAGGCTCACCGGAATCATATACCAGTCTTGAAGATGGAGGAGTATAATTCTCAATATTATTTAACGGCAAGACATTACCAGAAAATATGATCTCACCATCTATATTTCCACCCTTCACCCTGATATTAAGACGTTGACCGGTAAAAGCGCTTTCCACGGCCTTCCATAACATACGGGCTGTCTCCCTAATATCTATATTCTCCCTGATAGCCCTTATATCATCCCATGACGCCTCTTTCAGTATCGTATCGCCAACATTATTCTCGTTTATGGAATCCAGATCCACCTCCTGTACCGTGGATGTATCTACCACAGCCATATCATTGACATCACCTACCTCTCCGGAGGTAAGATAAGCCACGACATTGTCGCTATTCCCAAGGCTTCTGGCCAACGCTGGGGCATCCATGTCGCTTATGGCGGACAGGACCTTGGCTGACATAAGTTGCCCCCACTCGCTGGCGCTAAGTCTGGCGCTTATGGATCTGGCCGCCTCCTTATTCCTTGGAACGGATCTCGTCCAGTCTCCGAACTTAGACCTGAACTTATCGTTATAAATAGTCATATAAGCTTCAGCGGCCTTATTAAGGTCACTTACGGCGGCTATACCCGCTATCTTATCGAACAAGGTAGATACCTCTCCGGAAGGGGTCAAGACACGGGTTATCTTACCTTCCTTATTTCTTTTAATTACGCAACTCGACACGTTATTAAAATTATTAATTTTATTAATTATCTTAAATATCTATATCACAAAATATTTATCCTAATTGGGTTAAACGCCAACCCACTATCGATTATCCTACTTACGTAGGAATCACCGAATACTTTTCTCCCTATTCCTATAGCCCCATTGATATCGGCGTTTATAAGCTTGCCAATAGAACTCTGGAATAATCCCCTGCGTTTTCTTTTTCCTAGATAAGCATCTTGCTTCTTTAGAGGCTCGAAAGCCATATGGTCTATCTTAGATGTATAGGACTCCTCGTGGGTAATAAGATTGATACCTATCAGTTTAGCCTTGTAAGATATCTTATTGATCAAGTCAGAGAACGGGATCTCAACAAACTTCTGATTAATCCTCTTACCGAGATTAATCTCCTGCTTCCAACCACGATTCTGACCTATGACTATAGTACCAATGTTATTGGATCTACAGATATCAATAATATACCTACTGATCTTATGTATCTTATCAGATATCCAACAATTACGGTAACACGTCATTTTATTTATCCTCCTAGAGGTTCCTTTATCACCTATAAGTGACATCAATCTAGCTTTCTTCTTATTATACCACTGATTAAAGGACTTAATAACCTTGCCGTTCACAATGAAAGGACTTATGCCTACATTGCTGATACATGTACATAAATTATTCAATCCCAAATCAATCGAAAGAACATTATCCTTATTCAGGTTTAGATCCTGTTCCTTCTTCTCATAAATAACCTCAACCACATAGCATGTGGCTTGAGGGATTATCCTAACCTGACATAATTTGTTATCTCCTATTCTTGTCTTGATTGGTGAAATTATACTCTTGACAAAATGGATGTAACCATCACTCTTAAGCCTGCAAGCAGAAGTCGTAAAGACTGCCATATTCTGCTTCTTGCCTCGTTTGTACTTCGGCAATTTTGGTCTTGATAAAAATTTAGAAGGATTCTTCTCATATTCCTTCTTTGATCTGATCCAAGATTTTGTTACCGAAAATACTTGAGCTACGACTTGTTGGGACACTACTGATGGTAGATTCCTAAAATCAACCTGATTCTCCTTACATAATTTAGTAGAAAACTCATATTCATTTATGTAATCTCCGGAAAATATACCTTGTCTGACATTGAAAAGAACATAATTGTACAACAACCCGGATTTGAGGCATATATCCTCAAATCGGTTGTCTTTTACTATATGTCTCTCAACTAATCTCATTTTTAATATCTTATGCCATAAATATAAACATTCTTTATGAAATAAATAATTTATTCAACTATAATCCCCTTAATTTTTCTATAACCTCAAAACACATCTTACACTCAATCCTACGATACAACTGCCTTACGCCATCTATCGTAGTCCAATAACGACCACCCTCTCGGTGCAGGAACTCACTCATTACCTTAGTGTCAGCCACATCATGTAGATCGTATGAGTCAAAACATAACTTACATATATCGTCAAGATCAAAATAAGTAACCTTATTATACGACATACAACGGATTTGTCTCCCATCAGGAACCTGAACATCGAAAACATTTATCTTCTCCATATTAAAAAACAGAGGGATGCCGATCCCATCACAGACCGGTATCCCTTATAATAAATTAGCGACGAAAAGCATGGTGATGGACATGCGCCACAAATGTAATTACAAAATTCGTAAAAACAAAATATCAAGGGCAATCACCTATGCATTCGCACGGAGCATCGCTTTTCAAAACCCCATACACCCGATTGTCGCTAGTCAGCCATCGTTTGCCGTCGCTCGTGATATAAGCCTGCCGGCATCCCTCCTGATTCACCGTGAGCGTCTTCTTAACACCTTTTGGAGTTGTTATCTCCAGCTCAAGAGTCCGATCAAGACCGTTGTTCATCACCGAGCCAAAGGAAACGGGGGCGCTTCCGGTCCCGGACCCCGGACTGACGGTCAGAGGCTGGTCCGTTACCTCGCCTACCCCGTCCTTCCAATTAACATTCAAATCACTCATAATTATATCCTTTAGTTATCTTCTACTCACAAAGATAATAAAACAAGAGAACCCCAACCGGCTTAAGTCGATCGGGGTCTGAGTAAGCGAAAAGAAACTGATTATCGTCCCATCATTCTCAATACGGTTCTAGCCGCAGCTTGCGCCCATGTCCAGCTGTCATTAGATGTTACGTTAACCGTCTGTTGAGTACCATTTACATCCAAGTTAATAGTCTCCTTGTCAAGCTCGATAGTAGAGTCTCCAGCGGCTTGCGTTACCGTCACGTTGGCTGTCTGGCCACCAGCGGCGGTTACTTTCAATGTAGCTGTCAGTTCCTCGATCGTGACGTTGGCCGGTACGTCCGAGATCGTGATGCTCCAAACGAACTCGCCAGCGGCTCCGGGATCGTCGGCGATAACCGCTCCGTTAGCCGTAGTCTTTCCAGCCGCCGTGTAGTTAGCCGGGAGCTGTAACGTAAGCCCGTTATCCTCAGCCGGCGTGACCGCGAACGTAAGCTTAGTACTGTTAGACTTACCGGTGATGGTAACATTACCGCCTGTCTTTTGCACGGAAGCGTTAGGGCTGTCTGATCTTACCACCTCAGCAGCCGCTGCCTGATTAACTACCAACGCCTTCTTAGCCCCGCCGTTCGTGGTGACCGTAAGGTTGATAGTGCGTTGAAGACGACCGGTGTGTTTCTCACCGGAGAAATTAACCGCCTGATCTCCTGATCCTGATACCGGGTTGACGGTTACGAAACCAAATTTTTGTGATGCCATACTTAAATATATTTACAAATGTCATTTTATTATGCCAAAAATAACTTATATCATATCACAAGCCAAATATAGGGGGGGGGTAGATACGACTAGCCCTGTACAACCTCAACATACAACCCTACTAAGTCCTTTAGATTATGACTAAGAGGAGTTCCGCTATCCCTAGTACACTTATATACATCAGCGTTCTGGATGTAATATTTATCCTTGAATATCTCCATTGGAGGGAAATACGGGATAGGATCCCCTATGGTCCCGGCATGCTCCTTATCAATGACCTTGTATAAGGAAGCCGTATCCAATCCGGGTTCCCATTCCTTTGATAATGTATGTTGTTGAATAACCTCATAAAGGATATCCGTATCGTCCTTAACCACCCTGAGGCAGAATCCGGCATCCACCGACAACCCGAACTCCGCTCCCTCTTGTCCCCATATAGGGAATAGGACCTTAACATCCAATTTCTCGTTAGAAGATAAAGATATAGCCTTATTATTAACTACCATCCTAGAGAACCTGACAGCTACTTTTTGAGGATCAGAAGCGTCCTTCTCCTCCGCCTGTTGCTGGATGTATGCCGTAGTAACACTTACCTTATCAGGATAGCCAGACCTAACATCGATAGCCTTCACCTGCTCTACGGTAGTGGCTAGACTGATCTCCTTTCGTTTTGTTCCTAACACCGTTGTTAAATCGTTATCGTACTTATCCATCATCCCGATCAAGATCTTGCCTTCCGTCATATCGAACTCCAGACCCATAATCGTTATCTTACCGACTATAGCCCCATCAGCCAAAGCGCTACGTCTGTCATATTCAGGAATATAAATATCTTGATCATCCAAGAAAAACTCATGGAGATTTTCAGTCTCATAAGATCTCAGCTCCTCATATTTAGCCGATTTCTCCTCGTTAAGAATCCTCGACTCATCTAGCCTAGCTTCAATGATCTCCTTAACCGTGGCTTTAGGATTATCTTCCTTGAACGCCAATTGCTCCTCGCCTAGCTCTATCCATGGAATCGGATTGCCATTAATATAATCATCATAACTATTGCCCTTAGCGAAATTATCATCAAGAGGTTCGCCTAAAACCAACATATTGGGATATATTTCCCTGTTTATATATGTATATGCCATAATCTGTTCTTTAATCTTGTTCTTTAACGGCGATGCTATACTTGCCTGAAGCATAACACCAGATATTTATCTCAAAAGGCTTGTTGGCCGTAGTGGTTATAGAAGTACCACTCATGCTTACATAAGCTCCAGAGTTTGGTATAGCCTGTGTAAACACTGCCGACGGGACGCACCTGATCATCAGCTCCTCTCCTATCTGCATGCCTGAAGCCACGGATAGGGCGGTAGCGGCTGATAACGTAGCCGTGATACTTCTCTTGGTGATAGGCAGGTTGGCTAATGTCGTGACCGTATTAACTCCTATAAGCCTGTTCACGGTCTTCTTATCGGCGGCCGCCATCAATCCATTAGTGGATTCGTTGGCCACGGCATATGTCGTGTTAGGAGGGGTAGCCCATGTACCATCTCCACGCATAAAATTAGAGGTGCTACCATTAAGCTGTCTCAATAAGCCGTTAGCTGTAGTAGAGGCTAATCCGTATGTGGTATTGGTAGGCACTACCCACGTTCCATCACCACGAAGAAAAGATGCCTGCTTGCCAGCGGCTGGGGCCGGGACCAATCCCGCAGCACCAGCCGCTGAAGCCGTAGCTGCCTTCATATTGGCGTAAGTGGTATTAGTGTCTTTATAATAAGGGACACCACTGACAATAGGACAGGCGGTATAGCCAGAAGCGCTGGTTACCGTACTCCCGTTCTTTACCAGACCTGTAGACCCGTTAGCTCCTACAACACCATACGTCGTATTAGTGTCTGTCCAAGGCACATTAACATACATCTTTCCGCTACTATCCAGCTCTACCGGATAATTCTTGCCATTCTCCTCATATCCGATCATTACCAGCCCAAGGGTCGATGTACTGGCCTTGGCGTATGTGGTATTAGTAGGGACAACCCACGTGCCATCACCACGAAGAAAAGAGGTTTGTTTACCTGCGGAGGGAGCTGGCACCAATCCCGCAGCTCCAGCCGCTGACGAAGTAGCACCACGCATATTACTATAGGTGGTATTTGGAGGCGTCTGCCATGTTCCATCGCCACGAAGATACTTACCTTGCGCTCCAGCGGAAGGAGCAGGGACCAAGCCGGCCTTCCCCGCAGCGGAGGAGGTAGCCGCCCCCATATTGGAATATGTGGTGTTGGTATCCGTCCACGGAACATTCACATACATCCTGCCGCTACCGTCAAGAACAACAGGATAGTTCTTGCCATTGGCAGAGTATCCGATCTTAACAAGACCTAGATTATCGCTCGTGGCTTGAGCATAAGTCGTGTTATTATCAGTCCAAGGGACATTCACATACATCTTCCCATTAGGGTCCAAGGATACGGCGTAGTTCTTCCCACTAGAGGAATAACCGATCTTAACCAATCCTAAAGTGTCAGCCGTGGCCTGATTATAGGTCGTATTATTATCTGTCCATGGAACATTAACAAAAGCGTTACCAGAAGCGTCAACCTGTAACTTATAGTTCTTGCCAGAAGTCGTGTATCCTACCTTTACGCCACCTAAGGTGGAGGCCGCCGCCGTAGGTGGAGCGAAGGTGCTAGGTTTGCCGGTCACTCCAGACCATGGCACAGATGACGCCGAACTTGCCGTATAAGGCTCGTAACCGGCCTCAGTATTCAACTTACTATCATCCTTGACCAGATACATCTTATTCGTGACCGTCACCTTAACCGTGTCCCCAACCTGAGCCGTGGCTGTAGTAAGCTTAAACCTTGCCGTATCGTCAGCCACCACGACCATTCTCTCTAAGGCCGCCTTAGGCAACCTATCTATATCGATAGTACCGGACGTGATCTTAGAGGCGTCAAAGTTCGCCAATGTCGTGGAGATAGTAATATTACTCCCGAAGTCGGAGGATACGCTACCGGTCACGGCACCGGACAGCGCTATGGTCCTAGCTGCCTGTAATTTTGTGGCGGTAGGGGCGTTATCCGTCTTAAGAGCGTATTTGGAAAGATCAATATCATTAGCCTTATCCAAAAGCTGCTCTATCTGCTCGCCATTATATTTACCTTGAAAATCTGCCATATCATAATGTAGATACGGGCAGGTGTTAGAAGCTGCCGTCCCCATGCAGGAACCCGGTACGGAATATAATAGCCTTGTCTTTAAGTTTCTGGACAGACTCCCATTCCCACTCGCCCTCACAAGGTCTTATAACATACTTATTGCCCCAGATCTTGAATTTCCGTTCAATAACAAACATCTCCTTATCGTTAAGGACATGAAAGATACTCCCGACAGGGAAATACTTATCAGTCCTCAATATAACACGATGATGTCTCTCGTCATATTCAGGATCGCCTACGATACGTGCTTTATAAAACTGGAAGTCGTTTAACGTCCGATCCACAGGTTCTATCCAGTAATATCCTTTAGCCATTGATATTCTCTATTTAATCGTTATATTCGCGGAAGAACAGTAACTCATAAGGTTTTTAGGTAATTTTCAACCAAGGGGAAAGGGTGTCCGTGAGGATATCCTTTTTTCATTCCCGCCCACCCTACCTATGAACAAAAAGATCTACTCCTGACAAATATAACGATAATAAGATACTTGACAAAAAGAAACCCCATCGGTATTCTATTGCCGACGGGGTTCTTCCAACGTTGTATCAAATCATATCATCTCACTCCATTTGATTGTGTCACCGACGAAGCACCGCACCGCCAGATACCTTACAAACGCCGTCCCTTCCGGAGCGTCAGGGTCTTCCAGATAAGCCAAGACAGCCTTGACTATTTTCTGGTCGCAGTCCAATACCTTAGGAAAGTAGTCGCTATAGAACATAGCGAACAGATATTGAACATCTCCCCACGTAGCGTTATCAGGTTTCTTGGCCCCGCATTTATCGAACATCTGCTTAGCGTCCTCCATCGTCCATCTTCTCTTGGATCCGTCAGCGTTAAGCATCTTGTCGGCGGCTTCCCTAGCCAACTCCTTGGAAAAGTGATATCCATGGGTGTCTATGTACCGCTTATAATCAGGGTCATCGGCGTCTGCTCCTCAGTAGTAACGACTCCTGCGTCCCCTGCGCATATACGGTTCGGTACCTTCGTACTCGTCACGGATGCCGCGCTCACCGAACCATCCCCTGCGATACATCTCGTCCTCACGTTCATGGAGTCTCTCACGTTTCTCAAGCTCACGCTCGTCACGTTCCAGCTCCCTCTCACGTCTTTCGAGATCACGCTCACGGCGTTCTAGCTCATCCATTCTGCCGTCATGCTCCTTGCCATAGTGGTCGTATATTCCACCACCATAACCCATGTAAGTCCCATCCGAACGTCTGCTACGTCCACGGCCGCCTCTACGATCGTAGATCTCATCATCGTAGTCCTCATCGTGGCCGCCGCCTAAATCTATAACTCTCATCTTAACCTAATTTTTTAATTAACAACTCTTTTAGCTCATCGAAAGAGGATCCCATCCTATCGACTTTCTCCTCAAGATTCTTGATCTTCCGGTCTTGATCCTTAGTCTGCTTAAAAGCCGGATTGATTTCCTCAAGGATCGAATCACAAGCCTCTAGTGTCCTCCTATGCTTATCGATACTATCGAGAATATCGGAGCTGGTTCTCTTAGCGGCGTTAAGCTGGTTCATGATCGGATCGACCGAGCAGGCCAAAGTTATGTTATTGGACATAGCGACATCCCTGCTCTCCGGTACGACGTAGGTCATGGAAGACCCGTTTATCTCCACGGTAAGGTCTATCACCCTATCCTGTAGTTGCTGATATTGCCCCATCTGACCCATCTGGGGTTGCTGGAACCTAGGCTCGGACACGTTAACCACATTCCCCATCCTGAACACCGGAACATCGGACGTATCCAGCGTATATACTTGAAATCCTTTCTTTAAGTCTCTAAACATATCTCGATTTTTAAGCGGGAGGGAATACCCTCCCATTAGACATCCAATCTAACCTATCCCTCATCAACAGTCGTCTCCGACGCCGAGGCGGAAGTTGTAGGCACACAGCAATCCATGAGCCTCAATACACCCCTTACCTTGTTGAAATAAACAAGGCGTTCGGTGTTGTTAACCATAGCCGCTCCGGTCACAGCCACGTTGATCGGATTCACCACAGCCACGCCGGTTACCGGGCAGCATGTGTCATCACCTACCGTGGATACGGTGCTGTTCGCCCTGCCGGATTTTCAGCAGCAGAAGGCCCTCGCATGGCAAGGACAGCCATATCCTTGGGTTGATGCCGAAGATGGTGTTGGTAGTAGTCACTACCACGTTCTTCGTGACCAACTCATAAAGAGACCCTATTTTAGAAACACAAGCAATTTTTAAATATTTTTTACTGTGTTTATAATCTTAAATAACTACATTCGCGTCTGGGATAGGCAGAGGTCGCGTCTTTGCTGATAAGGGTTTCTCTAAGTTTTCCCTTCCCATTCTCTTTAAAAACTTAGTCCACATTTTAAAAATTAGAGAAAATGACGAACGAAGAATTTATTAAGAACATCTCCTTTGAGGGACTTTATATGGTATCATCCTTTGGGAGAGTAATTTCCCTTAAAAGAGAAGTTAGAAATACACATTGCTCTTACAGAGTTGTAGGACAACATATACTAACACCAAATAAAAATACAAGTAGACCCAAATATATAAGACACAGTTATCATCTATATAAAAACAAAAGAAATAGAAAATCAATAACAGCCCATAGAATCGTAGCTACCGCATTTATCCCCAATCCTAATAATTATCCAGATATAGACCATATAGACGGAAATCCTCTGAATAATAATGTACACAATTTAAGATGGTGCAATCAAGTTATGAACATGAACAATCCGATCACAAGAAAAAGACTGTCTAACTCTAAAACAGGCAAACTAAACACAAAGAAAAGCATGCCTGTCGTACGAATCGGAAATGATGGAATGATTGAAACATTTCCCTCCGTGATGGAAGCATATAGAAATGGATATAATCACTCATCCATACTAAAATGTTGCAAACATAAAATGCACACACATAAAGGATGTAAATGGATGTTTTTATCCGATTACGAAAACCTTACCAGTAAATCAAAGAACGATATCTGCCAAACGTCAGACTAAAAATTAAATAGCTGCGTTCCCGTTGTTGCAACAACCATTATTGCAACCGCAACTATTGTTGCAACAACCTCCATTATACCCATTAAATCCATAAGGATATCCGCCATAGCCATTACTTGCAAATGGGTTGCAGACTAAATAGCTGGGCACCGGGCAAGGACGTCACCGGCGATGGCCGGGACCTTGAAGCGTCAAAAAAATGTCAACTAAGTCTGGCAAGTCACCTCTCGCATCAACTTATTTGTATTAGCAGTGTATTCATTAATTATCTTACTGGATGAGGGATTATCCTCTATCCTTGACAGGCGGTTATCGTCACTCCTTACCGTAACGTCACCCATCCTTCGTACCATGTTTTCTTGATATGATGATGGATCGGAGTATATAAGATCATCAACGAACCTGTATATCGCACCATCAACCGTCTCACCTATCTTCTCATATAAGCCGGATTGGAATGACACGAAATCATCATACCTTCCACGAGCCAAGAACGAACCGTCCGATCTCGCCTCGACGCCGCCGTTGACCTCCCGGAGCAGGCCCGGATTCCTTTGGTACAGATACCTGTAAAACCCGGCATCCATCATCCTATCCTGACTATCCAGATAGAAAAGGTTTCTCATGCTACTGTCACCGGACTCGATAGCCACGTCAAACAGAAGATCCCTTACCTGACCTTCCGGCAACGACATCTCCATGCTTTTTAACGTACCTCTGTCATGGTGGTTCAAAGATACATTATAAAATCCATTAAAATCAAGGAAACGTAAGACATTATTATACAAATCCGATTTTTTTAACCTTTCCTTGATCTGGATTTTCCTCAACGATGTACAGGATTTGATAAAATCCCGATCCTTCCCCTGTCTAGCCTCGTATCTCCTGAACTCCCGATCGATATCGGCATCATCCATCTCAGGGGTAACTGGATGCTGGTATATCAATCTGGTAAGGATCATGTTCTCGGTATTCGAGGATGAGATGTTGGACATAACTAGCTTCTTTATGTTATCCTTAACCACGCCAATATCGGAACGGGAAGCCCCTGCGGGAACCACGCCAGCCGGCAAGTACGAGGGCCGCTCTATCCCGATATCGGCCAACATCTCATAGGCCTGATCGGTGTCGATTATCGGAGCCGTGTTATGGTACGTATTCCTACCCATATACAACATGCTCCTATCATACATATCGGAAGGGGATGTATTCCCGGACCTTACATACACCATCCTATCCCCAGTAGAATAAGTATCCTGAACCTCGTATATCGGGTTCCCTTTTCCTGTTATCCTATCAAGATCGGAGATAAAGCTATCGTATACCGAATTGCCGGCCTGTATGGAGGACAGCATGACGTCCAGCGACGCCATAAGATCACGGATATCCTCCGGTCTGGATATAATCATCTCATCGCTGATCGCCTCGCTTATATCCACACCCATGTCGGCAAGATCCATGGCTATGTCATGCAGACGTCCGGCAACGTCCTTGATGTCCTTAAAATCATCCATATCGATTATCTCCCCAACCTTATCCCTTAGACCCTTCATATCCTTAGGCATACTGATATACGGTGTGGTACTATTGAAGTACGAGTCGGTAATCGTATTTCCGTCCTGACTCCGAACCTCCATACGGGTCATATTACGATACGTGTCATACATCCGATCTGCGTAATCCTGATCCTCCTGATACCGGAGTGCCAAGGAAGGGTATGGGATGGAGGCGAAAGCCTGATCGAACTCCCGGCGGTCGCTGATACCGCCTACCGCCCTCATGATCGTATCCCTTACCTCCATTGGATTCAAGGCTCTTCTCTTCCCTAACGAGTCATATGTATCCTCATATATCATATAATCATCACCAAGGCCTGACTCGGAGGATAGGAAATACATATCCTTCTCATTAAGATCCCCGTCAGACATAAAATCGACAATCCTCCTCATCATATCCCTTACCCGCTCATACGCCGATCTGTTGGTCATGATATTATCAATCTCATCGGCGTCATACATCCCGGATCGCTCAAGATTGTACCTATTGAGGAATATATCACCGCCGGAGAGGAAATTGGATACAATCATATCATTAAGATCATTGATATTATCAACGCCCAAGGAAGTAAGGGTATTATTGATATCCTTAACCTCATCGGCCATGAAATTACCGACGAAATAGTTCTTCCGCTTGATAAAGGACATGACATCATCATACCTAGGTTCCCCGTTACTATCTAGGTCATATTCCGATGGCATGGACATCCAGTCGCCAAAGAAAGACACGAAGTCGGGGGAGTAGGCCGTACCCCAGACCGATAAGGCCTGCTTCTGGTCGCCCAGCACCTCCATAGCCCTTTGGTATAACCCGGATGGTTGGTCGTTCGGGGCAAGGACATTATCTATCCCACCCTCCTTATTTTTTATAACATAACAAGATCTTCCCATTGCTAAAACGTTTTGTTACAAAGATAAACAAAATCCCGCCTACTCTCACGAGCGGACGGGGTACTAAATAACAACATAATAACAAACCTTATGTTTACTCTGAAAAAGTACAAATCATTTTGCCGATCCTCACGGACAAACAAAAGCTAAATCCTAAAAACAAAAAAAATGAAACTTATCGTTTAGCGAAAATATCTTTATCTGATCTACTCAGAACCCTACCTTTCAATTCCAAGAACCTAGGCATCCATTCCTTAGATATCTTAGACACGATCCACTGGAATCCCTTAGGAGTCACATAAACAGTGTTAGTTCCATAAAACTCATCGTCATCACGATATCTGTAACGAGCATAACCACGATCTATCATCCTTTGGGATAACAACCATCTTTTACCGGTTTTAGCGAAGAACTTATTATCCTCAAGCAATATCCGGAGATTCTTCTCCGCTATATCATAACCATGAGCCTCCAACTTCTCCCGAACCTCTCTGATCAACATATCTGTCTCTTGGGCTATTTCGGCTGTCTTAGCGAACTCAACCATAGGAGCTTGTTCTTTAATGATATTATCAGATATCCTTTTGGCTTCCTCTGCCGCTTTCTTCGCCTCAGCTAACGCACGCTTCTCCTTTTCCGATTTAAGCAAAGCCTCTAATGCCTCTATATAATCAGATGGAAGTTCATTCTTTGATGGCATATTGTTAGATGGCATAGAATAAGAACCTGTTTTTCTAATAGAAGGAAGAACCTCCAATGTTACCCATCTTTTAAATTTCTTGGCGAACTCCTTCTTAGATGACATAATTAAAGTATACATACCAGACTCATTAATAATCTTTATCTGGCTAACATATTGATTGTGAATAGGGGTGAAATCGTAGGCCTCCCTATCTTCTGACAATCTCAGCATTTTACAATCCTCATCATCTACCAACCTTCTTACAGCATCCCTAGGATCTGCATACCCTAAACATTTAGCTACATCATTACCTACAAACCATGGTTCATGCTTCTCATCCAACAATACTCTCACATCCCCAAAATCAGGATTCTCAAACAATTTTAAATTATTATCCATAATATAAAAACAACGAGAGCCACCAGCGTCCGTTACTCCACTGGCGACTCTCATTTATCGCCTACGCCTAAGCGATATTAATATCTTCTTCTGGTCTAGCAACGGATAGACACCGCAAATATAAGACCTTATTTTGAAACTACAAACAAACAGGATATATTTTTACAAAAAATGTAATCAATTATATTCCTCTGTCATATACAATGCATAATCATACCTATCCTCCATCATCATCACCACCTTCTTGATATCAGATAAAGTTAGTTTCTTTATCTCCATATTCCTGCTATCCATTCTGACAAAAGAGCCCTTGAACTCCTGCTCGGTTATGGCGTCCAACCTAAATAGATTGTATTTTATAAGTAACTGGGTTACGTCAAATATCAGGATATTAAGATCAATATCACCCTTCAACTCATTAAGTAGATCGCGCATCATATCCTTAATAGCGTCAGTGTCAAGTTCCAGCTTCTCGGCCTCCTTCATCAGCTTCTTGATGATACTATTGTACTCGATTATGATATTAGCGTTATCGTCATCGGTAGGCAGAAGTACATCCATCGTACATTTTATACCAACCTTATCACTAAGCCTTTTATTGAACTCAGTCATATAATCAAAAGCCTGATCCCTGCTTAAAGCGTATGTATGATCAAGCAACTGCTTTTGTCTGTTATTGACAAAATAATGACTGGTATATAACATCATCAAGACCTTCGCTCGCTGGATGCGTAGGTCTTGCATAATTTTACGGTGTAAAAAACTATCTAACTGCATAATATAAAAAGTCCCCACCGGGGCCATCACACACCCGACAGGGACCAACTTTTAAATATCTTACTCGTCAGGTGATGGACTGACACCGCAAAGATAAGACGAATAAATTTATCTAGCAAGGATTTTCCGCCTCATTTTCTCCGGATACTACATTACCGTCTGAAACCAAAGACCTATCCTCGGCAGCCTTCGCAGGCGAGGCGGCCCCCGATTGGAGGTCAGACGGGTTGACGAACGGGGTCTCCGTATCCTCGAAGAACGTCTCATCCCTCCTAATACTCATCCTGAACTTAGGAGCTATGAAAGGATCGTTATTAAGATCAATGTTGATCGTAACGTCATTCATCAAAATATCCTCCTTAGTCCTGGAATCGCCTATCCATCCTCTTACGTCAGTAGTCATAGGCATCTTACTAGCCGCTTCCTTGACAGCCCCTAGCCGTTTCTTGATAACATCCACGTCTCCCGTCAACGGAATCATATATGTCTTATTATCCAACAAGGATCTGGCTATAGCGTTATTAAGATCCATTATATCATCAATACTTACGCCTCCGCCTAGACCCTCCATAATCCTATCAGCCATCGATCCGATCATAGATGAAAATGATGATATATCCTGATTTTTCAATCTTACGGGGTACAGGTAATTTCTTCCATTTCCTGTCTTTATAGCTACAACCGGGATACGCGAATTTTTATAATTACCATACTTGTCCCTAACGATAGCCGTACAGAACGGGAATATGTTATACTTAATATTATCTCTCATCGTAACCTCCCCGTTCTCTATATATCCTACGCTCTCGACCTTACCAACCGTCTCATTGGTAAAGTCATTTTCGGATACCATCAACGTACCATTATCATCACTTATGCTAAAATTAGGTCTTCCCGGCAAAACACTGGTAACTGTGCCTACGAACGGTATATCAATCTCGCCAGCGACAGATCCTACATTATCCCTATACAACTCAAAGGCCATACTCCTTAAATCAGCGTTACTTCCTTTTGAGTCCGGGTCATTGGCTTTCAGTACCGAGACGAAATTGCCATCGCTATCCACGATCTTAATAACCATATTATCAACCAGCTCTCTGTAAGCCGACTTAGTCTCATCAGAATTAGGATCAACGACGTTAAGTCTATTGTATTTATCATACAGTCCCTTGGTGTATGGATCTGACATATCCATCTTAAACCTTACCATATCACCTTTGCGAAGGCTAGCCGCTGCTTCCTGATTCACCGACTCGTTATTAGACCCAAACGTATCACCCGTATAATAAGGGACAATAGACCCATCCTGCCCCTTGCGATACACCATGAACCAGTTGGAGGTCGATAAGGCGGTCTGCCGCCCCAGTATGACACCGGTAGCGTTCTCGAAAGCCTGAGCGTCATCCTCACTAATCATCCATCTTGAATGATTCTTGGACTCAATAACGCTGAACATGTTCGTCCCATCAGTAAAATCCATCACCATCTTATCATCCATAATATATTCACCGGGCGTGACGAGAGCCTTAAGCCCGGATCCCGCCATAAACCTGTCAAGCCTCATTCCTCCTACCTCATAATACATGACCCCACCGATCTCCCTCTTTTGAGCCATCAACACCACCGGATTCTGGGCGGCGTTGACCTCCGTCCTGCCGGTGGATGTCCCGGGTTCGCTCTCCGTGAAAACATCACCCATAGGTATAGACTTATCGTAATCCTTGACAACCATACTTCCATTATTATACAGCCTCATCCATTCCACGAATTGAAGAAGAGGATCATCAGAATAATTATTGATAATATCAATAGCCTCATTAAGTTTATCCTGATCAACTTCATTCCCGTTGTCAATATCATTCATAAGATCATTGTAAGTCTGTATAGCCCCCTTAACCTGATCCTTATCAAGACCATTAATGTTTATATCTATGATATCATCAATAGTATCTCTGATGTTATTTAATACGTTATCGTTGGTATTTAACCTATCTATCATTGACCTAATCTTATTAAGCCTAGCTATAGGATTATCGCCAAACCCATTTACAAGATCATTGATACGATCCTTATTATTATCATATATCTGCCTCTCCCTAGGAGATAAGATATCCTCATTACCGTTCCATATCTTTATAGCTATATTATTGATTCTATCATCAGAAGGATTTATAATATCCTCATTATCAGGTACATTCTCAACGATACCTCCCTCATCAGCCTTGATGTCATTCTCCATAGATCTGGCGATCATATGATTATAGGTCTTGAACATAAATGCCTCGTCCTCTCCTATAAGACCATCTTGATAAGCCTTATCTATGGCCTGATCATTGGCATAAAGGGAATTAGCATCAGGATCATCGGTATTCCTGAAATCATACTTGCTGTCATCCTCCTCATAAGTCTTCCCCCATGCGTTCGATAATATCTTCATGAACCCGCGCTCCTGCGCCCGGATGAATCTTCTGTCACGCATACGACGAAGTGACTCGTTTATATTCTTATAAGCCACAAGATTATGACGATACTCGCTAAGCAGCGCCATAGCCTCCTTATGATTATCAACCCCACGGATAGATACGGCATTCTCAAAACCTACTATAGTCTCATAAGCTGCCATAAGATCGGCGGCGCTGATCCTTGATTCATCCCTGTTTAATAACAGCTTAGATATATCTGTCTCTGAGTTAACTAACGTAGCTAATCTCCTCTCCAAAGCAATCCTATCCTCCGTCAATTTAAGAAGTCTATCATTCTCCTTGGCTAACTTGACCTTATCAGACTCAAGAGCTTCCTTAGATGTGACACTCTGCTGAAGCTTCAAAACATTCTTCTCCATTTTCTGTATATCATCTGTAAGCTTCCTGAGTTTCTCAAGATCCCTACTCGAATCAGGATTAAGACGAGAATATATATCTAAAGCAGATCCTATATCCGTATTGTATATCCTTCCTAACTGATTAGCGATATCATCCAAGTTATCCTTAGCCTCAAGACCGTTATAAGCCATGTTGGAGATATAGGTGTTAAATGATCTATTGGATATACCATCGGTAAGGGAGTCGGCAAATCTGCTGGCCATAGTAAAATTATCAACCTTCTTATTGAACTCACTGATAAGGTTGGACTTATACTCATTTACCTGCTCATCTGTCATATTCATATCGGAGGCTATATCGCTATTAGGTATAGACTCGATGACTGTCTTGAAATTCTCCTTAGTATCATCTAACATCCCCATTTCCTGATCATAACGAAGACGATTGAATACAGCGTCACTAAAAGTCTTATCTACGATTCTAGAATTAGGTATATCGTCAGCGTTATTATCCGTTTTCAAGCCTGATAATTGAGCGTTCAGAGCCATGCTGCCACGAATAGCTTGGACGGCCGCCGAGGTCAAGGCGCCGGCATTAGTGTTGTAGGCCTCCACCATCCCCTTGTTACGGGACATGTCTTGGCTCCATTCCTTTATACCTCCAAGACTTTTTCCTCCCATAACCGATCCAATAATCATACCGATGCCGATCTCCTTCCAGCCCTCATTAGATCCGTAAGTCTCCTTGAATCCGTTCTTTATAGCTTCCATATAACCTATATTCTGACGGATGACCATAGGATTATATCTTGATTCCACCCAATCCTCCGCAGACTTACTGGAAACACCTTGAAGACCTTCCTCGAACAAACCCTCAGATACCGGTCGCTTAATGATATTAAACGTATTACCAGCTATTTTCTGCCATTTCTTTGGTGTTATAGCCCTTAGTGCACCGTTGTCCATTCTCTCGGCTCCTACGCCAAATATATTGCGTTTTATGAACTTATCCACGCCCAGATCCATGCCAAACATATCACCAAACATAGCTATATTGGATAACGTAAGGATACCGATATTGGCAGCGAATATAGCGTTAGCGGCATCAGCATTATCAGCTCTGAACTTCATGAGTTCCTCATATGAGGCTTCTCTGCCGTAAGCGTTCCTGTAAGCTTGCTTGAAGTTTTCCTCAGACTCCATCAGCCCGCTCCTTGATTCCACGGAAGCTTCCCAAAGCGTAGAAGTACTCATAAAAGTCAGGTTATCCAACCCCTTGCCTATACCACGACCTATACGAGCAGCTCTTAGCATAGCATTAAACCCGGTCTTTGTAGCAGAAGCAGCCTTCCCCATACCGGCAATCGTAGCACCTATCCTAGCCCCCATACGAGCGGCATTCATAAGACCAGCTCCAGCGAAGGCGTAAGATGACAAAACGGCTCCAGCCGTAAATGCCGCACCAGATAGAAGATCATTCGTCCAGAAATTTGTAGTGAGCATGCTTTTAAGGAACCCGGCATCTCTCTCCTCCTTGCTGTAATAATGATTAAGCGTATAATCACCTCGCTTATCCATATCATCTAACCAATCGGCAAAGCCGTTATCAGATATGGCGGATAACGTCCCTTTTGTAACAAGTTCCTTTAATCCGTATATAGACTGACCTACGCCCCCTATACCATACAATGTGGACTTATAGATGAATTTACCCAATCCTCTATAAGTCTTCTCCCAACCGCTTTGGTTCTTTGACAGACGATCATCATTATCCACGTTATTGATATAACTCTCGTATTTTGGAATCCATTCACCTGTTGACAGCCTATACCTTGAATCACGAAGGTTGATCCTACTTCCAGTTATATCATAATTACCCTTAGGGATACCCGTCTCGTTTATCATCTGAAAAAGCGGATTCCTTGCTTTTACATCATCATGATAAGATGTCTCTACGGAATTTTTTATACCCTCTACTAATGATGGAATACTTCTGCTTCCCTCTCTAGACAAAACATCATTATCCATATCCGATGAACTGCGCATGCCAACAGGTATAGGGATAGAAGAAATATTATCCTTAGAAGGCATGGGAGATGGAATTGATGGAGTAGGGACATAGTATCCCTGACTCTTCATCACATTCCCTATATCGTTATTATTATTGCTCATTTTTTCCATCTATTTTATCCATAGTCTCTTTATCCAACACCGAAAGAATATTGCTAAGATCAGAGTGCTGCTCATTAATATCTCTACCCTTAACAATAACGTCTTTATTGATAGCCTCAACCACGGCTTGGGTAAGATACATCTGAGGACACATATTTATAATCTTCATGATATTATCAGCATAATCAGTATTATATTCCAACACCTTTAGAGGTGTCCCGGTCCTAGCCTGCCCGTGAAAATAAACGCCAACCTCAACACCTCCAGGAAAGCCCTTGGCTTTAATATCATACGATTTGTAATTTCTTAAAACCGTATTAATAATCCTAATAGCTCTTTTATTAAGCTCTGATGTAGCTAGTTCATTGTTCTGAATATTGTACTTATCAACCATCCTAGAAGCCTCCTCAGCCGCATTCTCGATAGTAGCGAAAGCGCCAAGTGAATTAGCTTGCGCCCATTTCTGATAAGGCCTATTGGTCGTGGCAGAAAAAGATACAGGGATGATCTTAGATTCGTAATCTTCAGATCTTACATTCCTTTCCCTTTCGTACAAACTATACCCCATACTATCTAATTCCTCTTTAGTAACTTGAACCGTAGCGATATTTTTTCCGCCAGCCATAGCTACCAAATCAAATGTATTGGGATTATCCGTAGGACGAGCATACAATATGTAATTATTAAGTCTGCTATCTTTATCCTTATTCAAGAAACCAGCTCTTGACAAAAGCAGACTCTCTAATTTAGCATGCATACGCCTATCTTCTTTAGAGGCATTGGTAGAATTAGAGAACGACCATGATCTTGGAGCAAACTCGTCATATCTTCTTTCATAGACCATTTTAGAATCCTGAATAGCCTTAGCTATATTACGACCTATATTAGATGAAGACCATTCTCTTCTAAGCGTAGGACCGTCAGCTCTAGACATATTCTTACCTAAGATCTTGATCATTTTATCCCTACTAGTCATATCGACATTATCGCTATTCATTACCGGATTGTCTACACGACTATAAGTTTTAGCTATATCATTTATATCCTCCAGAGTGAAATTTTCTCCTGAATATCTATTTAACAAATTTATATAAGATCTCATCAGCTCCGTATTAGCTATAGATCTATCCGCATAGTTGATGTTCTCGCTTATCAATCCAGCTATAGCGGAAACCTTTAAAGCATCTTCTGGTGAATACTCTTTCCCTCCAATAATAGCTCCATTCTTACCAACATCCCTCGCATTAACCATACCATTGTCAGTATATGTATCAATACCTCCAGTAACATAGTCCTGATCCCTTACAGCATCATTAAGGATATTTTCCGTAGCGACATCAAAGGCATTTGTAAGATAATCAACTTCCTCATCCATGATCTTACCATACCTATTCCTATTATCATTCGCTGCCATAAGAGCCTCGTATTTATTCACCATATTTGGGGTTGATGATAATACAGAACTTGACGCACCGCCATTATTAGTGATCCATGCCATAATATTCTCGCTATTAACACCACCATGATATATAGAAGGATTGTTTTGTATATCGTTCTCTATGCCTCGTAGATCAACAGGATTTATGGATGATATTAAATCCTTCTCACCTGTCGATATATTATTCTCATTCTGAATATATTGATTGTCAAATATATTCTCAGGAGTAACATTAGGCTGAACCTTTTCCAGCTCAATCATAACACCTGTAGGGATATTAGATCTATTACCAGCTTCCTTGGACATTACTTCCCTAAGCTTAAGATTCTGATCTATCTCCTTTGATTTCTGCCTCCACGAGAACTCTCTCTCCTTGAAATCAAGATCTCTCATCTTAAAGTAATAATCATCAGCGATGTAGTTCTCAGATGAGTTGTTATACGACCATCTAGCGGATACACCATCAAGAAATTCATTACGTACAATAAACTCCCCCGCTCTAGCCGGATTCATATTATTGCCAATAAAGGAAGTAGCCTCCTCCACTAACGCACGGCGCTGTTCCCGGACCTCCTGTAGTGACGCCTCAATAGCCGCCTTAGCGGAAGGGCTGGCCTCGGCCCCTTTGAGTTTGGCTAAGAGTGCGCTCTCCTCAGCGTCAAAACCGGAAACATATTTATTAACGAACTGATCAGTAGTCATGCCACTAAACATACCGGGATTAGTGGCAGCCAAATACTGACCCTCTATCTGCATCTGAGCCTTAGCGTTCTGGGATATAGATCTAGCGGCTATCGCTCTAATCTGAGATCGACTCATCTCATCAACAGTAATATCTCTCATCCTACCAGTAGGCTTGCCATCCACTACCTCAGGAACAGAAAACTTCTTTCCCTTATTAAGACTGACGAAATCCTTCATCATCTTATTCATCTCCTCATTGTAATCCGTATAAGGAGTGTAATGAATAGGATTCATCCTTGTACCAACCTGACCATCATTAACCCATTCATAAAACGGCATTAAGGCCACAGCCTCATTTATGGCACTATATTGCTTAGGATTATTAAGCTTCATATCTTCGATCTTCTGAGAGAAAGACCTATACTCCCTAGTACCGGCGATAGCGTTCAATACACGGGTATCTAAAGCCTCTCCAAGACGGGCTTGTATGCTTCTAGCTATACCATCAGAAGCTAGATTGGATTTACGATACACGTTATTCACATCCTGTATCAATCCATTTAACCTATTCTGAAGATATTCTCTATCCTGAGGTTTTATAATATCAGAATTAATGATATAATCAGCATACTCGTTTATAGCCTGCCGATTCGTATCTATCTTCTGTTGCATGTATCCCATACCCTGCATCATGACATCCATGTTGTAGGGTGATACGTACTTACCGTAATTCCTTAATATACTGTATTGTGAAGCCATCCTTTATCCTTTCTTGCTTTTAGTTACTTCCTGAGCGGGATATAACCTCCTATAACTCAATATATCTCCTTGAGGATCTGCGATCAACTGGCCATTGGGACCAATCTTAACATCCCCAAATATAGATCTTAATGTATTCATGGTCGTAGCCGTGTTCCACTTCTGCTGGATCTCGTCATTCACGCTATCGAAATACCTAGCCCAGTTCTCGTCATTAATAGCCAATCCTTGTAGTATCCGTTGCTGGTAAGCTTGGCGTTGAGCTATATTCTTATCATAAGTATTAGCCCATGACTGAGCGTTGACATTATCAGCCCAAGTTCTTTGAGCCACGTTCCCCTGTTCTACCTCATTTATATACTTACCTATATTGGAACTCATGATAGCCTGTAAATTGGATGATAAAGCCCCTCTTTGGGAATCTGGAACATTACCCATCTGATCCAATTGTGATTGGAAAGCACGATTAGCCTCAACCATATACTGATCAGCCGATCTCAACACCGGGTCTACAGTAGGAGCGTAATGTCTTTCCAGACCTTCCGTTGTCACGGCTCCCGGAGTCATCCTGAACACCTCAGGGAAGTCAAGGCTGCCACCCACTATATTCCTGTTTCCGTTACCATTATTAGTCTTACCGGTGTTAGTACCGGTATTGGTATTGGTATTAGGGAGTGTATTGGGATCAATCAGCTCAGGCATATCCAACTTAACATCAGGATCCTCCACATCACCTATATCCATAGGACCGGGAACTACCTTATGAGGATCAAGTATAAAATCAAGACCTTCCATTCCTTTCATGGATCTCAATGCCTGCATCTTAAGCATATCCTCGCCAAGTATCTTATTAACGACATCCTTGTTCTTGTCAGAAAACAGTTGACTAAAATGGGTGATACCAGCATCGTTAAGAGCCTTATGCTGTTCCTCTGTAACAACGTCTAGACCGATCATAGGGCGAGATGTGGTAAACAAACCTAATTTATTGTCTCTCATCCTATCATGATATGCGGCTTTCTTGTCTTCCGGGTAATTACCTTGACTATCCTCACCGCCAAAGGAAACGAGCGTCGTGTAATCCCGAAGCGCCTCGGCGTTGGCGATGATCGGGTTCTCAGCCGTAGCCAAGCCCATCCAGCTACTTGTCTGACCGTAGATAGCGTCTTGCAACGCCCTAGCCCTAGTGCCCTCTGAAGCTCCCATATAAGCATCGTAAGCGACCGGATTGAATGTCTTATAATAATTCAACCTCTCATCCGTATTAATACCTCCATAAGAGCCATCAGTTCCTTGGCGCTGATAACCGAAATAGTTAGGATCATTGTTGAACCTATTCTCGATCGGGCGGAAAGTTAATTTACGACCGAACAAAGACGTGCCTCCTATCTCCATCTTCTGGCGAATACCAGCCACTTTCTTAAGCAGCTCTTTCTTAGCCTCAGCTATATCCTCCTCCGTAAGACCGTATTCTTTCATGGATCTGGATATGATGTTATCTATCTCACCTCCCTTGGCGAAATACGTATCCTCATCCTTCTTCATCTTCCGGTCTTCCTGCTCCTTGTATATGACATTAGCGAAGTCCGTAAACCTTCCCTCTAAGCCATTAACGGTATCGTTACTATCATTTATAGCCTTAGATAATACAGAGGCGTTTAAACGCCTTGTATTCTCGTCATCTATCTTATCGTTTTTCTTCAGCTTCTCCAGCGCCTTTTTCTGATCATCGTAAGCCGATTTAAGACCGATCTTAGCCTTATACCTGTCCATTAACGTAGCATACGTATCCTTAGGCGTGGCTTTGATCCCATACGTATCTCTGATGTATTTAGCGAAATCCGGCTCTATGGTTGTGTCGTCGGTAATAACCTTCGTTCCCTGCTCCAAGGAAACGGGGGTTCCACCATCGGCGTGCTTCTGCCCCATAGCCTCCATCGGCGCCTCTCCGGGCTGCGTCACGTACTCACCCTTCTCGACCTCTACGTTGGCTTGATCTTCCATCGACTTAGGTAACGGATACAGATACTCACCGGTAAGGCTTCCGCTATCGAACCTATTATTAGGTCCTAGATAAACGCCCCCGCCATCCTTGTACTGCATCTGGGATTGCCTTCTTTGTCTGGCCTCACGCTCCTGAGCCAACCTGATATTGGTACGAGTACCTTTCTCAGACGCTATCCCAGAAACCACGTTACGAGCCAATCCCATGATACCACTAATTCCTGAGGCTATGGTGGTTATCGTATTAGCTGTTTTAGCCCCGGTGGATAAATCTCCATATCCCTCGCTTCTCATACGCCCTATACCACGACCCATCTGAGTGAATCTAGACCCTATATCATCAGCGCCATAGTAAGGGATGGTGGTAAAATCAAAAACATCCGTCTCGCCTGAACCGGTCTTAGACTTATCAACATCGTTAACAGTTATGTTATTAAGCGTAATACCATTGTCCTGATAATTCTCAGCTATACGTTGCAAACTACCCTTGAAGCTAGCCGGAAACACATTATCCTGATCAAAAGCATTAGCATATTTAGTCCTCAACTGATCTGGAGTATCCAAAGAATATATCCCTAGCGGATTGACCGGCGCGGGTAATCCTTGGTTGGTATTCACCAAAGGTTCTATACCTAACCCTTGTATACCGTCCATATTACCAAGCATATACGACCCGACTTCCCCGGCCTCTTGATATTTAGGTATCTTCCTCTTGATTACATACTTGCTCATGTCTAATTAATTTCGTTCTGACACAAAGATAATCTAAAAAAACGGAGACTCACCATTTATATAACGATGAGTCTCTTTAACACTAATATTTTAAAGCCGCAACAGGATTACCCCATTTCTTTTTCCACTCATGACCAAGATAATCTATAAGTTTATCATAAGTATCTAGGTGATTATATACCATTTTACACTAAAATCGTAAAATGATATATATCTATACGGGAATCCGTACCGGGTTCCACCAAAACCCTCTACCTTCTGGTAAGTTACTTACATCGAAGGCTTCTTTTGCCGATTTTCTGATGATATTAAATGCAGCGTTGATATCGGCGTTAATAATATTGCCGGAAGATGTCTTGAACAATCCTCGTTTGATACGTCTTCCGACATATTCCTCATGCTTGCAAATCTGCTCGTTATCCAAGAAACTACATTTTGAGGTATAGGATTCCTCAACGATCTTAACATTGATTCCCTCAAGTGTAGCCTTATATGATATCATTGAGATAAACATATTAAAAGGAATAGAAACAAAGTTCTGATTATTCCGCTTTCCGATATTGATCTCTTGTTTCCAGCATCTGTTATGACCAATTATGATCGTATTAATGCCATTAGAAACTACGTGATTAACCAATACCCTACTGGCTTTATGCAGATAATCCTTGATCTTGTTATTCCTTTTGTTGGTTAACGATCTTATTTGTCTTGATACTTGTTTATTGTCTTTTAATCTTGATTTTAAATATGCTAGTCTTTTATTATAATACTGGTTGATAGATTTTAGAGGCTTACCGTTGATGATAAAGCAGGAACCGGTATCTGATACACAAGATGCTAAATTGTTAAGTCCAAGATCAATACCAAGGTAATTACCGTTATCATACATAAGACCTTTCTCTTTCTTATTATACACAATCTCAAGTATAATATATCCATTCTTAGGGACGAACCTGAGTTGTTGGATATTTTGCTTGTTGGTTCTCGTGGTGAAAGAGAATTGCTTTGGCAACTTAATAATACCTTGTTTTATCCATTTCTGAGAAAAGGCTGTTGTTGGGAAAACGGCCATAAACATCCCGTCTTTATCAAGATACTTAGGTATTCTTACTTTCTCAGAATACTCACCTCTGCTTTTCTTGTTAAGAAGATTGAAGAAGGACTTGAAATTCTGATCGACCATCATCAATACCTGTTGGGCTACTGGTGATGGTAAGGCACGATAGTCAACGTCATCTTCTGTTCTTAACTTCTTTTCAAGAGAGTAGTAGTTGAGGTATTTATACTTAACGGTATTATCATCCTTGTATTGGAAATAGTGTTGCCTAACAACATACAATCCTTTGTTGTATAAGTTTTTACACTTATGCAACAGATCTTGAAGCTCATTATAATACACCGAACTTTGCTTGATTATATATTGTTCGACCAACCTCATGGCACAAATATATGGATTATTATTTATATATAAAAATAATTCAGTATGTTTGTAGTGTAAGGTTGTATATAATTACCTAAATTAATAAATGCGCCTATCCGCTCGTGATGAGTAGATAGGCGCACAAATATAAATAATACTAATATAATTACAAAATATAATTAACTATATTACAGATAATAATACCTTGTAATTTTAATTCATCGCAAGATAGTTACAGTAACTAGATCCTTTTTACAAATAACGAACCTATTGCTTTCACTAGGTCATAGAAGCCAGCAGCACTGAGCCCGACTGCCACTCCATATAATAGAGCTTCCCACCATTCACTACCTACCAACAATGGGGATACCTGAAGGAACCAAGCCAAGATACATACCAACATGCCGATAACTACAGCCGACAGGATCTTAGCCCACTTATGGGTGTCGATATACGGCACCACCTTAGCTAGCTGAGTGGCTGACATCGTGACGAAAGCCATGATGCCGGTAAAGGTAGTCAGATCAATAGTAATAGGCCCTTCTGATGGGATTATCTCCTGCGCCATCAAAGCGAATGGTGTCAATAACATAACGAATAAAAACAACAATCTTTTCATATCTAAAAACGTTTAATGATTTCACAAATGTAACATTAATTTTGAGATCTACTCATGCCTTTTATGTTAAGGCTTAATCCCGGTATCATGTTAAGTACCAACTGCCTTTTCGCCTGCTCCCTACGCATACGCTCGGCTTCCGCTATCTGCGCCTCTGACTGTGGATCATTCTTAATGTTATTAGCGATACCCTCTATAGTTTTCTTGTTAGCGCCAGATTGAGCTAGCATCTTATATAACAGATCTTGACCCTCCTTCTCCCACCAACTATCCATGGTAGGGCGAGAAGCCAAAGAAGGATCGGCGGGGGCTACCGTCTCAGGTACGGGCTGCTGACCTCCGTCCCCCGTGCTCGAATCCCGCTGTCCGAACTCGTATCTCATTGGCTCGTTCTCAGGAACACCATACCTATTAGCGAACATATCAGCGAACTCAAATCTCTTCTCATTTCTTAAGGTCGATCCAAGAGGCCTACCGTATCCTTGATTCCATGCCACGGTAGCGTCCTTGTAGTTGACGGCGTTATCGAAATCGGATTTAGAATACATATAGTAATTATATACATTACCTTGAGCGTCCTTGTCAAAAAACTTTCCTTGATTGATGTAATTCCAACCTAACCCCGGGACCTTGCCTTGATACTCATCCACGAGATAATCCAACTGCTGTGTCAATGTCGGTTTCTTCCCATACCTGCGCTGTAGCTCCTTCTTCCTCGGTCCAAGCCATTGTTGGATGCCAAAATCACCGGCGGCTCCTAGGGCTTTGGTGTCCCCTCCGGACTCGGCGGCGATGTTCGATAGGATGCCGATAGCTTGAGTTTGTGGTATCCCTTTCTTTTCTGTCAGATAGTCCCATATCTCATCATACACAGCCATCTTACTATCCTCTGATCTACTAGGATCAATAACGTATTTGCCAGCCCCATAATCTCGTTCTATATTTACCGGACCTCCATCTTTCTTGTCCTCCAACTTATTCTTGGACGTAATGGCATTACGGATAAGAGCATCCCTTCCACTTTCCGGAAGAGGATTTCGATCCTCAAACGACCCTCTCTCCTCAAACTTATCACCTATAGCGTCTAATGTCTTAGTGACTATATTGACTGGGAACTCTTGATCATTACTATAAAAATCATATACATCGTAAACACCTAACCTTCCATCCGGACGTCTATAAATAGTAAAATTACCAAACCCTGATAACGGGGTAAGATCACCAGCAGCTTCGGGGTAAAAATCATACTCAGAAAAAACCGTAGGCTTTCCGGATCTTACCGAATTACGATTCTTCTCAAAGATATCTACCCATTCTCTAGACTTTTTCAAAAGCTTCAGCCTACCATAAGCATCATCTGTAGCCGGCTTATCAGAGCCATATATTTCTTGCTCCGTATCACGAATCTTTTTATCTAGCCTCTTTATCTCATCCTTAGTGTCACGATTGAACATCTTCTCAATATCAGTAATGACATTATCAGGAATCCTTACCTCCTTGCTATTTCCATCAAGACTATTAGGCTGGGATAAGAATCTACCCCATAGCTGTTCGCTATATTCATCAACATTAGCTTTGCCATTTCTTCCGTATATAAATTCCTTAACCTTATCGGGAAGACTGGCATTTGAGGCTACCACATCAGGCGTTACATTCTTATACAACCTCCTTCTTACGGCGTTACCTATGATGTCTTTTAAATACAAAGCTCTATCAGATACATCTTGTCTTACATACATAGGATCATTACCAGTAGGACCTCCTTCGGCTTTCCGCTCAATTTTCTCTCCCCATAACCCATATTTCTCCCTAGGCCATATGCCATCTATGGCATCCACATAACCAACGGGATGCTCCCCGTCCAGACGCCGGTTCCGTCGCTCGTCCGCAGGGTACAGGGCGTTGGCCAACGGCTGCGTGATATAACCCAACCCCTTATCTTTGGATCTCGACATAGCGTCCACCACAGTCTGATATATAGGTCTTAATTTCTCAGGCAAATATAACCCCGCCTCATCAACCAGCTCGCCTATCTTCTTATTTATACCCCTAATGCTGAAATTATAATTACCCATGCCATTATTCAACGGAGACAACGCACCTCTTATCCCATTCATACCCTTAACAGCGGATCCTCCACTAAGGATATCAAACTCCGGGGATACGTTCTTTAAAGGACTATCATCCATACCCCTGAAATACATGGGACGCTCACCTCTTACAACACGATCAAGATCTTCCTTATACAAATCCTTTATCCATGAAGGGATTTCCTCTTTCTTATCTTTCTTAGCCATAAATAACGTTTTCTACAAAGATAGGTATAATCAGATGCGGATTAAAACATTAGGCGGGTACATGACTCATATCACCTACCCGCCTACGCTTTTCAATGCATGTGATAAGCCGCTAGAGCTTTCTTAGCCGAATCCCTCGACTTATACTTCGCCGGCCATAACTTTCCAGTTTTGTTACTAACCACCCTCCAATCACTTCCTACTTTCTTGATGCACCCCGATTTAGGGCACTTGCCTGATTTACTAACAGCAGATCTATTTTTCACCATATCATTGCGTATTAACAGTTATGCTATAATCTTGTAAGTTTATATCAATATTGACAATCTTCGAACTACCAAAATCATATACACACAAATTTAAATTTCCATATAAAACACCAGCGATAACATCGGCATAGAAAGAAGCCTCATCACCACCCACAGCATTATAAAAATACAGATACATATGCTGTTTATTAATAACACAGCTTTTTATCTTGTCAAAACCTTCCTTGGTAGTATTTTTCTTAAAATCAATTCCTTCTAAAATATAACTTGATATATCCACTCCAGAAGAACCTATCTCCTTATAAGTCCCATCATCCATCAAGGCCTTATCACCCTTACCTTTCATCTTAAGATGAAGTTGATTATCAAAATCTATATCATCTTCAGTATTTTTCAAAGAATTTACAAGAACTATCTCGGAACCATCTGATGCAGCAACATTTGAATTAGAATTAATATATCCAACACTTAGATTAGGATAAACAGAAATAGATATATCCATAAGTCCCATACCAAGAATGATATTTGAACCGCTGATGTAAATAGTGATACAATCATTCCTTTGATCATTAAAAACCATCAAATCATTGATAAGAAATTCACCTAACAATTCCACAAAAGAATCGCTAGGTTTTATCATCCTGATATTAGACGTAGGGTTACTACCAAACAACGATTTTATAGTATTATACTGATCTTGGGTTAAAGTAGAAGGTTGATTGGACGCTAGATGAAAAACAGTATCTAAAAACGCATTCTCAATATCACCCCTAGCTTGCACCTCCTTATATTTCCCATTATCCATCAAAGCCTTGGTCCCTGTACCGGCCGTAGAGAAGTTGATGCCCCTGTTATCTCCGACTGGGTCACCACCAATCGTTAAGGATATGTCCTTGGTTTGGTTAGATACCGATTGTACGGTATGACTGGTGACAATGGACGTATGGGTAAGGTCGCTGGATATATTGATCATTACATGATAAGATACAATGACCCCAGCTCCCGTATTGCATCCAGAGCGCAACATGGCTTGAATATTTCCGGATGAATCCTTAATTAATATCAAGTCCCCAACCCCATACGTCGATGATGCTCCGGATAAAAGATATTGAATTGGTATATCAACCTCACATTTAGAAGCTATTATATCATATTTCGCTTTGGTAAGGGTAAATTCCTTATCAAAGCCCAAATTAAATAATATAGTTCTAAAATCATCCTCGCTATCGAGATTATCGCCCAAGAAGCCCGGCTCATGAACATCTATATCCTGCCATGTGCCGTCACCACGAAGAAAGGCTGTACGCTTCTCCGCAGCGGGAGCCGGCACCAATCCCGCAGCGCCAGCCCCGGACGCCGTGGCACCAACCATATCCTTGACCTTATCAAGCCTACTTTCTATTTGACCTCCATTGTACTTACCAATAAAATCTTCCATATCGTTTTAATATACAAGGGAGAGGCGGCAAATACCCCCCCCCATATGTTAATAAATTAATAAACTTTCTCATCATTACTGAACCAACGAACTATCATCTTGAACCGACTCTCAACATCATTCACGAACCTAGCCAAAAACCAATCGCCACGAAGACGATCACGCCACCTCCGGTGATAATCGACAGCCCTAGGGTCGATCTTCCGGTCAATATCATTCACGTCCTTGATCCATACCGGGAGGTTATTAGTATCGTCTTTGACCTCGTTAAAATAGTCATTTATATTTATCTTCTGATCAACCTCCGTCACCAGTATCTCACGGCTATCGTCATTGGTTACAGGATACCTTAACCGCTGGCTCATATCGTTCTTGTCGGCGATAACCATCCGAAGCTCACCGCTGTTGTTGGTATCGTTATAGAACCATGCCTTATTAAATCCAGTTGTTCTTCTAACCTGATAATTAACCTCATCCTGATACCTTCTGGCATCCATCCGATATTGGTAGTTCGTGAGGATCTTATTCACATACTGCTCACGTACCGGTACCTCTATAACGAACGGATATAGCCTACCGTAAAATACTTGATACGATTGGTTGGTCAATCCATGAGACCATAACCCTATCTCCTGACTTTCACTTGAGTAGTTCTTTCCAGACTGGAAATAATGCTGGTGCTCGATATAATAATCAGGGGTGTAGGATAAATATGATTTCCACTCACCCTTCAGGCAGTTATATCCAACGGTGAACGAGACGTCCGTGAAATGGCTGGCGTCCTGTAGCTCCACCGCCTGCCCGTTCCTGTAGAACCGGCCGCCACGGAATTGGTACTCGCTCGGATTCCCTACCGGTATATAATCTTTCTTGGTTATCAGAACCCTCTTGAACCGATTGTCCCAGCCCATGGATAGCCCTATACCAAAGAACTTGTTATCGATATCATAATAAGACAACTCAGCGTCCGTATCAGCGTTATATATCCGGCTACGGATGATCTTCATCTGAAGATGCTCCTTAAACCAGTTTCTAAGCCCCGGTGTGACCTCCGTAAGATTCCTACCATTAGAATCTACCTTAAACACCTGACCACGCCTTAAATCGACCCAAAAATGCCCAAACTCGCAACTGATCATATCCCGACTCTGGGTCCCGGAATATCCTAACGTCGTATTATTATACTCGATACCACGAGAGGCGAAAAGACCACCTGTCCCTATCTCGCTATTCTCCGGGGATATTCTCTCCGCCAACACGTCTATGGCATTGTACAACCCTACCTGATTCTCAAAACGAGCCAGTATCTGATCCGACTCTATCCCTTTCATGCTTATAAGTTTCCCGAAAGAGGTCTTGAACTCATGGTAATCCATAGGCTTGTACGACAGCCAAGGATCGGTCATGCCATTCTCCGACACGTCAGCGGTGCTCCATATGACGCCGTTGGGTCTTTGGTAAGCGCAGTCCCAGAAATTACTATCATATGTCTCCGGCAACGACCTGCCACCTAACGTAAAACGATTCTTATACACAGGACTCATCTTAAACACATTATCCCTTGATATAGGAACATTACGCTCCTGAGTCCATGATATATAATCCCCTACCTCCGGATAAAATCCCTCATAAGGCTCAGGTCCGGCTATACGGAAATTGCAATTGATCTCAGACTCCACAAGAAACTGAGGTATGCCATAGAAATATAGGAAGAAACGACCGCTAAGATACATATCTCCGGTCTTGCAAACCATCTCATAAGCGCTCTTCCGGCTAGGGAAAGAGTATAGCGATCCGGTATCCGTATCGGTCTTATTAAGATAATCCTCCCCGGTATCGTAATTAACGAAATAACGGGGATACCCGATGTTCCGATAATCATAATAAGGGAATGGTATCATGTCCCCCTGACCGAACTGAGTCAAATAAAACATAGGCATCTTCCTCTTAAGCGAGAATCTTGATATAAATACATCACCTCCAAAAACAGGTTTACGCTTATTCTCATCCATCAACCCGCAACCGCCTAACGATACCCACCTGATATCCTCTATCTGCCCGTATTGAGCCGGAGAATATTTCTTTATCCTCATATAAGGGCAGGATACGAAAGATTCACGTGTCATAAAATGAGGCGTCATACCAGCCACCTCATCGTTACGAATATTACACTCATCCTGAATACGGCTGGTATCGTAACTTGAAACCAACTCCGGATATTCAAGCATATATTTATCCATACCAAATGACATGAACAATGAATGCTCACGATCGAGGTTGTTTATGATAATAGGCTTACCGCCTACGGTCTCCCCTTGCGAAGAGATATCTGTTACCGGATATAACCCGCTCTTGATATATTTAGCCGTTGACAATCCACGTAACTCTGACTCCCCTATTTTTTGGTAAAATAAATTATAATGAGCGACAGAAGTATAATAATAAGCATAGTTCCGTCTAGGTCCCCTATCTATCAATGCCGTTAACCACTGATACCTGTACTTGCCTATATCCACCACGGACTGGGCTGTGGCCTTGGCGATACCCGTAGCCAGACGGATAGCCGTCAGCGCTATGCCGACAGGGTTGGCTAAAAAGAACACGCCTCCACCGACATATTGCTGTGAAGCCGACTGATATGTATACTCAGCTATAGCGGATATTAAATTAGCCATAGCCTCCACCGTAGCCAATGATGTTGCCATACTGTAAGCCTTACTCCCTAATATCGTCCATTTAGGGTGATCCTCCACCTCCCTGAATATACCGGAGGATTTACCTAATTGATAACCATCAACAAGGCACTCGGTGGGAGCGTCAGGCTTGTTAAAGGCAATATCAGGACTTAAGAATGAGTACCAGATATTACCCTTTCTGTTAAACGGATGCGTTATAAATTTCTCACGATTAATATCCTTATAGATATACATATCATCGGACAAATCGTTGTAAGGGTAATTAGGATAAAGGTTAGCCGATCCGTCGGGATCATCGTACTTAAACATATCATAAGCCAGACCGGTCCCGATAACGCTCTTATCCAACGTCCTATCGCCCCTATACAACTCATATCCTATTATAGAATCCCTTCTAGCCTTATCTATAAGACCGTTCTCTACCGCTATATCCAGAAACTCATTAACGATATCGTCATCAAGCATCACCCCCATAGGATAAATATAGGAGTCAACTCCATATTGACCGGTCAGTTGAGACGGATTACCCATAAAAGGAGCGACAGAGTTATCCGGGAACTTGTAATGACGTATAGGTTTCTGACAAAATGTGGTTGACGTATTGGGGTACTCAGCGTTATCCCCATTACCAGTGAAGTAAGACTTACCCTCAACGGATTTAGGAGACCCATAGTATTTCGTCAAAGAATCTATTATATCCTTCCTCTTCGATCCTCCCGACGATATCCCGATCTTACTTGAATCATACAACTCAAAATTAGCCGGATACTTATTGATAGATTCCCAATAACCAAAATCACCATACTGATAAGGTCTAGGAGCACAATCAGCGGGTTTATCTCCACATGAGATGCATTTCGCCTCATATGTGACAAATCTCCTTAATTTCAGTTCTTTCGTAAAGAAGAATACGTATTTCACCTCCAGTGGCCGAATGCCAAAACAGAACGGGACAGGGAAAATGGCGGTGCCGGCCGTATAGAATCCTGCAAGTTCCTTCATGTCCTGCCTCATGGCGAAACCGGTGAAGAACACACATACCGCTGGCTCAATACAAACATATATCTTATGGAAAGTAGTCTTGTCATCATTCCAGAATAAATACTTTGGCATCATAAATATCTTATGATCCACGTAATCCACTATAACACCTTTCTTAGCATCATTAGCCAAAGGATTAGGAGCCACGGCACCTTCCTTGTCCGAGAAAAACGTTATACGAACCTTGTTGTATGATGATGAGTCACCGATCGGATAATTATAGTTACCCATCATCTCTATATACATAATACCGTTATCAGGATCGGATAAACCGCTTACGTATTTCTCGTAATCCAATTCCACCCATCTGGCGTATGAGGATACATGTGGATAGAACTTGAAATAAGTCAAGTTGCTTCTACCGAACCAATTGGTCTTGGCGTCAATATCATTCTGCATAGACACACGACCTTCCCAGTCAGTAGTTATACCGGTATTAAACTTAGAATTATCACCATCGCCAAAAAGACACATGGCATTCTCGATACCAAACTGACTCTCATATTGGGGGAAATAAGCCTCCATCGTATCCATTAACTGATCAAGCATCGTCTCCGTATGCTTCTTCCCTTCCCATCCTGGATATTGATACAAATATGTGCACTTACCCCGATGATCTACCTCCTTGGAACGTGGGTAGTTGCACACCGTTAATAGTAGGATTCACGTAAGGATCTCCTACCGAACAACCATTAGTACATATACCCTCATCATATAACTGCCGGACATTAGACATATCCTGACACAAGACCAAGGCGGAAGAATCTATATTAGACGGGAATTTGCTCTCATCCTGACCATCCAGCCATTCCTGAACCAGGTCTATGATATTCTTACCTCCACTGGAGTAATTATCGAAATCACACAATACAGAGAACTTCCTTTGTGACTCGGCATTACTTTGTATTAATGTAGTAGGCTCGGTCTCCACATAATCACTAGCCAGCTTATATGTAAAATCAATCCTAAAATCCACCAAAGAGTTTTTATCCAATATAGTCCTGGTCTCTATCCTCTCAATATCATCACATCCACTAGGGAAATCGGGAGCCTTTATACCGTCTTGATCCTCCGGCAACGATATAGCAGCGCATAACTCGTCGGTAATACCTACATTAGATTCTATGATATCACACAGATTCTCTATATTATCAGCGATATAATCAATAGCATCATCTACCGTAACATCTTCCCCCATCGTGTTGATAACGAATTGAGTCTCTCCTACTGTGGCATATTCCTGCTCTACATATCTGAGTTGCTTGACATCTAGCTGATTCTTGCATTCTCCTCCAAAACCATCAAATCCCCAAGACGGGTCGTTTATGATCTTTGCCGTATTCTTAAACTGCCAAAGATGACGGCGGCTGTTCCCGGCGCACTGCGGGTTGTTCTCCAGCACCGACGCAGCCGACAGGTCGTCAGAGTTACCGTCCTCATCAACGATAACCTCCATCTCCTCCCTTGTGGCCGGACGAGGGATAAGCGGGAATCTAGCCGTCCTGTATCCTGTATTGGTAAAGAATCTTATACCCAACGGATATACCTCGTCACGCATGAAAGAGGCGTATTTAGAGCAAGCCACACCGTCTTTATACAGATTCTCCGTGGCTATCGATGTCTGCCATTTAACGAAATGACCCAAGAAATTAACGACCGGTTGAAGATTCCATTCATTCTCCACGGTCAATCCGTATTGAAGAAGACGATTCCCGACAGACGTCATGCCTCTGGCTGTCTTATATACCGGTATTTCCTTGGATAACTTCTCCATGGTCGTACGCTCGCTATACTGATCCGTAAGGTAATAGATGGTCCTTTCCGTTATCGGATGTATACCTTCTATGAAATACTCAAGAACCGGGCTTTGCTCACCATTAAACCCAACCGTGTTCTGTATAACACCTATCTTATAATGAGATACCTGCTTATCTATATTAGACACGGTAAGGCGGATACCCATGTTGGTTGACTTACCCCATAAACCATCGCGGATAACCATATCTTGACGATCGAATAACATGATTGGGTTGGTCAATGAGCAATATCCGGTCTTCTCAATCCCGAACTCATCGCACAACGCCACGCAGAACTGGTAGGTCCCGGCACGCAGGCTTCCCCCGAACTCCACGACCTCAGGCTCCACGCACGGGGCCGTCAGCAACGGGAACACCAGCAGCTTCTCGCAGGCCAGCCTACACCTCTCTATTGGCTTGTCATCCCCACATGTCTTATACCCATGGTAATGATACCAAAAGTCACCATCATCATCCGGATTAAGAGCCTTATCGACCATAACATATCGCTGGGGATTATATCCATCGGTCCAGTATATCACCTTCCCACATTTCTCATCCTTGATCTCTATATCGAAAATCGGGTGATGAATGGAGAAGTTAAGACAAGGGTCATCGGTCCCATCCTCTATCAACACCTCCATCAAATCACATATCTCATCGAAACGACCATCCGACTCCTCAAGTCTCTCGCCAAGGATACGATGGATGTCCTTTCCCGATCCAGCCAATTGATCCTCCACGGTCTTGATATAATCCAATGACCGCATGAACGTGATCTTAGACGTATTATCATCCGGATTAGATAGAAAGAAATAAGTGTTATCACCAGCTATATCATTCTTATACCCAATAACCTTATAGCCATCAAATCGCTTACATAAAAGGGTACTAGGCTCGTTCTGGATCTTAAGCTGGCTTCCATCGTCACCCTCTATGGTAGCGTTCAAGGCAAAGCTGTACTCAGACTGGGATAGATCCTGTGGATGCTTATCCCTGTTCATCCCGGAGTCGGGAACCGCTATGTTAGAATTGTTCTGCACGATGTTATGTTTTTCGCAAAGATAACAAATCCGGCGGATAATCACTTACACGCCGGATCTTAACAAAAACTGTACTTATTATGCTAAAACATTCAAATCATGCGAATATAAAAAATCCTCCTAACTTTCACAAGTCAGGAGGAAGACTAAACACTTAAAACGTCTCGTGGTAAAGCACAAAAACATAATAATTACGAATTTCCACCCATGTAGTTCGATTGCTTATCGGCATCCTCTACAGATATGTAAAAGAAACCGTTAGTCACGTATCTCTCATTGACATCCACAAAATCAGTAGATCCTTTGTCCACTCCTTTCTTCGATCCCTCATCACACACAGCTACCAGACTATTAAAGTCATTGGAATAACCAACGACAACACCATGTATGTCACGATTCCGAGGATCGAATACGTACCTCATCTTACATCTGTCATAAGCTAACTCTAAAGAGCTTTTGCTTAACCTCTCATCTAATCCAGCACCCGCTACCAAGGCCAAAACGCTCTTTGATATGTCACTCATGGTGGTATCCTTGGTCGGAGCCTTAGGCATAGAAACGCCTTCCATGACAAAATCCAACGCCTTATCTACAAGGCCATCGAAATCATCATCTCTTATATAATCCTTAAGCACCTCCAGTATATATAACCGGACATGGAGTTCGTTATTTACATCATTTAAAGTTATCATGATCCTAGTTTTCGGCAAAGCTAGATTATTCCCACGCAATAAAAGATCAAATATGTCATAAGTAAAGGACTAAAAAATAAAAAACTCCCCCATCCTCACGGACGAGAGAGCTGATAAATATTTGTATTATGAAAAAGAACAATCACTCACCTATTCTTACAATACAGTCACGAGATTCCTTGTTATAGATCATCGTGCCTACCTTAGAATACAAGGTCTTTATATTTTGCCAATTATCCTCACCATGGGCGGATACGTTGGTAGGGGCATCACCGGTATAAACCTCCTCGCCTCCAATATTGACAAAATCATATCCACGTTTCTCCATCGTACCTCCCTTATATGCCGTGAACCTGATAGTGACATTACCTTTCTCACGACCACCATACCAGTTACCGTATATACTGCACCTGATCTCAAGAGGTAATTTATCGTAATTATCGCCATCCAACAACGGCCCCATCTGGATCAAGGCGGCCTCATTACCTGATTCCATGTTATCACCACCATGGATAAGATAATCACCTACCCGTTCCTGCGTGGTCTGGTACTGTTTACTCCAACCAACCAGCTTGCCGTCAACATCCGGGAGGCCGGTGTTATCGAAACCGGTAGCCGTGTCAAAGTCAATGCCGTCCTCGTCAGCCCAGATATACCTAAGCACTAGGTAGTCGAACTCCGGGATAATAACCACCGGGACCGACTCCTGCCTGCACACGAACGTCTTCTCCTCCTTGGTGCCTTCTTTTATAACCTTGTACGTAGCCTGACGTATCTCTCCAGTCTCATTGATATCAGCGGTAACCCTAACCTCAGCAGGGCCGGTACCACTTGTCTTATCTAAATGTATCCAATCAGCCATATCATCGTATTTTGTTAAATAAGTTTAATATACTTATCAAAAGCGTTGGGCCACATACGCTCATGAGACAGCATCCTTCTCCTATTATCCTCAGCCAGTTCCCGATAATCATTTAACGTGATCATCGACATCTTAAGCTCCTTCATAGCCCTAGCGAACTTACCCGGCTCTTGTTGGGCGTATAGCTTATAAGCTTCACCAGCGCCTTGTATCAAGCCATTCACGGCAGCGTTCTCAAAGATCTTCATCTTAATATACGTCTCGACATAATCCTCAAGGTATCCTAACGCCGTTTCAGGTATATATGGGAGACCGTCATCGTCCTTAGGCGTAGCACGATATATGATATAAATAAATCCATCAAACCCGGTATACATAGTATTGCCAGATATAGTTATATCATAATTATCCCAATCGTACTTATCCCGATACTTGTCGGCGGCGCAATCACGCCTCAACCCACGACCTATGGATAACCTTACGGGATGATGATAATGGAAACGAACCTCGTGAGACCCGATATATATCTTCTCCGTGATCGTCTTCTCAAGCTCCTCCTTACAGCACTCGGTGCAGGAGTTCCAACGGAAACCGCGCTCGGTGCGCTCGACCCAGCCGATCTCGTGTTGGAGGTCAGCCTTAGCCTTGTCGCCGCCAGGAATCTCACAGATAAGAGGCTCACACCTATAGGCGTCAAGCATGTCGAAAAAATCGGAAGGCAATACCGCCTGTTTATTACTGGTCTTGACAACCGCCTCTGACATGACCGCTATAACACCCCCGAACCTTTTCAAGGCGATCTCAGCCCACCTATAAACAGACGAGGTATCTATAGCCCCGCTATCATCGTATTTATGTAAATCGGCCTTGATCTCGGCCAATAGCCCTTTTATCGTCATATTTAAGTCTTTTGCACAAAGATATGTATTTGAATCCGTGATACAAAAAAAATCCAGTCTACCCTCACGGGCTAACTGGATCACAAAAACTTCTACAGTTTGTAAACCCATTTAACTCCAAATACCTTACTCTCCGATTCAACCTCCCGGTACAAGAACTTATATCTCCTACCTGATTCCATAGCCAACCTACATTCCTTATTCAACGCCGGAGAAATATAGAGATGGAAATACTTGTTCCGAGGCATAAAATCAATACACGTATGGACATAAGAATATCCACCAGTTCCACGTCTGTTAATAGTACCGGTAAGCTTATTCAGATATATCTTACGATTAGGATTTATCTTATGGCACAGATAACCGATGTTGTTTATATAAACCCCACCCTCATTCTCCAGATACTTATCACGTATAACCTTCCATATCAAGGACTGACATTCGAGAATATCATTCTTGTCCACGATCGTATGTTTCCTTCTCTTGCCGTTCTTAGACATAATAGATCTATAAAAACGGAGAAAGTACTGATCAAGTATTTTAAATGACTTTGTTTTCATATCACAAATATAACGATTTCATCCTAATACAAGAAATTTATACACAAAAATACACCGCCTATACCAAGGATGAGGCAAACAGGATAGCCGACGATCACCTTCAAGCTGACGGTATCTCTTACGCTAATGGCTTGGCGCAGGCCGATAGATGCGATTGCCCACAAACGTGGAGCGCTTACGCTAGTGGAAGTTTCAACGGTCAATGTTTAAGTATATCGGTAAGCTACGATAATCCATGTGGAAAATCTAAAACAGCTTCATTCGATGTGTATTATACTAGATCCGAACCGTCAGGAGATGTGGAATATTTCTCCACTACCAAGACCGTTACGATACCGACAGGATCGGGAACAGTATCCGGAGGTAGTGATTGCGTAAGTAACGCCACAAGTATGTATGTCTCTAACCCAAGTCAAGGTGGAGGATGTTAAAAACAAAAGGAGAGGTTGATTAGCCTCTCCTTTTTAGATAAATCTAAGATCTCTTTTCTTAGTATGATTAAGTATCCTACTAATATGCCTTGTACTAAAACCTGTTTTGTCTTTTATCTTATCATAGATATAGTTCTTTGATACGTATGCTGACATCTCTCCAAGATCCTTTATAATCTCATCATACATATCATGTATCTAATTATATTTTATGATTGAGCTATCCCTCATTCCTCTTTCGCCTATACCATCAACTATGGCATCATTGAAACCGAAGAAATTAATTATTGATCTTATTATATCCATCATCACTGAATCTTTTGAGTTTTCTTGTTAATATCCATATCCGGATTCTCGTCCGTAGGGATCTGCAATTTGGTTATCGTCTCTCTTAACGTCTCAGATACCACATATTCCAGTAACTTATCAGGGCATATGAAATCATAATCCCATTGAGATATACATGGATCATCTTTTTCCGTTCCACATCCCCCTAGCTCTAACGCCGCTTTCCTGTCAAGGGTTATAAGATCCACGTTTATAGCCTCTATATTTATATCAGGTATATAGATATATCCATCATTGACGTAATAATAGTATTGATCTATATTACCATATTTACGTTCCTTATTATTAGCGTATTTTCTTAACGATATAGGAGTGAATATGATATCATCCATGATGTTCGATACCTTTATAATAGCCGGTCCTATACGGGTGTATATCATATCGGGCAATCTTTTCTTAGATCTCATAAGAATCCGGCATAACTTGAACTCATCAAAACAGCAATCAACCTTCCGGACTCTCTCCATCTCCAGACAATTGATATGGGTGTATAATGATTCCTCGCCGAACAAAGTACCGTCAGCGTATTTCTGGGCTATATACGATCTGGCTTTCTGCCTTCCTATAGATAATATCCACCTCCTACTGACATGGGCGTCCTTGCTTATGGAGTTCATGTCATTTATGATCCTAGATACAAACTCTGAATTTTTCATGTAGCGAGATATTAAGGAGGGGATATGCCCCTCCGGTTATTACTTCTTTTTCTTAACCTTACCTCCGCATTTCATTTGAGGTTTCTTTTTCTCAGAGGTCTTGCCTCCATTAGCCATTTTCTTTTTCTTAGTACATGCCATAGCGTTATGTTTTAATATTAATGTTACAATATTAATGATTTTAGTCGATAAACAAATAAAACGTATTAAGGAAGATATAGACTCATCATGATCCGACGATCACCTTCAAGCTGACGGTATCTCTTACGCTAATGGCTTGGCGCAGGCCGATAGATGCGATTGCGTGGAGCCAACAAAGACGTGGTCATGGTCGGTATCTATGAATAATGATTGCATGAGCCATGAACAACTTGTCACATCAAGAGGATTTACGATTACGTATAATAATCAATGTGGTAGATCTATATCTGGTTCTGTGAGTGGTGTAGGATATACACAAAACGGAGAAGAGCAGGTCAATAGCGCTAGCTTTACAATTCCCGCAGGATCCGGAACCAAGAGTGGAAGTGTATATTTTAGCCGAGAAGTGGTATGTGGAAATGTAAAAATCTCTGGTCATGATTCAGGTAATTGTTGACAATCACTGCTGTTATGATTTTTAATAAAAAGGAGAGACTTATTAGCCTCTCCTTTTTTTTGTTATACATCAGAATCTTAACAGTTCCCAGATCCTCCTCCAGAAACACTTATAGACCCACATTGTACTCCTGAATCAAAACCTATGACACCGGTTTTTTTACCAGACCCAGTAGGTATACTTACGGAAGTACTTCCAGCCGTAACAGTTTGTCCATGATCATTCCTACCAGTAACAGTTACGGTTATTGATTTAGATGATCCACATTGATTATTGTGAGACACTTCATAGGAGCACCTTAATGCAGATGTAGAACCAGATAGGCCATTACAAGGATCACCGCTCAGCATAGCGTTGGCGCTCCACGTCTTTGTTGGCTCCACGCAATCGCATCTATCGGCCTGCGCCAAGCCATTAGCGTAAGAGATACCATCGGATTGTAGGTTATTGTCGGCTATCCTATTTGCCTCGTCCTTGGTACAAGCCTCATATTTACCAGCGATTTGCTTATAACTGATAGTCTTAGGAGTACAGTTGCTAGGACAGTTCGTAGCCTTGACATTTCCCCATCGGTCATCATTGCCAACCTTAGAAGGACATATCCTAGCATCAACTAAATATTGAAATGCATCCTTGTACCCTTTATACTTGTTATAAGCTTGTTCACTAGCCAGATTCGATGAAGAAGCACAAAATTCACCAGCGCTAACCACCTTAATAGGGCTATCAGGAACACATATATCACCACATTCGCCCGAACATCCCTTACATACCTCATTGGTATAGATAGTGTAGTCATATGGATTACAACAATGCTCACCGCCATTCTGCCAATATCCCGTAGGATCACACTCGCTAGAATAATGCTCCTCGCTATTACCATTATTACACCTGCTATTATCCATATGATATGTATTATCACACCCGCATCCACAAGATCTCGAATCGGACTCAACCAACTCATCTTGATTTGGGGCTGAAGAGCAAGGATTGGTCTGATTCCTACTCCTACGATAATCGCATCCACTACAATAGTAATTCCAATCATCATAAGATGGGGTATCATCGTCATCGGCGCAATCACCATTCTTATTAGCGTAAGCTTGAGCGGCGGTCTTAGTCGCCGTATCATTCTTGAAAGCGTTTTGAACCTTGCTGTCGGCATCCGCCTGAGATACGGTAGATGTCAACGCTGACAACCCTAAGGCGCTATAAGGAACGGATAGAGCGACACCATGTTTACATGTACCACAATTATCCTTATAAAATGTAGCGCTTCCAGTACCGGTCCATACACAAGTTCCATGTTGGTTAGCGTAATCCTGTCCCTTCTGGTCTAAGATCTGCTCGGCCTTGCTTCTGGCATCAGCCAAAGAAACCTTGCTGGTGATAGGCGTACCGCCGTTAACCTGCGTAGAGGTCACTGTTATTCTCTGACCAACCCCGCTTCCGGCGCAATTGTTCCTATAGAAGTCACGGCTTGCCACGTAAGTCCATGTACATCCTCCATTCTTATTGGCGTAAGCCTGACCATCAGATCCACGAACCGCGTTCTCAGCCTTCTTGTTGGCGTCAGCCAAGGAAACGGTGGAGGTGTACGGGTGTCCCGGAAGCTTGCTGCTACTTACGGATACCATGTCGCCCACGCCGCCGTCAGCGCAATTGTTCTTCCTAACCTGTCCGGTATAGCTTCCTGTCCACGTACAAGTACCCTTCGAGTTAGCCACGGCCTGACCCTGAGAGTTCACGGCGGCCAATGCCTTGGCGTTAGCGTCAGCTTGGGATACACATGACTTAAACTTACCATCAGAGCTAGGACTTGGATCCGTAACATCATTCTGAGTTACGGTAACAGAGCTTCCAACTCCACCATCCGCACATTGACGGGTAAAGGCCTTGGATGCCGTACCAAACCAGAAACATGTATTATTACCACCAGCTATATACCGCTCTTGATTATCAGGATCAGTATAACAGGTATTGGTATTACGTTGATGTAATTGAGAGATACAGTCCTTACATACGGTCTCTATAGTCTCCCATACCGGTTGCTCGGTCTTCGTATGGCACGTATCATCATAGTTCTTGTTGACGAACGCCTGACCCATTCTGTCGATATAGGCCTTAGCCAAAGCGTCTGCCTCTTCCTGAGAACGGGTTGAGGTAAAGAACTGACCCATAAGATCCGGGGTTACGGTGATAGGATCTGCATACTGACAAGTAGGACACTTAGGAGTGAACTCCTTGCTATAATTACCTACATATGTCTTCAGTTCGTCGCAAGTACCACGATCGTTGGCTATAGCCTGACCTTGCGCCTTGACAGCGGCCTTGGCAAGCTCATCGGCGGCGAACTGGCTCTCGTATGAGTAGAACGGACCTCCGGTCACGTCAGCCTCAGTAACGGTAACTGAAGACGGGATAAGACCAGACGGACAATTATTCTTCTCAAACGCCTCGCTATAATGACCGGTGTACTTAGGAGCCTCATGGCAAGTACCACGCTCATCGGCGATCTTCTGACCTTGATTCATGACAGCGGCCATAGCGACTAAGTTAGCCTCATCCTGTGATACACAAGACTGGAACGGATGACCTTCCACCATATCTTGTGTCACGGTGAACGGATTTCCTACCTGATTAGCGCCACAATTGCTCTTAGTGAACTCGAAGCTAGCCTTGCCGGTATACATAGTGGCGTTAGAGCAAGTACCCTTGGTGTTAGCCAAAGCCTGTCCTTGAGTCTGTACGGCGGTCATAGCCATAGCGTCAGCGGCGGTCTGGGAGTCGTTAGACTGGAATGGGTGTCCTTCTACCATATCTTGGGTGATCGTCACCTTAGATCCGATCTTACACTCACCACAGTTGTTTCTCGTGAATTCCAAGGAAGCACGGCCGGTGTACGTACAAAGGGCGTGGATATTGGCAAGGGCCTGTCCTTGGGCGTCAACGGCGGCCTTGGCCTTGTTATTGGCATCCTCCTGAGATACGGTAGACGTGAACGGATAACCGTCAACCATCCTATCATTTACCGTATAAGTACCACCAGTTCCAGTACCACAATTGTTACGGGTAAACGTACGTGTATAAGTACCGGTATATACAGGCACCTTCTCGCACTTACCTTTCACGTTAGCCACATCCTGACCTTGAGCCTCGACGGCGGCCTTAGCCTTATTGTTGGCGTCTTCCTGAGATACGGTAGACCTGAAATCTCCTGTCACCATAGTCTCATCCACGACAACCTTGGTGCCGTATTGGGTCTCATCACAGTTATTACGAGTGAACTCCTTATTATACCTACCGTAGTAGATCGTCTTCTCCTTACACTCACCTTCTAGGTTGGCTTGTTGCTGGGCGTTAGCCTCAAGATCGGCCTTAGCCTTATTGTCAGCATCCTCCTGAGAGATAATAGAGAAGTACTTACCAGCGGCTACAACATAAGTATAAGGTTGACCGATATGGAACTCATCGCAATTGTTTCTAGTGACTGTCTTCTCCATCCTTACGTTATAGTAGACGTTAGTCTGACAGTCGCCACGCTCGTTGGTGATAGCCTGACCTTGCGCCTCCACAGCGTCCTGCGCCAGCTTGTTGGCGGCATCCTGCGATACCGTAGAAGTGAACGGATATCCAGAACACATCTTCTCGTCCACAGTGAAGTCAACAGGAGTAGAACCCTCAGGGCAGTTGGTTCTCTGGAATACCTTGGAGTACGATCCGGTAAATACCGGTATCTTCTCACAGTTACCCTTGATATTCGCTATACCCTGACCTTGAGCCTCGACAGCAGCCCTTGCTAGGCTATTAGCGTCTTCCTGAGACACGATGGATCTGAAGTCTCCCGTAACCATCGTCTCGTTAACAACCACATCCGTACCGTATTGGGTGGAATCACAATTATTACGGGTAAAGGTCTTACTAAACTTACCATAATAGATATTCTCCTTAGGCTTACACTCACCCTCCAAATTGGCTTGTTGTTGACCGTTCTTCTCAATATCCTCAAGAGCCTTCCTATCGGCGTCCTCCTGAGAGATGGAAGATACGTACTTGCCCTCAGGAATGATATAAACATATTCCTGACCGTCACTGAACTTATCGCAATTATTACGTATAAACGTCTTTCTCTGCTCCTCGTTATACCAGATATCGGTTATACACTCACCATGCTCGTTGGCGTATTTCTGACCGTTCAGGGCTATATCCTCCATAGCCTTGGCGTCTGCGTCCTCCTGCGAGATAAACGACTTGTAAGTCCTTTCCTCGACCGTATACAACACCACCGATCCATGCTGGTTGGCCAGACAGTCGTCCTTGGTGAACGGCTGAACCATCTTGATATTATAATAAACGGGCTTGGCGTCCTGAGCTATCATATACTCCTTGACAATATTACCGTCCTTTGACGTTATACGGAACTTAGCCGTACAGATCTGACCGGTATAATTAGCCTTGTATACGATATTAAGCTTATTATCGCCTACCCCATGGCTCTTGTCGTTAATGGCAAAGCAATTACCCTCGACACAATTCTTATCTATTTCCCTTGCCATATTATCCTTCAGTTATTCTCCATGAAACATCATCTCCGGCCTCTACCCTCACGATTTGGGTATCACCATCCTTATTAAGCGTCAACCTTTGCGGATCCACGTTGAAGGGTGGTTCCGGTTCCGGCTCACTACCATCACCGCAAGTGCAACATACCAGCTCGATATCATACTCGGTATTGGACTTGATATCGATGACAACCTGACCGTTCTCGCTAGTCACGTTATCGAAGTCATGATCAAGTATGATATAAGGTATATCATTAGGCTGTTGATTGATATTAACAACCTTACCGTTCAAGACAAACATCTCATGATGCTGTTCGTTATCCATATTCTTAGGCATAGCTATGACAAAGCTAGCCTCATACAAATCAGTGGCTCCGGGATCCTCAGGATCGGCATACACTATATATCTGCTATCCTCTTCCGGGACCTTCATGGATAAGCCGTTCACGTTCATGGAGACTATATAAGACTTGCTCACCGAGCCACCAAGGGTAAGGCAGGAGGCCTTGACCGAGGCGGAGTTAAGCTTGGCGTTGATGACCGCCGTCCCGCCCTCCATATCGAACATGATATTGGTCGGATCCACGCTTACCCGCTCCATGCCCTTCTGGGTTATGGTAGCGAGCTTCGTAACCTTGCCTTTCTCGACCGCTACGTAAGTCTCCCTAGGCAACCTACCCATCCATCCCGGCTCTACCTTAATAGCCACCTTGTCGGGGCCGGTACCGGAAATCTTGTCGTAGGACACCCATGAGGAGCCTTGCTCGATCTTGGCAAGAATATCTTTTAAATTACTAGCCATATCAATCCGCTTGCGTTATAGTCCATTTATCACTCTTGCCGACAATAATCTCAAGGATCTTCTCTCCACCCTCAGGAGGATACTCGAAGTTAGTAGGCTTAATCTCAAATACGCTGGCGCCTCCACAACCAAGATCACAGATCATATCCGGCAACCATCCCTCCTCAAAAAACCGTTCTATAAGCTCCCTGACAGCCTCTGAAAAAGAATCAAGCTCTAACCTGTCTACGGGGAGAGATCCCTTCTTGAGGATCTCACCACATACCCAGCCGTCACAATCGGAAGCCAAGACCGTATCGTACACTCTCTTAGCCATAACAAGAAGTATTTAAAATATTACTATTCAATGTAGTATATACGATATTAACATCAGTGAACTCATCACCCATGCAATATTTCTTCTTAAACTTAACGGACCTACCAGAAACGACATATCCGTCATTAGGGACGATAGTACCACAATAGGTAACGCTGAGCACATTCAACGGCTCGTATCTTAACCTGACAGCCTGAACACCCTTGAACGAGTCACGTTGGATGGATGCCGTGGCACCAGATACGGCAACCAGCTTCCTTACCAGAGACTCGATTACGCTATTCATGCTATCACCGTTCCTGATATCTGCCTCAGGGAACGACTGACCGTCATATATGATCTGGGAACTGTAGATACTACACTCGTCCCCAGGTCTATATTCCGGCTTACATGGATTACAATTATTTCTCATATCAAATCAATTTGTTGATCATTCTTCTTAATTCAAGTATCTCAGCATCCCTATCCCGTATAGCCTTTATCATAGCGTTAAGGGTATCGGACATATCGCAATTAGGGGATAATCCCAATGATTCCACACGTACCTTATCACCGGGGTAAATACAATCGGTACTCATGTACGTAGAGCACGGTACTTTCGTGTCGTCTATAGTAGGCCTATATTGTTTTTTGTTGCAACCGTTCATCACCAAACCTCCTCTTCAGTTCCGCTATCCCCGCCGCTACCACCGGCGTTGACAAGCTCGTTTATAATCTTCTTCAAATCCAGAACCTCACGATGGTATAAATCTATCTGCTTATCCCTAGACGCTATAATACGCCTCAATGAGTCTATAACGACAGAAATGTCATTACCTTTCTCTATACCATCCGCCACCAACTCATCGCCTGAGTATAAGACACATTTATCATACAAGGTTATAGGACATCCATAACCAACACAAGGTTCGTCCTGACAATCCCGATCGCAAGGATCACAAGGATCGTTAGGGCATTTGTTAAGAAACCTGTCTATCTTAACGCCATGACAACACTCTTCGGGACGTTCCCTTGAATGATCATGGCAACAACCATTTGTACTACACATATTAATAATGTTATTGTTTTCAACAAAGATACAGATTTGATTTAATAACAAGATAACACACTCCATTAAACAATATAGGGAATACGACATTCGTATCCCCTATATCTGCGAATTATAACAACGAAATAAAATCAAGACTTCAATTTAAGAACAGGATTACCCCATCTTTCTTTCCATTGCCTTCCCAAATCATTTATAACACCATTGTAATCTTTTATATATCCAGCCTTAATAGCATAAGATATATTCCTTTCTATTGATACTATCATATCCAATTCTTCAAAAGAAGCTCTATTCCTTATCCCTTCCTCATGCACGCCAAACACGACGAAATTTATACCCTTGGCTATCCTTGATAACAACTCCTTTAAATTACTTTTATCACTTATAAGTGAAGATACACTACTGCACATCTCTATATAAGCATCACCAGCGGCATTTCTTGTCCCTACAACATTATCAACAAACCACATTACAACATCAGCGCAAACCTCAGGACTCATCTCCATGGCTACCACGAGAAAAAGATATGGATTCATATACCACATTTGACCATCCCCCTTACCTTTTCGACATGCTAATCCCATTTTATTTAAATCGCTAAGATTTAGAGCCTTATTTTGTAGGCTGATATTTATCCGCTTACATAAATCCCTGTTTTCCAGCCTACTAATTATCTCCCTGCATTTTTCCTGAAACCCATCATACTTAATGATATCATTAAGCTTCTTGGGAGACAGCCCCTTTTTAAGCCTATCATCAGACAAAACCTTCATGGCTAAAGTGATATTAACAAAACCATTATCACTAAGCGCCGGTATGACAACGCCCATCAATTTCCTGTCGGAAGACTTGATTTCAACCCTACTTTTCATAACTTTGAACAATATTTTAAATTAAACATAATACCTATCGGTTCGAGATGAATAGATAGGTATGCAAATATAAAATATATTCAACATACAAACAAGTGAATCACAGTATATAAACTTAATACCATTGATATATATACAAAAAAAATGGAGGAGATACACGATCCCCTCCAAGCACTAATCTATAAATTATGGGAAAACAAAAAAGGTATTATCACCAATAACACTGATCTTCTTGATCGATATTCTCAATCCATTTCTCACACTCAAGATTAAGATCAGCGTATTCCTGTCCCTCTACCATCAAGACCTCACGAGCCTTGGCGTTGGCATCCTCAACCGATATCCATGACCTAAACCTGTTGGCTTTGATAGAGTAATATACTTTACCGGACTTATATCCGAACGGACATACCTTTTCAAACCAATCACCGATCTTCGTATTATAGAATACAGGTGAACAACTACCCTCTGCGTTAGCCTTCTCCTGACCTTCTTTCATGAACTTCCTATAGGCTAACGTATCGGCGTCTATCTGGGATATATCGGATATGACAGCTCCGGCCGGTAATTCATATACAATACCTTCCTTGCCTGATGTGCCAGCCTCACAATCGTTCTTGTAAAACAAGCCACGAAAAGGCTGTGAGGCCCAGTCCTCGCAGCAAGCCCCGACGGAGTTGGCCTCTCCCTGCCCGATCCGTCCAAGCTCCACCCTGGCCTTATCATTGGCATCTTTCTTAGATACGTAAGAGACAAACCTGCCTTCCTCTATGCATACCTGCTCCTTGGACCCCCTACCGCTTACGCAATTGTTCTTGATAAACTCATCGCATACCTGATCATTATACCATACAGCCGGTATTATGTCGGCATATGTATTGGCGTAGTCCTGACCGTTGGCTTTGATATCATCCTCAGCCTTGTTGTCAGCCTCCTCCTGCGTATCGCCAAAATAGACGTTGGGAGGGACCCGGTAGTCAACAGAACCGCCCACATACCCGGCAGGCGGGTTATTTCTGGTGAACGTCCGAACTATTTCTTTATTACCGTATACCATTGTGATTCACTTTGTCACAAAGATACAATTTAAAATCAAATTACAAAGGAAGAGCCTTTTTGCTTCTCAAAACCTTATACAGATAATCCCTTAACTGCTCCTCGGTAGTTATATACCCAAATTCAATCATCTTAGCTATATCAATCTCTAGCTCCATCAACTCTTTAGCCTTGACCTCCTCGCCAACAGAGTTTCTTATCATAGTCTCATGAAGACCGTAAACTATTATATTCAGAGATCTAGCTAAATCCTGTATTTTATCTTTAAACCTTGACGAGTCCACGATTTTAGATAAAGCGGAAGACATTCTCCTATAAGCATCACCAGCCTTATCTCTGTAATCTATAAGTTGATCATGTACAAACTTCAAAACCTGAACCTCAAATCTAGGATTTATCCACATGGCGAATTTTATAAATAGCAAAGGATGCATCCATATCTTATCAGGTGTCTTGCCATGTTTTGTAACTCTACCTTTTACTTTTACAAATAACTGATTATCACCATTGTCCATTTTTGGACTATGGCTTTCATCATCCTTTAGAGCTTCTAAAAATTCTATGGTTTTAGGACTATCTATAAACACAGAAAACTTTCTTCTTATATTATCGGGATTATCATTCCATTGCTTAAGTAAACTATTGGCATCAAAATAACCATGTCCATATTTTCATTTAAATTAGTCAATTCATTTCTTTTTGTATCATAAAACGTTTACATCTTAATAATTTCAACTTTTTGTACGTAACATCCCGTTGATTACCACCGTCAATATCACGGATATTGAAACTACCCGATTTGCGTCTTCCAAATATGAAGTAACAATTGCCTTCAAACATAACCCTGTCAAACAAACGAAAACCAAAAACTTCAAAAGGAGATTGATTCGGCTTTTTAGCCCCTCCTTTTAAAACCTTTTGTTTATGGATTTGACGATTATGTCTTCTAATCAACCTTACCTTGTAATGATATTCTAACATTAAAGCATTGAAATTCTTAGAAATAACGAAAGCATCAGAGATATGGGATTTTTCAATTCCATATTTAATCCGATTGTATTTCGTGATGTAACCGAAAGTCATCGAAACGTTGTCGCATCTGGATTTCAACTCATCGTACAATTCCCATTTCATGATACCCATGACGGCTGCGTCGCGAAGCGACTTGCCTCGTTTTACCTTCAAATCGATGTTACCTTTATGATACTCCTTATGACAAGTCTCACATAAAGTAATAAGATTTGAAGGAGAATCACCTCCTGTTTTTCGAGATTCGATGTGATGAACATTCAAAATCGGGTCTTTTGACTTCCCTTTACAATGTTGACATTTATGCCCATCCCTTGCCAAGACATATTCCCTGACATTCCAAAAACCAAGTCGATCTCCTTCCTGATATTCATTACCAGAGATATTGGGATTATTGATTTTCTGGGTATCGAACTGAGCGACCTCAATGATGATACGGGATATCGGCAGGATAGAACAGACATTGTCGATAACACGGATATGCGCATCAATCCTATGTCGTACCGAAGGTGCTACCCATCCTAGACGTTTGCTTTTCACCCTGTTGTCAAAACGAGGTTTCCTGTATCTCAACCTATTCCGTCTCGTTCTTCTTGACTCTCTTCTTGTAGACAAAAGTTCTACAACATCATTTCTAAGAATAACCTCACCGCTGTAAAGCTCCTTGCTTTTCGTCGTAGCGGATAAACCAACATGCTTGGTTCCGGCATCGACGCCTAACACAATTTCCTGTTTGTAATCGGATGTCTTGTACGTTAATTTGATGGTAAAAGGACATGTGTTTACAACGACCGCCTTGTTATCTTTTAGCAGTCGTCTAACCTTCCCATGCCTTGTCGTAGGCATCATCGGTTTACCATCTATGTCCTGTACATAAACCATTTACAAACTAATTCAATGTTTATTCAACATAAGTCAGGATTTCTCCTGTTAGTACCCATCGCCAATGTTATTTTGAGGTTTTGATGCAAGCAACACTATGGCCCGAATACAACCATTGTTTAATCACTTGCCTTAGAGCAAGGAACTTGGGCAAACATTCCTTGGTAACTATATATTCTCAAATAACGTAGCCTCTGTCTCAAGGCTTAGGCTAATAATCGGAATAGCTTTTAGCTATTATACATAATGCGATGCAAATGTTTTATGGTTTGCATGAATTATGTATTATTCGCGAGAATCACTAGTTCTTTGAAAAACGTTAAAATCGCCCATCTTTCTTGTCAAAACATTTACCGTCTTCATTTTTTAATCTAATTTTGAAGTTAATAATTAATTACTTTATGTCCACTCCCTCGTGAGAGTCAGTGGACATACAAAAATAGCCAATCGAAATGATAAACACAAATCGATTGGCTATTTTTAATATCCCAAAATCAGGACATTAATCACCCATTGCAGATCTTATCCTCAATAGCGTAAAGGATTTTAGCTACAGTCTTATCGCCATTTATCTTCACGCAAGACTCACCAAGATCCCGGACATCTATAGCCTCCCTGATACGGGTAAGCTCCTCATATATCTCCTCTATCACATCGGAGATCATAACACACTCATCAGAGTCCTTATGCTTTGACCACTCTGGTAGATCACCCTCATAAGGTACGCAAGTGGACGGGGTTATATGTGAACAATTATACTTTCTCATGCCAGCAACTTATTAACACGTTCCTTTAACGATCTTACCTCATCCGGGCATAACCCGCAATCATTATCACATAATGACCTTTGCAGACGAATTATCTTACCCCAATAGGATATATCGGGCTTGTCACCGATCCTGTACCTATGATATCTCATGTATCTACCCCACTGACAAGACAGCCATTCGTCTACGACCTTACATAGATCTATTCTATCAAGGTTTGATATAGATTGCGCGCCCATCGAGTATCTCCTTTCTCATTTCCTGTACCTCCTCGTCAGGCGGGCATCCATACGGCAGGTTCTTGATCCATTCACGGATCTTTTTCTGCATATTAAGATAAGATACACCCACGCCATCACCCTTGGTACGAACTTGCTTATATATACTAACCACGTCACGCTCCATGGTCTGCAACGGATCTTGCATAACCATACAACCAGCGGTGCTTCTAGAAGCGTACTCCATATCGCTAACAGCGGTAGAAGAAGAATGATTCATCATACTTCTCTCAATCCTTTCTCTCTCGGCCCTTAACGCCTTTTCCTTACAAGTATTACAACCCACGTTATTAAAATTATTTATTTCATTTATTAAACTCACATTCGTATCACAAGATGTTTACTCTAACCGGGTTAAACGCCAACCCACTATCGATTATCTTACTGACGTAAGAATCACCGAATACTTTCCTACCAATCCCGATAGCTCCATTGATATCAGCGTTAATCAGCTTTCCAATAGAGCCTTGGAACAATCCACGTTTCTTTCTTTTGCCAAGATAAACATCATGCTTACATAATTTCTCAAAAGCCAGATGATCCACTTTGGAGGTATAGGATTCCTCATTGGTTTGAAAACTGATCCCAACTAATTTACATTTGTAAGAAATCTTGTCAATAAGTTTAGAGAACGGTATCTCTACGAACTTCTGATTCGTTATCTTACCTAAGTTTATTCCATTCTTCCATCCTCTGTTCAAACCCACAACAAGGTTTCCAATATTGTTTTCAATACAGATATTTACAATAAATCTGCTAACCTTGTGGATCTTGTCATCAATCCAAAAATTCCTATAATTATTTAGCCGTCTAAGTCTCTTTGAAATTCCCTTGTCTCCGATGTAAGACATCAATCTAGCTCTCTTCTTATTATACCACTGATTGAAGGACTTGATAATCTTGCCGTTTACAATGAAAGGCCTGATACCTACATTGCTTATACATGTACATAAATTATTCAATCCCAAATCAATCGAAAGAACATTATTCTTATCAAGATTTAAATCCTGTTCCTTCTTCTCATAAATAACCTCAACCACATAGCATGTAGCTTGTGGAATTATCCTAACCTGACATAATTTGTTATCTCCTATGTTTGTTTTAATTGATGGAATTATGTTTTTGATGAAATGGATGTAACCATCTTCTTTCAATCTGCAAGCAGAAGTCGTAAAGACTGCCATATTCTGCTTCTTGCCTCGTTTGTACTTCGGCAATTTAGGTTTCGAATTGAACTTAGAGGGATTTTTTTCATATTCCTTCTTTAATTTCATCCAAGACTTTATTGCCGAAAATGCTTGAGCTACGACTTGCTGGGATACCGTCGACGGAAGATTTCTGAAATCATACTGGTTCTCTTTGCATAGTTTGGTAGAGAACTCATATTCCTTCAAATAATTACCATCAAATATCCCCTGTCTTACGTTGAAAAGAACATAATTGTACAACAAACCTGATTTAAGGCATATATCCTCAAACCGGTTGTCTTTTACGATATGTCTTTCAACTAACTTCATTCAAACATCTTATAATCACCTTCCTTTTATTCAACAATCCACGCAATTGGTAGCCATCTCAAGAAACTCTCCGACACGATCAATGATCTCATGAGCCGCCTCTATATTATCCAACCTGACGTTAGCTTCCGCTACAGCCATAAGCGTCTCCATCTCCTGTATCTTATTTATAAGATCCTTATCCTTGTCCTCGCATAGGATATCAGTCTTAATCCATAGCCGATCAAGACGTCTGCGTATAAGATCCGTCTTAAGATACTTGCGACTGAAGTTGTAAGTAGAAGGACTACCTATGATCTTGATATCATATATACCATCAGGTAGATCAAGGTACTTGACATTACAATCATCGTAATTAAAGCAATTGAGGCCTAATGTTAGGCTAGTAAAGGTATTGACCTGATTCTTGCCAAGGAACAACGTAACGGGGTCGGACATGCCCGGCGTAGTGATCTCGATAATCGCCTTCCTGTCCTCCAGTAGCCCCCACTCAGACTCATCCAATACCTGAAGCACCTTGGGATCACGTGTCTCTATCACCTGAAATGACAGCCGAATATCATTCATATTAACCTTCTTATCGTACCGGCATAAGCTATCGTCATAACGGGCTTGCATATCAAGATCCGGGACATCGGTATAATATGTCTTGACCTCATGACCGTTGATAAATACCGATGTTATCTGGCAAACATGAGACCTAGCGACATCAAAAAACACCATCCTTACATTACCCTCATAATCGACTCCCGATGTCGGGTATGTCAATATCTGGGTATTATACTCTCCATCGTTACGTCTAGCCACGACAGTAATAACGATAGGTTTCTCTATATCGTAATCATCCATGATAATCCTAGCGGCGAACTTATCATGAATTATCTTCGGTATGATATTTATCTGATTCATCTTTACTACTTTTAAGCAAAGATACAAAATAGGGTCATACCAATACAATAAACCTACTTTAAGATAAACCCTAAGGCATTCACTATATCATCACGATCACCGATAAAACCTTTATCAATCATCATAGAAAGCAAATCAGTAAGAGTAAAAAAACCATAATCGTCAACATACGGTCTACTTAACAAAACAAACAATATAGATATTATGCGATTGTCTTCCTTGGCAATATCAAATAGCTTCAACATGTCATCTGACATATAATTTCCTACATTCAAACTTACCATGTCGGACAATGGCAGATAATCAATATTCCCATCACCACTATGAATAAGATTGCTACAATAACTCAATATAGGATCAACGCTATCATCATAATCATCAGAATCGCAATTGACATAATCGACAATTAGACGCATCACCTTATCTTTCAAATAGAGAGAAGAGCATTTAATAGCCAAATCCTTAACATCCCCACCATCATATTCCCCAAGAAGCTCTATCATCATAAATATATCCACCCATATCATAGACAGTCGTTCGTCAACAACATACATGAATGTGCCAGAATCCATCAAATCTTTGACTATATCTTCAGATTCATCTAAAGAATCAAATAATGATGATACTTTAAAAAGTTGCTTCTTATCATCAAACACCGTATAAAAGTCATGTGATTTTACATTAACCATAATATTAGAAATTAAAATTGTTAGACAAATACTGCGATTCAATATAATCGTCAAGGAACGGTGTGCTATTATCAGGAATCCACACCTCATCAGACAACGCGGCCATACCAAACTCATCAACTATCTCATCTCCATACACATAATCATAAGCCTTGACGCCAAATATCTTAATCCTTTTAACATTGCCAAAAGCGGACTTGACTTCCTTTATCTTCCTATCCAACTTCCTCACCCCATCGACGAACTCAGAGAAAGTGACACCACGCTCATCTAAATAGCTCTTTATAGCCCTCTCTATGGTCTTGATACTGACATTACCAAAGCCCTTCTTCCTGACCTTGTTCTGAACCTTTTCCTTAAAATAAATGCTCACCCCATTGTTTTTGGAAGACACAAAATCCTTAAGGTCACGTTTCCTGATCGAATCCATAGAATCATAAACAACACGCTTGATATCCTCGGCACGCTTCCTATTGCACTCATGGGCTTTATAGGTAGGATTGTTCACATTTCGCTCATCCTCTAGCTTACGATGTTTAGGAGGGCAATTGTCCCAATAATAATACCTAGCCTTGCTCCTATGCACAAAAAGATCAGGATGCTCCTTCTTCGCCTTCCTCACCATAGCATAATAACCGTGGACAACAGCCACGTTAACATAACTGATCAAAAGCCACCTAACTAACTTTATCTGATAAGCAAGATTATCACCACCAAGACGATGATGCTTGATATAGTAATTAACTATTTCATTCACAAAGTAATAGAACCACTTGATGTTGTATTGAATCCCCAGCGACCTAAACCTTATAGGGTCAAGGCATATGATAAGAATGCCTATCAGCGTCTCCGATATCGGCTTCTCCAGTATCTCTGACTTTGATGATGATTGACGCTTTATCCTAGGGTTATCGCAACAAGGATTAGCATTGTCATTAAGCAAATAAGGTAGGATGACCTTGCCGGAATCCCTCCTCAAGGCTCTATTTTCTTCTGACATCCTCTTTTTTTCAGAGAAAGATACGAATTGGTCGAATATTAATGTTAAATTTGCCATATGTTATTTTTTTATTATAGTACAAAGATACTAAAAACTTTGTCGTTTCAAAATGAGTGCTTGTGAAAGTACTCATTTTTTTTGTTTATGATCACGGCTTTTTACGGCGATCGATATGGTCGAAATCCAACTTGGACATTGCGTAGGGAGACTATCGTAGGGATAGTTAAGAAAAGAGATGAATTTATTTATCCACCCTCTTTTATAAACACAGTTGTCTATTTTGTGACATGTGATATAGGAAACTTTCGCCACCTTAAGAAGGGAATCTCATTATAAAGATTTTCTTTGTTTATATCATAAGTTGATTGATTAAAAAGCGTTAGCTAACGCTTTGTTATTATCTAAAGTATATAACTTAAATACATTAACTTAATAATCTGTAGTAAATTGAAAAACAAAGATATCAACAATGACTTATATCAATGATTTAATTTAGTGTATTTTTTTACATCTACTTATGTTGTCAATGGATCTTTGATCGACAAATAACTACCTACATCAGACATTAATGCATTGATATGTTTACTTCTTTCCAACGCTTAAGCGTAATACGCCAAGGGGAAAAAGGAGGTGGGCTACGAGTCGCTCCGCTCCTGGCCGGCCGTGTGGGGATACCTCCTGCCCTACCTCACGGAGCCGCCACATTCCCTTTGGTGTCAACAGAGATGAACTTCAAAAAAAAGATATTACCTAACCTTGTATTTACCAGATAAGGGATTTTCTTCAAGGCAGTTTCTGATTGGGTAAAAATCTGGTCAAAGAAGTTGTCTGGTCAAAGACAAAATTATATATTCGCGATGCGGTCGGTTGGATGAGTGGTTTAGTCGGTGGTCTGCAAAACCATATACCCCGGTTCGAATCCGGGACTGACCTCGCATTTGCAATCCTTTCTGGGGTGATAACCCACAGGTGTATGAGGCGACTTGTACACCTGTTATTTTATCAATCTAAGTCTTTTCAGCAACACTAATAATACAACCAATATACCTAAGATCGACATAAAGATAATAGCCATCGGCCACCTTGATTCCTCATTATCGTCTATATCCTTATGCTTGATGTCTGTCTTCTTATCAATATCCTCAATACCGGTGATCGTCTTATCAACGCCAAAGGAATCGGTCGTCACCGTGCTATCCCGCCGGCCGATGACGATATGGGCGTCAGTCACGGACGATACCGGTCGCTCTCCCGTGGCGGGATCAATATCCTTATCCGTATCGAATTTCCTCTCAGTTATAACGATATCGGCATTAAGATCAGAGGTCTTTATCTCCACCATCTTGCGGTCTATAACCTCGTTTATCATCGTCTCTATCCTGCTTATCAGCCGGCTATCAATAGACGCATCGCTAACCTGCCTCCTGCTTCCACAAGAGGACAGGAATAGCGACAGACCTAAACAAACAATCGCCCTAAGACTTATCCTTAACCTCATCATCGGCAATCCTCCTTATATCGTCAAACGTCTCATCAGGTATGTTCTTGGAGAAGCTAAACATCTTGAACACGTTTATTCTCTTGAACACAGCCTTGAATACCTTAACCAAATAAGCGTCAGAGAAAGCATCCCCTATCGTATTCAAGAAAAGCATCACATATCCAACAAGGGCTATATACACCCCATATTTGGTTACGGTAAGTATCATGCTAGCCTCCTCCTCGATCGGGTATAACGTCTTATATATAACACATAATGTCATTACTATAAAACAGGACAAAGCGAACTCCTTAAGAATATCAGTAAACCTGACCTCCCTAAACCATCTCTTGAAACTAAACCTCCTCCTACGGCTTCTACGGAGCTTCCAGCCCCTTATGCTTTGCGCTAACCTAGCCAAAAAATTAGCTATTAATACTATAAGTAATACAATCAATAAATGGTGTACCGGCTGGAAATAAGCCCAACAAGAGGCACCATACGCAAGCGCAATATTCCACAAAGCCCCTACTCGCTCTATCATGTCTTTGTCTTTCATTTTATACCCTACTCGCAAAGTTAACTACTATACCATTAATTACCTAAAACACCACGGCGTGTATACCGTTCCTAGTATCAAGGCTATCAAAATGCAACCAACCCACCTTCCCTTCAAGCCGGAAAGGATATGGTAACATATCTTGATGATCCAAGATCAAGCCTCTAGCCTGTTCCGCCGTCATTGACTTGACATCGAAATCACCAGCCTTACCCAACACATGAGCGGATAGATAAACATCTTTCTTATCCTTAACTATCTGACAGATGTTGCATCTAAAACCACGTTGGGAAAACTGCCCTTGCTTATCCCAGTTATTACAATACATAGGCTGTTTGATTATATCCCTCCGTAATATAAGAAGATTATGGAGAAACGCTGTATCAAGAAACTGCCACGATCTGTCCTTCCACTTATTATATGTATGAGGACATACTAATTCCACTATATCAAAATACGAACCTAGTTCTTTTATAATACTATTTCTATCCATATTATCCGTTTTTTAAATAATGCAAAATAATAATACCACGATAACCTGATCCTCCTCGACCGCTCGTAGCCTCACTATTAGAAGCTTTAGAGGCTCCTCCTCCACCACCTCCATAATAAGTGGCATTACCTCCATTTTTGCCATTAATAATAACACCCTCAATATCCTCGACTCCAGCTCCATCACCTCCCCCGTGATTTCCGCCTTTCCCTCCGGATAAAAAGCCCATATTCAATCCTCTTGTATAAGCTCCCGATCCACCACCAGCGCCCATAGGATAAGGATATCGGTCAGGATATTTGTTGTTAAAAACATATGATCCATCTTGCCCTGGATTCCCCGGGGAAGGATCATGACCATCCCCTTCAACTCCATATCCGCCTCTTCCACCTTTACCGGCAATAGCCTGATATATACCGAATATACTATCACCACCTATATCTCCGACAACCACCCTATATGTAACACCTGGATTTACGGATATAGTCCTAGTCAGTACACCACCTCCGTTACCGCCACTCCCGGCATTATATACATCGGAATATTCTCCATTAAGACCTCCGGCGACCAACGCGAACTCAACCTCATAGACCCCATCAGGAACCGCCCAATATCCATTATCCTGAGGAGATAATTCCTCGAATACCTCTATTATCTTCCTTTTGGGTAACATTCTTCTTCTCATCATAAGGCAAATAGGATTTTACCCCCCCCCCAATTTAGTTTTAAAATATTGATATTCATAATATTATTCTGGTTTAATCGTCCATCTCTGGGCGTAGTTATTTTTTAGCACATATATCTTCTCCATAGGTGTAGCGGGAGACCCGTTGGATGAGCCTTTCACGAATCCCTCTGGGGCCTGCTCCGTGCCGGAAGGACGCTGATTCTCGTCAGGATATTGACTACCATACATAGAAACCGCAAGTCCATAAAACTGATTTCTTTCCCCATCTTTGGCCACGGATGCCATGGTAATCTGATCCCATCCTACAACAAGGTCGTAGAAGGAGTTTACGAAATCATCTGATCTTTTTGGGCTATGAGTGGAATAATCCATCGCAAACCGTGTAATAGACCTCATCTCATAAATATAATCTGGCAGCTTATCCACTCTAATACTATTACTATGATAGACGAAAAAACCTGTAAGATGATCCAATCCTCTACCCGACATATTATCATCATTCCAACCCGTCCTCCTTTCTCCACTTACCCAGTCATTTAAAAAATCAAAATTAGTAATGTTAGGATTTATCTTATCTACCTCGAAAAAAGGGAGGGTATTTATATCAAAATAATTCCACATATCATAAGGGCCAGGATGTATTCTCAACGAAGTTAATTTAGGAAGATCATTAAACTCCTTTATATACCTATCCAAATAACATGAAGACAATTCAAGGGTTTGAAGATTTTTCATATTCTTTATATTCCTTATCCCGCTAGATTCTATATCCCTAAGATCAAGCATATTAAACATATTTAAATAATATACCTCTGTCTTACTGGTTATAGCCTCAGGAATTACGGTCATTCTTTGCCCTATATTTTGAAGATCGATATAAATTAACTTTTTGGATCTTGACAACTTGTCTACAGGTATACCGTCATTAACATACAGCGTATGGGATACGACCAAAAACTCAAGTCCTGGTATATCCACAATCGGGAAAGATGTCATCTTGCAAATTTGGATATTGGCATAATAAATATCACAAGTAAAATCTATCGACACAGCCCGTTGTACGTCCCTCCTCCCATCAGCGTAAGCATGATTATCTATAGGTACGTATTGCGATCCATCCTCCTTCCTGAACCACCACGTAGTATTTGGATTTTTCTTGTGTTGTATCGCTAAAGAACGGAATATAATACGATAATTATCCTCCCCTTGAACCTTGGTCATAGGAAACTGCTCCTTTATTCCATCCCCCCAATCCACATTAGCCATACCGGGCTTTCTGGATCTAAACTCAACAAACGTATTATATGGATTACCAACGATAGGATCGGGTACATAATTATAATCATCGGTATAATAATTTCTAAGTGCCCTATCCCATGTGGTGAACCACACGAACTTGTTGGATGATGCCTCATATTTATATAATGTCTTAGCCATTACCTATCTTGTTAAAATATTCTACAATAACATTCCTGTCCAATCCCATAGAATCACATAAATACTCCCCTTCTGGTTGACCCCCAAACGATAATACCTTATCCGTATCATGAGCTAAAACATCTCCATTGCCTACAAAGGTACGCCCATCGTCAAATACGATAAGCTTATATGGCTTATACGACCTCGTGTCAATATCAGAAGATCGTATTGACCTTAACACCGAAGCCTCTGGCGCCATACTAAACCTCCATCCATAATTATTCATAAGCACATAAACCATCTCCATAGGAGTCGACGGAGAGCCATTAGACTGATCCTTTATAAAACCAGAAGGTGCCTGTAATACGCCACTAGGCCTTTTATCAACAGGAATGGCAGCCAAATACATATTTAGATACAATCCATAAAACTGATTTCTTTTGCCATCGGAAGCAGAAGAAGACATAGTGAGATAATCAAACCCCATCACCTTCTCATATAATGTTGATATAAACGTATCACATCGACTTTGGGTTGACAAGGAGACATACATATAAAAACTACTCATGGATCTCATCTCATATATATAATCCGGTAGATTACTTACATCTATATTACTATAGCCATATGAGGCGGTAAGGATAGTGATATTTTCCAGCCCCTTGCCGATCATATACGGATGCCAGCTCACGACAGACCCATACCATCTGTTTATATGATCGAAGGTCCTTAAGCTAGGATTTATCTTATCCACCTCATCCATAGCCGGGCATGTATTAGGGTCAAACGATGGCATAGCCACTCCCGGGGATATATATAATTCTTTTAGCTTGCTAAAAGACAGCCATTCCCTTGGATATACCCTAACCCTGCAACCTGCCAAAGATAATGTTACAAGATTAGGCCACATAGAGGGGAATTTCCTTATATTAGAAGACTCCGTATCATTAAAATCAGCCGTTCGACTTAAATTAATGCCTTTTAACTTAGTCAACCTATCCCAATCGTCTGGTATGGATGTCAATGTCCCTACACCTAATTCGTTAAGTGTTATATACTCTATATTTACCGATCTACGTATCCTATTTTTAGGAATATCGGTTATATTCCCATCGCCGGTAATGGATAAGGTTAAGTTGATAATACTTGGGGCGTCTAATATCGGGAATCCTACCATCATTATCCTCACTGTTTGAACGTATGTAATATCATTCGTAAAAGTCATGGTAATGACCCGCTCTTTATCTAGCCCATCAGCGTAAGCATGATTAGGCGCAGGGATATACTCACTCCCATCTTCCTTATAAAACCACCATGGATGGCTATCCGGATTCTTACGATAACTTATATCCCTTCTCCTGAACATCAACCTATATCGCCCGTATATGGATTCGCTCCTATCCTTCACGAAAGGGAATTGCTCTTTATTCCCGTCACCCCAATCGACCTCACACATTCCTGGGGCCTTGGAATAAAACTGTATACTCTCATTGTAATTATTAACATCCAATATAGGATCAGGCACGTCATCAGTAGTATCATTCCTGTCAACGCCCCTAAAAGCATATTTGCCTTTAGTAAAAAAGGTTATAGAGCCTTTATTCGTATCCTTACATATCAATTTCATGCCTCTCCCTCCTCTATTCTCCTGAAATACTCGACAACCGGTGAACTGTCCAATCCTAGATCGTTACAGATATCTATGGCCTCGTATTTGTCGGCGAAATTATACTTACTCATATTATCATCCAATACATCTCCGCTGAACACGGATACATGGCCGTCCTTTACGCCAAGGACGAACGGGGTAATCCTAGCCTTCCCAGCCCGCCTTGCCCTCGTAAGGGCGGCCTTAGAAGCCTGGGCGGGGGCCAAGACCCATGTCTGCCCGTAGTTATTGGTAAGTACATACACCTTCTCCATAGGCGTCGTAGGATTACCGTTGCTAACACCCTTGACAAACCCCTCAGGGGCTTGATAAACGCCAGACGGCCTCTTATTAGTAGGAGCTACGGCAGCATATAAATCTAAGGTAAGTTTATAAAACTGATTCCTATTACCGTCAGAAGCCGTCTGTGACATCGTTATATAACTCCACGACATTATCTTATCATAAAATGTATTTACGAATGTATCAGCCATCTCCTGCGTATTTATAAATCTACCATCATACAAAGTCCATACCCTAAATTCCCTTACCTCATACAACCAATCCGGAAGATCATCTACCGGCACCGTGCCTGAATTACAATACGTGCCCTGAATCTTATTCAACTTACCTCCTACCAGATCTTGTTTCCATGAGCTACCACCACCCATAAAGGTAACGCCTGTCTTATCATCTCCAACCTTATCCACCTCATCAAATACAGGTATATTATTCCGATCGCTTATAATTCTTATATCTTTTGCCGGGATAGAATTAAAAGCCGGATCATAAGAAGGAATATTACACCAGTTGAAGTTAAAATTAGTAAGATTCTTCCATTCAGAGAATCTTCTCCAATTAGAATCAGGATCATCCCCAAAGTTAAAAACGTTATTGCATCCGAAATACCTCAGATCTTTCATGTTAAAAAAACCTTCTGGCCAATTACTCCATACACCAGGATGAATAAAAGATCCCATCTGTATACTACGAAGATTAACGCTCTTACTTATCCTGTCATATGGGATATCGCCATTTTTTAAAACGGATCTAACCACAGCAAAATAAGTTATATCAGGAAGATTAGCTATAGGGAACTCATGGAGGACAATACCATCCATATTAAATTCCCCATCAATTACGTTAGAGAACCTCATCGTAACCTCCCTACGCCTGATATCGCTATACTTATGTGGAGGGACCGGTATGTATTGTGAGCCATCCTCTTTCTTATACCACCATACGGTATCATCCGGATTCTTCTTATACTCAATGTCAAGAGACCTGAATACAATCCTATAAAAACCATCAGATACCTTAACTAAAGGATATTGATCCTTTGTCCCGTCCCCCCAATCAACATCCACGAATCCCGGTTTAGATGTCGAGAACCTAAGATTGCGATTAAAAGCATTCGCTGATATTATCGGATCGGGTATACAATCAGCACCCTTACCATCATAACAAGGGAACCTGTCCTCATTCACTATAAACGTGACATAGGACGCTACCGTGTCGTATCCTACTAAAAAAGCCATACCATTAATTTATTGAGGTTATATCATAAGACACCCATTCCTTATACCCGTTAACCATCTCATATACTTTGTTGATGGTCTTGCATACGACAGCGAATCCGATATCCACGTTAGGGAACTTCTCGTTAAGCTCATCAATAGTAAGTTCCCTGACAATACTCTCATCCCACTTCCTCATCTCCTTTACCTCCATAAGGATCGGTTTTCCGGTTACGCCTACGCTCATTACCCATTCTCCCTCACGGTTGGAATCAGCCAGATCCGGGAAGATCGTAACACCAAAAAGATCGGAGAGGGTGAAGGTCTCGCCGGTACGGGTGAAGGACGCCGCCGCCCCAGGCGTAAGGACCACCTCGTTCACGGCCAACAGGCTCGTAAGTTTCTTGGCTCCTCCTGATACCGTGGCGTTAAACACGACAGTAACATTACCGGTAGCGCTATTAACGAACTTGATCTCATCCTTATCGCTATTTATAGCTTGTAAACGTGATCCAGATACGATATTCACGATCTCATAGTTCTTGTCATAAGTGCTCTGTAGCGTCACATTACCGTATTTAGTATCGATAAGAGTAATCCACTTAGCCTTGCCTCCTACTACCTCCACAAGCTTATAGAACACGTCATTACCGTCAGCGTCAATCCACCTAGCTATAGCTCCCGGAGCGAAATTAGTTACCTCCCGATCTTGGGTATAACTTATAGTGCTTTCCGTAGGCTTATTAGCTAAAGTAATATAAAGACATTGCTCTACGTCAGCCTCCATCTTGACTATCCCAGCACCATCGTAATAATAATCAGGTACGTTTTTATCTCGTATCAACAAGATGGTACCTTCCTTAAGCTTATCGGCGTTAGTAGGATCGTCTACGAAAGATTTCATTTGGATATAGGTATCGAAGATAATCGACGTACTCTTATCCTCTATCTTCTGGTTGATATTATCAACAATATTATTAATCTCATCTTTTGTATAATAAGGAGACAGATCAACCTTAGGTCCTTCCTGTTCTAAAGCTTGATTCCCATCCCACCAATAATCAGGCACATCCTGCTCCCTGATCCAGAAGCTGTCCCCCACACGGAGCTTAGCCGTGTTCTCCGGAACCGCCAGCCACTCATTCATGGCATCGACCGTATCAAAGATATACGCCGTGTTCTTGCCCTCAGCTATACGTCTTACGACAGCCAACTCGCTCTCGACATCGCTAAGTCTTTCCTTTATATTATTGATCTCTCGCTCTAACTTATCATAATTATCCTCCTGATCTATAGCGTCGCCGATGGACATATAAACCTCGTTAGTGAGCTTATTGTAGGTAACACGAGCCACCTTCTCGTAGGATGTCTTATACGTAGATGAACCCTTACTAGTATGACAAACAAAATCATACGTATTTTGATACACCACAGATCCACCGGTATTGATGAAATTATATCCGTCTTGGCTCATAGTACCACCCTTGTAACCCACAAGCTCAAAAGAACATTTACCTGTACCTATAGAAGCAAACCATGTAGCATAAGCCATGAATTGCGTCTCATCCGGCAATGTGGAATAATACTGCGCCCTTAAATCCTTTACCGACATCCAAACGCACTCCTTACCAGACCCGGTGTTATCACCACCCCATTTAAGCACGCTCCTTACGGACTCATCACCGTTACCGGGGCCATTATAACCAACACCAAGATTGTCGATAGTCGGGACATTCGAGTTGAGAGCCTCCGTCATCGTATTCAAGTCCCTTCCCGAACTCTCATCCCATAAATACCTGAAAGCAACATAATCGACATCCCCGATCTTAATGCCTCCGGTATTACTAGGATATGTCTTCGTGACCAACTCATAATACCATTTACCATCACGGAAAGTAGCCCTTATCCTCTCTACTTGCTTGGGAGATATAGAGACATATGATCCACCAACAGAGACGTTATCGCCATCAACCGCACGGGAAGTCCCATCCTTTGGGTCCTCAGGATCTACGGGGGTGTAGATCGTAGCCTGCTTATCTCCGGCATTGATAACAACTATATAATAGCTGTCCCCGTCAAGACCCTCATCATGAGCCATGGTGACAAAACCTTGCTCGCTATCCGGTCTCCATTCAACGACAACCATATGCTTATCCATAGGTATACCGGAAACGCTGTTAACGTAATTGGTTGACGACATGAAAATGGCATGATCATCATAAGCCTCATCAACACGTTGATGCTTAGTAGCCAATCCGTCAAGACGTGATATCTCAATGGGGTCAGTTACCTCGACCCCATTATAATCATACCACTTATATCCTATCATCGTATTCTCACGACGATATTTCCTTTTTCTTACGACCTGACCTCCAGCTAAGGCGTCAATCATAAAATAATCATTACATACTTTAACCATAGCCGTTCAGATTAACAGGTTTGACATAAACAAGCCACGATAGTAGCGCCAACAGGAATGGCGGTCAGCGTAGTCCCCACCGGGTAGGTAGGAGAGGATGACTCCATCACCATCAACGACGTCCGCTCTACGACCATATTGTTATCAATCAACCGGCTCCCCTCCACATAGAACCGGCCATCGGCCACCTCATAGCACTCTCGCACCGGAACCATATGTCTTTGGCTCTTATCTGCGTAATCGCAGATCGTCACCTTAGCCCCATCCGGTATAGACGTAAGCTCATCACCTACATTATAATCAGGATGATCAGAGTACACGACATACAATATAGACTTAATATCCTGCAATGCCGGATTGACTGTCCTGAATCCCTTCAAATGTATCTTATGACCACCGATCTCATAACAATCATCCACGTCCATGATATTAAGATCACAACTGATAACCGTCCAGCCGTTAATAACCGTCTGCGTAGGGGTAGTATTGATAGGATGATCGGGGTCGGTAGACTCAACGATCTTATAGTCGAAAGTCTTTACATCCAGATTTCCGTTCAACGACTCCTGTCTCCTGATCTTCACCGTACCCTTTCCGGTATCATAACAAGTCTCAGTGGTATCTATAAGTCGATCCATATAATCCGGCTCCTCGCACTCGATACGGGCGAAATTAGATGGCAAAGAGGCATATTGAGTACCAACATGGATATCATTATCTGTAGAACTCAATACATGATGATTATACGACCTAATATGATTTAAAGGGTTGATAATGTAAGTGGATTTAATCCTTACCGATCCTCCAGGTGTCGAGTAACATTCTACCGCATTTCTGGTAATACGATCATCCAACCTTTCTAGAGCACACCTTTCACGGATAAAATCCGCAGGGATATTATTTATCCTATTTCCTAGCCCATACTTATTATCAGACGAGTCCACAATCTCCCAGAACTGGTTTCTTTTCCCAAGATCACCGTCATAAGACACCACATGTCTCATACGCACGCTTCCGGCTGATGTCTTGTAACACTCCTCGATATCAATAGGCATCCTATCTTCCATATCCGTGAAATCACAAGACACCAAAGAGAATCCGTCCGGGAGGGTAGCCAGTTCGGCCCCCGGAACGAAGCCGGCGTCATCCGATTCAAGCACCTCGAAGCGGACGTATCTTGCCTTTATCTTGGAGTCATAAGAAACCAACCTACGAAGCTTGACATTGCCATTGCCTCCGTCATAACACTCGACATAAGACCTGATGTCACGCTCCTCCATATCGTCGAAATCACAGACAGTCCTTACCCACGTATCTGGCAAGGAACTGAAGCTGGCGCCCTCAGGTTGTGACGGGTCGGTAGTCTCCAGGACTTTATAGTTCTTATCCCTAACTCCTATATTCCCGTCCCATGACGTGAGAACCTCCAGCTTCACCTTACCGGCCGGTGTCTTATAACATTCTACAGTTACCTCAATATCCCGGTCCTCCATATCCGTGAAGTCACAAACGACCTCAACCCAGTCATCGCTTATGCTGGTGATAAACTTACCTACCGGATTCTCAGGATCGGTACTTTGCTTGACGCGATACCATTCCTTTCTGGTACCCATCTCGTAATCAAATATCTTATATCCCTCTATCTGCACCCTTCCGGTTCCGGTATCAAAGCATTTAAGCACCGGTATTATCTCCCTTTGGGTCATATCCGGGAAATCACATACTATACGATTCCATGTATCAGGTATCTTATCATACTCCGTACCGATAGGATTACTATCGTCAGTCGTATTCACCACCTCGTAATGGGATACCTCGGGATTCAGACGGGGATCAACCGACTCTACGCCCTCGATCTGGACCTTCCCCCCTTCCGTGGCATAACATTTACTTACGAATATCAACTCCCGATCGGTCATCTCGGCTATACTGCAATCTATAGCCACCCACCCATCAGGAATCTTATCAAACTCACTGCCGATAGGAATATCGATATCTGATGAGTTGATGATAAATATCTTCTCGGCCAGTATCTCTCCCTTATTATTCATATAGGTATGGATACGAGCCTCTACCTGACCACCCGGCGTGCGATAGCATTGGTTGACGATCGACACACGGGCGTCTTTGATGTTAATGAACTGATAGTCCTTTCTAGGGACATCGCTTACAAGTCTCTTTACTCCTTTATCATCGAAGTACACGTAACACCCGTCATTCCTCATCATGACCGGATACGTCTTTCCGTCTATCACAACCCCTGAGAAGTCATCTGGCGGAACGGAGAAACCCATGCTTCCGAATATAGAAGCCAGTCTCTTTAAATACTCATTAATAGCGGACATACTACAATATTTAAGTTCTTATGCCTCAAAGTTAATAAAAAAGGGGAAAGAATTGAATCTCTCCCCTTTAGGAATTATATGAACGCAAAAAAGGTCGTTCTTATTTAGGTTCGGTCACGATAGCCGGACCAAGACCAGCGGCAGCACCGATCATATTAATCATCTCCTGAACACCCTCATGAGCGCCGTAACGTACACGTAAGATCAAGTTGATAGGGTCATCAGCGATAACCTTTCCGAATCCCTGAGCGTATCTATGAGGATTGAGCGTAATCTGGAAGTCAACATACTGAGCCGTTTGCTCTACACGACTATATTCGTTCATGAACGTCCGCCCCATGAAATCCTGATGTTTCGGGAAGCCGTTGAAATGAGCGTAACCCTTCAACTCATCATCCATCATATTGCCGCCTACGTGAGTACGTGGTGCTTTGCTGGACAATCTCTCGAAATGAAGCTGATCCCACCAGATAGGAGAACCCTCATCCAAAGAATCGGGATAACCGCCACTAGCGCCTACAATCTCCACGCTATCCTCGATATAAGTCATTTTATCCATCAAGCACTCTGATGGAGATAACAACATTTCCTTGCCACGGAAACGGATACCGCACTTACAGTTAGAGCCAAGTTCCTGAGCCGACTCCAATTTCTTCCACATCCTGTTGCGGTATGACGCCGGGGCCTCGCTAGTGAAGAATCCCTCAAACACCTTGTCACACTCATCGCACAACATATTGGTATATACCTCTGTCTGGAAGCTATGCTGGCAAGCAGCAGGAGTACCGTAATCAGTGATCTCCAGTCCCGGGAACGCCTGCTTGATTTCCTCCAAAGCACTTTCACCACACTCGTTGTCCTGGATCGTGATATAATACTTCTCCTTAGATACCTTGCAAGAACCACAGGCTGACCATGAAGCGGTACGAACCGTAGGATTCTCGCACATATCGGATGTCTTAGCGACGTAATAGATGATAGCCGTAGGATTAGCTTCCACAAAATTAGAGATCTCCTCGCTCGTCAATTTCTTAGAAGTGGCCGCAATATACAAACCCGATCCCTTGATCTGGCTCATCTTATTAACCGTATCAGCTACCACGTTAGGTAAAGATTCTACCGTAGTAGACATATCAACACCATCATCCTCCAAAGAAATAGAATAAAGATAACCACCCTTAACTTCCGTATAATTAGGAGGACAATCTGTACATCCTTTCATGATAGAGATAAGACGTTGGGTATAGTCAGCAGGTTTAGCCCCTTTCTTCATAACCTTATAACGTGACATGCTACCCTCAATAGTCTCTCGTACGATCTTCAACCCCGGATATTGGGCGCGAACCTCAGCCAAGGCCAGATCATCACCAGTATCACATACCTCCATACAATAGAAGTTGACATCTTCCGTCTCAGGCTCCGTAGCCTCATTGGTGCATCTTGTAACAGGAGTAATATCGATATAATCAGATACCTTTCCACCACCAGCAATAGGCTGGTTCTTCATCCGCTCGATACACTTCAATACGGCGGGCAACAAATCAACCTCCTCGCAAGGATCACACTCCTCGCATTGATTTGGCGTATTATCACAATCATCCAAAAGAATGGCGTCATTGATCTCTACACGACCCTCCTCATAGCCAAGAAGCTCAAAGGCACGACCAGCGAGAACCAAGCGGATAGCGATACGGTCTCCTTTGGAAACTGAGAATGCCGTGTCATCAGAAACACCATTGTATCCTAAGATAACATCATCGACATAAGCATGATCTTTCTTCGGCCAAGAAGCGTAAATCTCGGTGATCTCATTCAACGAGAACAAAGGCGTGGAAAAATCCTTATCATAGATAGAGCGGGAAGCCGCTTGTTCATTACGACCGATACGGATCTCATAACGTTTGTCGTTACGAGGCTTACCGGTAAAATCAATCACGGCCTTACAACCGTTCTCGGAAGTATCTTTAGTATCGTAAATACCGATCTGTCCTTCCTTCAAGAAGATGGAATCAACATCCACCATCTTAGCGTGCGGGGGTACGAAAAGTACCCGGTCTTGCGGTCTGTGCAACATATAATTAATATTTTAGTTTAAAGAATCATTTACCTAACGCAAACATAACAATAAACGAGTTTACGACAATAAAGTACGGTCATGAGTGTATAGATATTAATGTGGATTACATTTTTTGTAAACAAGATAAACTGAATATGATACCACAATGAACAATAATCCATAAAAACAATTTTGATGTTTTTATATAACTATTTGATATACAAATAATTGCTGGAGTCGGAGATTTCTCCGATTCCAGAGAAATAATACCAAATAATATATGCAAAAACAATAAATCCCATTATTATAATTATGATTATCAATTAATTATGTTATATTTTGAAAGTAAATCCCATTTATTTATATTTGCATCGTGAATCTATCTATCACAGACCGATTCACGATATTACATAAACTTTTAAAAACAAAATTATGAAATCAAATCTAATTTTAAAATCAGAGAGTAGAACTCTTTTAGGAAGCCCTGTATCCATAATGAGTAAAGATGGATATGTGTGTATAACAGAAGCTATGGATTCTATAAAGAAAAAAAGAGAATCAATGAACTTATCCGCAAAAGAAATAAATGATGTATTGCGTAATCAAGGGTTCAAGGAGAAGATAAGAGCATTGATGACTCAATTAGGATACGGTAATGATAGCTTAAAGAAGAGAATAGATTATGATAATCTAACGTTGAAAGAATTTAGAAAAATAGGACTAGCCTATAGAAAAGGAGGTAGAGGGGATCAAAAATGGTTCATAGATCCATATATTTTCGTAACTATAGCAATGGAACTAGATCCGGAGATATACGCTACTGTTGTTATATGGCTTACAGACGGATTGGTTAAAAACAGGAATATAGCTGGAGATACATATATAAAAATGTGCAAGGATGTTAGATCTTTGTTATGTGATAATATAACAAATAATGAATTTTCAGCATATATATCAAGAATAGCGAAAGGAATGAATTATGTGGTATTTGGTAAACATGAAGAAGGAATAAGAAATTACGCTTCTATTGACCAGATGCAAGAGATAGTTATGCTCCAAGGGTATATATCCGATATGATAGAAAGTGGATTCATATCTGACTTTAATGCCCTAATCAGGTATCTTGGAGATAAATGGAAAAAAAGATGGGGTAATATAAATCCGGTGACAGGATGTTAAAAAAAACCGGCCCGTCTTTTAACTGACAGGCCGGATAATCAAAACTAACGTTGTTTATTTAAAGGAAGCCACATTATCCTTATCCATTCTATATCTATACAATTCATTCTCATTAAGGTTGAATTGTTTAGCGACCATGTCCAGAATCTCCTCCACTAAAGGATCGGGCAGCTCCGGGTCGATGTCCGTAGATTGGATACCGGCGGCGTTGATATACCCCGACAGGTCCACCCTGACAGGACGGCGGTAGTACGTCATTTTAACCTCCTCGGTACGGAAGCCTGACTCGTAGACCACGACCTTCCCGTTCCCTATGGAGTAGAATGTCTCCCGATAGTCGTAAGAAGGGCGGTTATTATCATCCCCAAGAAGCTCATGGATATTCTCGTTCTTAGCCTCCCACATAACGAAATCAGCGGCCTCACATCCTTTGTACGAGAAAACGCCTTTTATGTTAGAAAACCATAGATAGTCGTCAGGTAAGTTAAAGGACGTAGACTCAGGGTCATCCATCCTAACCGCATTATCCAACGACATCCAATAAACAAGAAGGTTTTGGATGGAGCGTATAGTCTCGTCATCCTTCCTATTGAGATAGTACTTAACCAACCGGTCTTGGGCCTCGTTGAACAACAGCACGAACCTTCCCGGATCAAGCTTAATCCCGCCATTGGCCAGATTCTGCTCGTTCTTCTGCAAAGACCTTAGATACGCTTCTTGGATTGTCATCGTTATTCCTCCTTAACCTTATCACCTTCCTCTACGTCATCCTTCTTCTTAATATCCTTAACCTTCTTGGTCTTGGACTTATCATCGATATTAGACATAGATATGATCTCCTCATACTCATCCAATACATTAGCCTTTATGTTAATAAAGTCTTTCTTGGTAGCCAAGAACTCAGCGGATGTCCGAACGTCAGGTCCTATGATCTGGCCATTATATTGTAATCCGGATGGAGTCATATTGATACGACCATTTCGTTGAAGGACGTTTACGATACGGTAAAACTCAAGAACTTCCTTGAAATCACCTTCCAATGACCGATCCCAGATATCAAGCAGATAATCGACATTGGTCTTCTTCTCATTCATCCAGTTTGATAGAGATCCTGTATAATACTCATCCTCCGTGAAATCCGGGCGAGTTACGATACCGATGTAAAGAAGAAGATCGATGACAGCCTGACGATCGTCGCCGCCTTTCTTAAGGGCGCTGATAAACTTATAGCTGATGTTCATCTTATTGATCTCACGCTGCTGAACGAAATCCTTCATATTGTCTTTCTCCACGAAACAGAACATGGAGTTCATGAAGACAGGATCGCCATCCATTTCCTGAGGAGTCAACATGCCGGAAAATACAGCCAGATATAAATAAAATAACTCAACGGTATTAGCCGTGTTATAGACCTTACCCATGAATATCTTATCCTTAGCGTCATCCCAAAATTCTAAATTGGTTTGAGATAGATCCATCTGCGACATTTCCTCGAAAGGCTTCATGATATTATCTACCCGCTGTTTGACGAGCTTATCGATCTCATTCTTGTCAAGACCATTATAGCATCTTGATCTTGGATAAAAACCGGTGTTATAGGCCTTGGAGAAATCATCCCAAGGGCAACATACGTGAGTGGCGTTCTCCGGGAACGGAGCTTTAGCTATATTAGCGTCTTGAAAGGCCTGAGGAGCACTTCCATCGTGTTTGCCTACAACCTCATATAAGGTATCTGACATGATATTGAAACCGTTTACCTCGGCCAATACCTTCCTTGATTTTAAAATTTCTTTCATTTCCTTTTTGCGTTACTTTCCTAAAAAAAAAAGAATAAGAATATTCTCTTCTATAAAAACCAAATTACATATGTAAACTACCCATAAACTAAAGATTTATGGGTTTTAGACGTAGAAACATCATCATGTATAGAACACGATAACAATTCCCATCTTTCATGGGTGTTTACATACCCCCATGTAGCAATATTCATAGCGGCATTAATATCCGCATCCGCAATATTGCCACAATATTTACAGTGAAATCGCTTCCCATTTCGAATACCTATATGTTTGCATTCATGGCATGTTTGCGAGGTATAAGCCGGAGGGACGGCAATGATCTTAACTCCATTCATCTTACATTTATATTCAAGAAAGGAACGAAGCTGATAAAAACTCCACGAGTTACTTCTTCTTCGGAATGTTTTGTTTCGTTTCTTAGAGTTCATACCAAATCGAATATTCTTAAGATCCTCAATAGCGATACCCTTATTTTCTTTCTTAGCCTTCGCAACAAGCCATTTGCTGATACTATGATTCACAATGGTAGCAAATCCTCCCTCACGTCCTCTCAACCGTTTCAGCAACTTATGACAGTTGCGAGTGCCTTTGGACTGGATGGAAGCTCTCACCTTATTATATTTGTCTCGTATATTCTTGACCTCATTAGAAGAAATATTGGTTCCGTCAGATATAGAAACAATATCTGTAATCCCCATATCAACACCAATAAAATCATCTACATCATTTTCTCTCTCATCTGGTATTTCTATCGTTTGATAGATATAAAACTTACCCCTAATAAAAACTAAGTCAGCTTCTCCTTTTGCAAATTGCATAAGATGAGGACGATAACATATATATGCTATTTTCTCACGTCCTTTAATAAGCGATATAGAACATATAGATTTGGAAATTTTGTAAGATAAAACACGCCTATCATATGTGATAGATCCTAACTTACGAAAATATCTTTTCTTATTTCTATATGACTTATACGCATTTGCGACCTTACTGATAGCATGTACTACAAGTTGAGAAGATAAATGATACGTCTCCTTTATTAAACAATAAACCTCCTTATGTAGATCAAACTGTTTAAACACACATCGTTCCCACGTTATCTGAGAAATAACGTTGCAGGCCTCGTTGAAAACACCAAATGTATCTTTCAATATTTCGACCTGCTCGTATGTTGGGAGCAATTTGATCTGTAATGTTAATTTCATACAGTAAATATACTAAAAATATAGAATCATTAAATGTTTGAAATAAACATTATTGATTAAAGAAGGAACAGTGGTTCAATTCCTCCATAAGGATAAAGACTTATAGGAAGAATCGAACCTATTTTATAAAAAACTTAGCCGAAGTAGTTCGGTTGAAGCTCGATAATCAAGAACTTACTATTATCCATAACCCATGCTGCGGAAGCAGAATGACACCAGAATTGCTCTTTCATGCCCGGCAAGGATGATACGATCTCATTACCGTTAGCTTTATGCGCCCAACGACCGTACTCATAACCCCACCACATGCTTACGCCTTCTGGTTTGATATAGAATACGTTGTTGTTCATATTACCTAATTTGGCGTTAGCCGTATTAGGAATAGCGGAATACGCGTTAGTCGATCCAGCGTCAGTGATATTCTCGATAATACAAGAATAAGAGGATCTAGGATACATGCCATTCACCAACTCGCTACGATCTGTCATGTCGGCGTAATCCAAAGAAGGATCATGCTCGAACTCAACATTACCGATGCCCGGGATGAAAGCTCCCTTAACCTGAACAGGACCTAAGATCATGGCGTCGTTAGTACCGGAAATAGGATTAGAAGGCAACATCCTATCGCTTCCCATACCCCAGCTTAAGTTCTGCAAGGTAGTGAAGAACGATTCCCTGATCAACTTCTCTAAGTTAATCATAGCCATAGCTCCTACCTTGAACTTAATCTTACGTTCCGTAATAGGAAGATCCTGACGTCCACGGAAAATATAAGCTGCGGCAGCCATAAGCGTGTCCTTAGTAATACCCATCGGGCGGCTATAGTAGATAGTGTAACCACGGCGAAGCTGACGATAGATACCTTCATTCAAATGGATAGGACCATTTTGATCCATGATAATACCACCTTCTTGCCACATCAACTGTCTAGCTTCCAGCTTAACCAACTCAGCCATACAGAATACCTCCAGCGTGGACGCTACCTTAGCCGTACGCAAATCAAGTCTACCATTAACAGTCTTACCGATAATAGCCAAATCAGGAATATTGCCCTCATACTCGCTTCTCATAGCATTCATACGACGAAGAGCGGTCTCCACGAACTCTGAAGTGCTATTCTGAGCGGCCTGCATGGACTTCATACCAGCGTACATAGTTGTCTCGCCCTCAACACCACGGTGGTTCCCTAAACGGAACTCACAAGTCATAGAACCGGCCTTGTCAGCTCCAGATACTTTAGAGAACTGAGTGCTGTACTCACCAAGAGCATGACCGATCTTCCAGTAACGGATACCCGGACGCAATTTCTCTTTAGGGAAGTATTTAGCCTTACCGCCAATAACACGACCCCAATAACGTGTCAAATCTCCTTCTGTCTTAGACGGAATCTCACCTGAGATAAGGATATCACAGCCGTTAGCGGCGTCATAGGTAATGACATCATAAGCCGTAAACTCAGAGGTATTCAAAACGATATCAAACAAGCTACCGTCAATACCCGGTTTTAGATGATGACCTGAAGTATCCTCAGCCGTAACGACAGCGAATGTCTTTGTAACAGGTAAATCATAACGGAAAGAAGCTCCAATACCGTTAACGGAGATCGTAGCGCCGTTATTAATCATACCCATATACATCGGAACGGGGTAATTGGCGATATTAGAGAACAGATTCAACAGACCCAAATGATTCTTATCAGGATCCTCATAATACCAGCTCGCCAATGAGCCTAAGTTATGCTCTACGAGCGAAGTCTTATAGTTCTTGGCATCGGTGAAGGCAATAACGTTATCACCATTCACGGTAGCCGGAAAACTTTTTGTCAAAAATGGATTCATTTCTATTTATTTTTAATGTTATACACTCTTTGATCCACTCAGATCAAGGAAGTTAGCCTCTATAGTATCATTATCGATATTATTTTTATTCTGCTTTCCTCCCTTATTGCCAGAAAGAAGAGTGATGGTCTTCTTATTGACCTCCATCTTAACCTTGTTAGTTTTCTGTTTAAGAAACTCGTCCTTATTCATCAAAAACAAAGCCAGATCAGCGGCCATGTCCGGATTCTTGATAGCCTCCGAATAAGCTTTATCTATAGCCGTATGACCTTGATTGTCTATCGGCTTGGTAACGAAATCGACAGCCTTACCTATCATCGTGTCAGTCAACTGGAATCCTGAGCTTATAGACGTCTTAAGACCTTTCTTATAGATCTTCATCTGCTCAATCAACTCCTGTTTCCTTTTCTCGGATTTTTTCTTCTCCTCCTCGATAAGGTTATCCATCTCCTTTTTCAGGATATCATGGAACTTATTGGCCTTGGACTCAATAAACTCATCGCCCTTGCCGATCATCATCTCCATATTATCCTTTATCTCGTCTTCCGGCATACCCAACATCTTATAATAATGCTGGATGACCGCAAGCTGATCATTCTTGTTACTCATATCAAGGTTGTCCAACGGCGCCTGAATGTTCTGATATTGGCTTAATAGTTGGCCAACGTTACCACCGGCCTTATCCACCTCTATCATCTTCTTCATAAAGTCAGACATAGAACCGGTATCAACCTTATCCTTCAACAACTCATCAGCCTTATCCTTGATCAATCCCTCCACTATATCGAGTAAATCATCTTCTTTTGTGATAGTAGAAAGATCGACCGGTTTATCATCTACCATAATATCAAGGTTGTCAATACTATCGATAATACCTCTAGCGGCCATCTTCTCCAAAAAAGATTTCCCATTAAACCCTGATACTACATTATTATCAGTACCGCCTTCGCCAAAGGAATCAGGGTCTGGGTTGGTAGCGTCGCCGCCCTTATCCCCGCCACCGTCAGCCGCTCCGCCGTCGGCAGGCTCTTCCTTGGAATCACCTATAGGATTACCATCCTTATCATATTTACCCTCGATATTATTCTTATCGCCATCACCGTCACCACGGTAAAAAAGCTCCTCGACACTCATGGTCTTAAAACCCTTAGCGAAATCACCCATGTCATTCATACAATTTCCTTTTTTGCTTTTTACAAAAGTATTATTAATCCAATTACCAATTAAATCAAACCCATTATAGTATATGACAGAATTTTACGCCAAAATGATTACAGATTTTGTAAAAATATTTACAAAACTTGTAATCAATTCTTGTTTATTATTGACGTAAACCTATCTGTATCAGAACGTTTGTTCCTAGCATCTATCTCCTTTTCCTTTAATTCCAACTTCCTTTTCTCTATCTCCTCACGAGATCTTCGCTCAGCCTCGGCATTAGCCTGTCTGGTTCTCATATCCTCCTCACGGATATCCAGATCCCTTTCCTTCAAGGCTCGATCCGCTATAGCTTCCACATAATCCATACCCTCTTCGTTATCTTGTGTCCTAGCCGCTTGACAGGCGGCCATTATGCTCTTACCCCGTAAATCGAAGTTACCCTTGATATAAGCCAGCTCCTTCTCCTTCTCATGCTCGTCATTACGTGTCTGTTGATCGGCCTCGGCTTTTTGCTGTACAAGTCGTTGTTGATTCTGGTACTCCTCCTGTCTTACACGATCTGCGTAAGATCTGGCATCCCTTCCTATCTGATTCATCTCAGCCGTCGAGTTGGCATTCATCATTCTAGTGATATCAAGCAAGTCATTGCCCAAAGTATTCGTCTGTAATATATATTGCTTCAAATTCTCCAATTCCAGACGTTTCTTGGAATTAGAGACAGCCATAACATTAAGATGACGTAACGACAAGCTATTATCCGTAAGACTGACGTAAGCCAAGGACAGATCGCTGTTCCTGTACATCACGGTCCAATCGTATCCTTCCTTCTGGCATACTTGAGCCACGGCTAGATGAATATCCAATGTCCGTTTCTTGAAGTCATCGAAATCATTAAAGTAAGTCTGGGTCTGTAGCATAGTAGCGTTAACTCCCTGTTTTACGCCCGTAGAACTCTCGTATCTAGTTGACTGACCCATCGCTTGCTCGGATATACCTATCATCCTATAAGCCATCATATAGGCGTAAGACGCCATTTCCATACGGGATCTTATCTGATCCGTATTAGTAAGATCATATACACCAAACTGGTTATATATGCTACTCATCTGCGGATTCTGGTAAGGATTGTTTGTGTCATTACCACCTACACCCATAAATGAGACGGACTTAACGATCTGCATAAAAGTAGCCAAAGCTCCCTTCTTGTCCATCATATCCTTATATTCCGTAGGCAGGAATCCTAAGTCGCCTAAGAAGAACTTACCGATCTCCTTCTCGGCGTTATTGTATAGCTGGTTCATAGCAAGGTTATACATCATCTGGAACGGCTGTATGCGATCAGCGAGACTAGCCCCTATAAATCCAGAAACCGGAATGACATAATCATACAGACTGCTGTCACCATGTATCTGATGAGGTATTGGATCCCCACCAATATATATAGGCTTATCCATTAAATTACCTCCGGTGATCTTAACGCCAAACCTAACCTCAGGGACATACTCCAAGATATAGGTGTTCACCTCAGGATCACCAACAGCATCGGCCATAACCCTCTTTACTTTCTTTATGCCATTCTTCTCCAAGAATTCCGGGAGCAACTCATCGGTTACAAGTTCCTGATCAACCATCCCGGTCTCTGTCATATAAGTTATTAAGAATACCGGTTTCATGGATACCCAATATCCTTCCATAACCCTAAAAAGGCGAGAGTCTATCTCATATCTCTTGCCATCGGCCATACCGGAGTTGAAATATCCAAAGGGATGGAAGCGTGGCAAAAAGCGGGGCTGGATGTGCTCCTCACCGTCCGGCCCGAAGGTGTGGTACTCTCCCATCGGAACACCATAATAGTCCTCAGCGGCAACTATAGACTCATAGTCATGGTATCCTTTCCATGGAATAACCTCATTCTCATACATACCGGTAATAGACGGCTTCTTTTTCTTCCAGTCATACCTATCACCGTCATTAGATACCCATCCCTCATAATCATCATCACCTCCCATAATCCGACGCTTATCCTTAGCCGTCATCTTATGGCCGTATCTTGATATCAACTCAACACCCTCGTAATAATGAATACGACCCACATAAGACCCATATTGCGGGTATTTCACATCAGGATGGAAAACCTCCATCGGACTCCATACCTCCGGACGATAGTAGTCGAAGCCAACGAAATGATTCCGGAACATCTTTCCGCTAAGAAGACGATCCCGGAAATTCTCCCTGTCAAGCTCATCCATATAAAACCGGCTACGGTCAGCCTCGATCGTATGATCCCCCCATACCGCCGCCTGCGTCTTCCATCTTGTACTCATGAACCTCTGGATATCATCAGGGGTCATAGACGCCTTGGCCTGTTGTATTTGCTGAACATAAGCCTGACGTTCCTCCTCGGAGTTGAACTCATTATACGTCGGATCAAGTCCTGCCTCCACAAGACGCTGATTAACGATAATATCCCACTGTTCTTGTATATGACGATGAAGTAAGTTTGACATCGTATCCTCATACTCACTTATAGCCATATCCCCTACCTCGTTAACAGTATACTTATCCTGTAGGTTTGTAAGCCATCCCTCAAAAGCGTTTACGATACCACCTATGATATCATAATGCTTCAAGAAAGAAGGGATTCTTATATCACTCCTTAGCTTCTGCACGTTCCTTAGCTGAGGGATGACATCCGCCATCTCCATAAAAGATAACTTACCATCCGCCATCAGATAATAGTCACGGTACATCTGGTTGCGATCATACTGTTTCAACCCTATCGTCTCAAGAGCGTCCATACAATCCTCCTTCCATTTCCTGTTCTTTTTCTTCGTGGAAATAGCTTGAGGAGGTAATCCTAATAACGCTCCTTTTGCTGGAAAAGAATGATCTCTATTGAAAATCTCCATGTCAATCTAATTTAGGTACTTATATACTTTTCTACACCCAAAGCATATTTTCACGCTTCATAGGGACATTGTTGAATCTGCTTACACGAAACTGATTCTAAAGAGGTCTCTCCACGTGCTTTAATTCCCGGAGTACCTCCGGTATCGTTTGTTAATCGTGACTATATAAAACTGGTGTAAAGTTATATATAATCACCCTAATTTAGGTGACTATATACGATTTTACACTATTATGTTACATAACATAAGTAAAATCGTATATAATTACTTTTTATATCATACCTTTGTATCAAAAGACAGTAGTATGCTAAAAGCTTATAAATATAGATTAAATCCAACATCCGAACAAATCTCGCTAATGGAGAAAACTTTCGGATCAACCCGATTTATCTATAACTGGGCTTTGCAGACGAAAATCGAAGCGTATCAAGATAATAAAAAATCACTTACATATCATGATTTATGCAAGAAATTGACTGATTTGAAGAAACAAGAGGAATATACTTGGCTCAATGAGATATCTAATGAGTGCCTACAGCAGTAAATAAGGAACTTAGATCAGGCTTTCACCAGATTTTTCAGGGAAAAGAAAGGCTTCCCAAAATTCAAGTCAAAGCGAGGATCAAGGAAATCGTTCAAGAATATTCTTAATGTCCATATCGATTTCGATAACAACAGGATTAAGTTACCGAAATTAGGATGGGTGAGATTCTACTCTAACCAAGTGTTTAAAGGTAAGATAGGAACTGTCACTATATCTAAGTCATCGACAAACAAATACTATGTAAGTATCCTTGTAGATAACGGCCTTAAATTACCGGACAAGTCGCCTATAAATCCGGATACGACTGTAGGTGTCGATGTCGGGATAAAGACATTCGCTACCTTATCGAACGGTTCAATTTTCGAGAACCCGAAATATCTGGAAAAGTCTTCCGCACGATTAAGATGCTTGCAACGTAGATTAACTCGCAAACAAAAAGGAAGCCGAAGAAGAGAAAAAGCTAGATTAGCCGTAGCTAAGGCATACGAGCACATATCGAATCAAAGACATAACTTCCTACACCATGTGGTCAACAATATCCTAGGCGAGAACCAAACCGTGGTTATTGAGGATCTTAACGTGGAGGGGATGATGAAGAACCATAAGCTGGCTAATAGCATCGCTTCATGCTCATGGGGTGAGTTCTTTAGGATATTAAGCTATAAGTCAGATTGGAATGGTGTGAATTTGATTCGGATAGGAAAATTCGAACCTAGCTCCAAGATGTGCGAATGTGGATACATACATCGGGATCTTAAATTATCCGATCGTATCTGGACTTGCCCTTCTTGCGGAGCCGTAAATGACAGGGATCTTCTTGCCGCTAGGAACATAAAGAAATTTGGGTTAGAAAAGCAGAATCTTCTAACCCAGGAAAATATTAACAAAACACCGGTGGTGAACCGGGTAGGGGACGTGGAGTCGCTGGCAATAGCCGGGGCTGTGAAGCGTCAAATTATATCGGTGCAAACCGATATATAATCACCTAAAGATAGGCGTTTAATTAACATTCATTTACCTAAAAGCTCCTATAGATACCGATCCAAAGGCAGAGGCATATACCTCATGGTGTTTATAAGCGTCTTCCTTGCGGGCATTATTCATCTCCTCGATCTTCGATTTAGGCATGTAATTGTTATCGTCAAAATATCTGGCGAGAACCAACGCATGCCCGAAGGCTATTATCCTATCGACGTTCAATCCGGGCTTATACTGTATTATCTCATCCAATAGGGCTATATCATCGATCAGCTCAATACCCTTGACAGTTATATCAAGACCAGTCTGATCATCATAACCGACAACGAAATCCTGCCAGCAATAATCCACCACGCAGGAGAAGAGCAGGTTCTGGTTGCCGGGGGTCGGGTATAGCCCCAGCTTGCTGTTCTGCCGGGAGCCGGCCTTCACATACTTATTGGCTATAGCCTCACCAGCGAATAAGAAGAAAGATGCCGGCATACCGCTCTTCCGATTAAGATACTGCTCATACATCTGGTCAGCGTTCTCCATAAGACATATAGCACCATATCCTTTCTGAAGCACCTCGCACGTACGGCAAAACTGATCTATGGATGATGGACGAGATACATAAGAGGCAACTATTCTATAGGCATAAGGATCTCGGATACCAACACGTCTCTTGAATACATAAAAAGCACCTAATGAGGGCGTATCCGACTTAGCCTGTTTGTAGGGATCGCTACCACTCACATATATAAAATCATCAAACCTATTGGATTGAGGCATCTCGAATATCTGGACAGGAGCGTCAATAACACCACCGCTAAACGGAAAACCAGCCAATTGCTTATTCGATTTAGTAGTACCAAGTTTATTCCCCGATTCAAGAAAAACATCACACAGCATGCCGCTATATTGCCCTGACTCAAGAAGATCATTCTTATGCTTGATAGCGTACTCGACCGGGAATAGGTTCTGGGACGAGCTTAAAAAACAGTCGTCGATCGTAAATGGATAGAACATGGTATGAGAGGTATAAGCTACCCTATCTTTCGTAGATAACTTCTTCCGTTCCTCGTTAAGCTTATTGGTACTGGCTTCAAAATCCGTGGCGTCAATCTTGATCTTATTAAGCTTCTTATCATCAGGCTTATCCAAATAATGACCTAACCCTATCGTTCTCTTGACACCGGAGTTAGCCATCTGACCGGGGACAAACATCGCCCATTTCCGTTCTTTCCATGTTTTCCCTTTCATGGCTCTCCGATTTAAAATATCCCAGTCCATGACCAGAAGATTGTATGTATCAGGATCAGAGAACATCTCCTGAGCGTCCTTGGATAGTTCCACCTCACCACCGGTACCAGCCAAAATAGGACTGAGACGCCAGCCGTAAGGAGTGTCGTAGGACGGCATGGCGGCCGTGTACGGCTTCTTAATAGGTCCCTTACCTACCTCGTCGAAAATAGCCGTGGCGGGGGTTAGACCGGCAGTCTTCTGCGTGGATGTCTTCCTACCCATGTTGATATTGGCTATGGATATTATGGCATGAACATCACGAACCCCGTTGGACATACGCTTGCCTAAGGTGACACCAGAACTCCAATCGGTCTTGGTCCTATTAATCCTGAAAAAAGGATGCACATGATCAAGACCATACTCACAATACTCACCTATATTAGATAAATCGCTATCGCTGAAACCTACCACGGAATGACTAAGCCCGATCGTCATGGTAGCGTTCATCTGAAGAAGGGATGACATGATAGTCGTATTATGGGATACGACAAAATTAGTGGTAAGGAACTGATGGGACTTATTATCGACCTCAATACAAGTAGCTTTATATTTCCCGTAATAATCTATATCGGATATCCTAAGTCTGTTATGGGTCTTGGATATATACATATCATCACCATCCATGACGCAATAATATCCCATAGACCAGAATATTCTTCTTACGAAGGATATAATATACTCACTTTTGTAAACGACCTTAAAACGATCGTCACCGGTACTTATACCGCAAGATATCTTCATGAATGAGCTTATAAACAACTCCTTCTGTTTTTTGGATGAATAAATAATATCATCCATCTCCTTATTGCTTAACTCGAAGATCCTGTCGGTAGATCCACAAAGGAAAGAGGCGGTCAGAGACCCAAGGAGCTGGGGCGACATCAGCCACCGCCGCTCGGGGAAATCCACGGCCTCCCCTATGTCTATAGTCATCTTCTGGAAGTCAGAGTGGATGATACCCATAGTGCTCATGACTTTATAATCACCATGATATTTAACCTTCCACTGATGTTGACCGCAACATACTATACTGCGCCCGTCCTCAAACGTAACCTTATACATATCAACGAACCCTTGAGGATATACGCCTACTACAGTCGTAAGCTTACCATCATCGCCATATATGATATCACCGATATCAGCGAACCCTATCTTCTTAGATCCATAAGGAGTATATATCAGCTCCGAGTCCAGAAGGGCCTTTCCAAAACGACGGGTACCGAACATCCCTAACCCTTTCTTCTCCTGACGGGCACGTTGATACATCTCGGCGAAAAACCATTCATTATCACGTAACCGGCTGATAGCCGGAACACGCTCTCCATTTGGAAGGTCTTGAAATACGGGAAAGAAATTAACATGCCAATAAAGCCATGGAGGGATGAACGTACCGTTGATAGTTATCCCGTTCTTGACCTTATAAGCCTCCTCCGTGAAAAACTGCTTAACATCATCATCCTGATCCTCCCAACCGAACAGATCGTTCCATACAGGGGGATTCTTCATATTTACATAAAATTCTGGACTCGTGCTTAAACTCATGATCGCATATTTTTTAATACGGATTCTATACCACCGGAAACCTGTCCCTTACGTTCCTTTTTCTGGACATTGCTTACACTCCTGTATACATCCATTATCCCACTCTTCTCCATATACGAGTCATTCCATACGTTGATCTTATCGATCAGCTTGGATATGAAATCGAACGCCCTAGCCATATCCTCAGGCTTCTCCTTATCCCATGGATGCTTGGCGATATACGTCTTGGCGTCATCCACGGCCTTGGATATGACCTCAAGATTATCGTTTACCCGATCGACGTCCCTACTCGTCGGCTTTCGTCTTCCCTGTGGCATTTTCTTTTAATTCCTTAAATTCATTATACTGCTTCATAAGAAGCTCATAAGATTGAACAACCCCGATCTTACTTACTTCCGTCACGCTCATGTCATGGAACATATCCTCAAGCTCCTTGTCAGCGTATCTCAGACGTTCCTTGTCATCATAAAACACGAATCCAGATGTTCTGTCTTCTATAATGCTCTTGGCGGTGTACGCATATGTCGTATCTAAATCCAGATCCATACCGAAGCTGGTAGCCAATTGGATTATGAACATCAACCTAGAATTGACTTTTACAGCCTCTATATTCAACATCTGTATCTTATGGGTCATCTCATGAAGAACGACAAAATCCTCCTCTTTTATCAATGAAGATGATTTAAGGGCTATCTTCTTAGTCCTATCCTCAATCTCGCTATACAGACGCTTGCTCTCACGTTTTATGGCTATCCAATGCCTTATATGGGTATCCGCCTCTTCTTTAAGATAATCTCTAATCTCTGTTTTTATATCTTTATCTTCCATATTACGCATTATAATCATTGTTGTTTAACTCAATCTCATCACTGATGCTTTGGTCTATAGACCTCAATAAATCTCTGGTACTAACATCCCGCAAGAAGCGGACATTACCACCATTAGCCCTAGCTATCCTCCTTAAAGCGGAGTAAAGTATATCACCCAACGAATATTCAGGCAACTCACGGCATCCGACTTCCATGACAATAAGGGCATGGATACGGTCATCTATCTTGCTTCTTACGAGATTTCTCACGGCATTATTTATAAGCTTCCCCTATAATACGTAGCGGGAAATGTTTGAAATTACGTTCAGGATCGTCCTTAGTATAACCCATAAGAGATAGATGTTTCTCAAAATGACCTTCCGTATATTTTGAGGTATCTAACGTCATCCTAAATATAATTCTATTCTCATTGTCAGGATGTTTGTTATATGATACATCTCCCATACATCCACATCCAAGATGATGCTCCTTGACATGGAAACCATCATTATGGGTGATAAATAATACGATTTCTATCTTATCACCTATTTTCTGATCAAAAATATTTAGATAAAACTCGCTCTCATCATCCGTCAGTCCTATATCAAAGGAATCGTTAGGGCACTCAATATTAAAATCGTTATGATCGGCTGTTATCACCTCCATAGCATTCCATTTGGCTTTCTCACCCTCCACGAACTTCAACGGGCATACCTCTGTCTTCATCCAAGCCTTTTCCTTGATAAAGCAACCACACAGCGAGCATGCCTGTCTTCCCATCAATCTTTGCAGCAATACCTTAGCTGGTAACTTAAAGAAAGCTATATTAGAAGAGTTCTTAGGACATTTCTTGCATAAATAAAGACGATTCTTGTACCACTCCGGATAATCCTTCTCATCCTTAGGAATCCTGCCCAATAAACTGTCTTCCCAAGCTTGGGCTATTACTTGGGCTTTACCAATTGTTTGCACGATAATTATTTTTTAAATTGTTGTTGTTGAAAATCCTGTAACTGTTCCCATGTCATGCCATACCGACATTGGTACATAGCCTCATGGTTGTCACGTATAAGGGGATCTCCGTTCTTCAATCCCTCCATACCCTCTATCACCTTTATCTTCTTATCCAGACAATCAAGCTCAATAGGCATCCTTTCGTCTGGATAACGATTACCCTCCTTGACATATATACGACGTATCTTATCACGTCTTACACGCATCTCACGGAGGTTGCATATAACATATCCGATAAACGGTATCCTGATAGATATATTATCGGTATATCTGGCGAGGTGATGGATATAAGATACGGATGCTTTCATGCACCATTCGACCTGTTGCTTGGTAAATTTACCTCCAGATCTTCTCACCACCTCATCGACAATATCCCTGTCGAACGAAATAAGACTCCTATCCATCGATGTTAAGCTTATTTCTCTTGAATACGAATCCCATTACACGGGTGTCATCACCCTCCCCGTCAAGAACGAAATAATTACGTAGGCTTCTCATCTCAATAGACAGCTCACGGGTACTGAAATTCCCGTTCTTCTTGTCCACCAGAAAACCGCCACGCTTTAGCTCATTGTTAAGGACAGCGATATAAGATTCCTTTTGTCCATAACAATCCATGTACTTGGCTCTGGTATCATCCGAGTATCCGTAATTGATGTAGAAAGAAAGTAAGTTTATCGTCCTTTCGGTAATCAAGCTCTTACCCTTAGAATCCAGATAGCCGTTGTATATCCTTAAGAACTGCTGGATCATATCCAACCTAGTATCGTAAGGCAACGCAAATACGAAAGCTTTTCTCTGTTCCGGCATATGAAATTAGTTTTCAGCAAAACTAGTTAAAAAAAATATCGTTGTCAAGAAATTTCGCCATAATCAACATAATATATGCTGACTAGCATGTATTTACAAGAATCCAAAGGTGAAAAGGATGGTGGGGTAGGTCGAACGAAGCCGTGTATGCCCACGGTAGGCTACAATGGCGAGGGAAGTGAAGTTCACGTACGCTACGCGCGTGGACGGAGGAGGACAGCCCTATCCTGCCTCACGGGATACGACCTTACCTTTTTCCCTTTGGATTCCTTCCTCCCAAGCTATGGGATATAAAGCCAAGGGGAAATGGGAGGCCTTGGGGCATGGAGCCTGCCGTAGAAGATACGGACGGCCGGAGCGCGAGCGATCGTACAAGACCTCGCTTTTTCTTCTTTGGCTTATGCTCCACCCGATCCCCCCTACCGGGGTACCGGCTTCCGGTATAGGATACGGCTTCTACCAGGTTTAGCCTGCGGTATCCTGCCTGACGGCACCATACCTTGGCGGTAAAAAGCAATGTTTTATTAAATAGAGACTTTAAGTGGAGTACACAGGAACTCGACGTCAGGAGAGGTTCTGTGTACGGATAGAGATATTAGAAAGTAGTATATGTTTATATAGTTAATTATATTTAATAAATATACCTATTAACGCGCGCGTAACAAGTGTTGTGTCAAAAATGATCTTCCACAAACACAGTGATTTACCCTCTCTAATTTATTACGATAATTTCGTATAAACAACAAATGGGTGACCTTCACAGGCTACCCATCCATCTGAATAACTTGTTTCGTATTGATGAAACTTGTATATTCGCAGAAAATAAAATCTACTATGGGAACAAAGATAGGAATTTTACATATAATGAAATCAAATTTCGATAAGATTCTTACCGAAAGATATACTCCACGTAATATTCAGGCCAAAAAAGATGAGCTAGGATGCGTAAAACTTCCAGCCGGGTCACTTATATGTCCAGTCGATTTTAAACCTGTTACCAATAAGGAAGGCAAAAAAGTGACAGCTATAAAATATTCATTGAAACATGAGGAGTATCATGGATCAGGTATTCAGATCAGTGATGAATGTAAGATGGCAATGATATATCTTATTATCATAAACGTATTCAAACATGTGTTTCTAAGAAATAGGATGCATGGCGGGAATAGAGATCAGATAGAGATCAATACCAATGATTTTATTGATATCCTATCAGATGGATGCGCTTATTTCTGCTACCGCCATGTGTTAAGGGATTCTCATGAGGATATGAACTACCAGCTTATAAGCTTAAAGGCTTGGGCTGAAGGAGAGATTATGATAGCTTTATCGGATATCATAAAATACAAGCATAAGGCTAGTAAGACCCCAAGGATAAAGGATATGTTTGTAAAGAAAGGAGAATCTGTATATACCTGCCTTGATAAAAATCTTGATTCGAATACCAGAAGATGGATGGCTAACAAAAGTCGTAAATTAAATAGAGTCAAGATGTTATCAAAAATAATATTCTCAGCTAGAAACAGAAATATAAATAAGATATATAAGGTAACTAAAAAAAGAACTGTCAAATTCAATGTGTCATATATTATGGATAGATTGAATATAAAGTTATCAAAAGAAGGTATGATGCTAATATCCCAAAGAACGGTATATCGGATGATAAAAGAAGTTCTTAGTATGTGCTGTAAGACTATATCCGATTTATATGATGAGGTAAAGAAAAACAACGGAATAGTTAATACCAAAGACAGGAAAAATGTAACTATCGGACACCTAAGACTATCATACAGAGGAAAGATAATGCATATAATCATCGCCGAAGATTTTATAAAAGACGTCTTTTTAGGGGTAAAAGGGCTCGAGATGAGTAAGGCTGGATGATTTGAGTATCAGATATAAAATTTAATATTTATATATTATTCACATTTATTTTTAATAGTTAATTATAACTATTCGTATCTTTGTACCATAAACCTAAAAAGATATGGTAAAAGAAGATTTTAAAAATGAAAACGACCTCCTTCGTCATATTATGACGGTGGATAAAAACGTGGAGCAAGGTCGTGCCTTGAAAAAGATTTTCACCACTAGGGAGAATCTGTTTATTACCGGTAGAGCCGGTAGTGGTAAAAGTACGTTCATGAGACGTATCGTAAAGTTCTTGGGTAAATGTGTTATTGTAGCTCCTACTGGCGTGGCTGCATTGAACGCAGGAGGGCAGACCATCCATTCGTTTTTCTCTATAAAGAACGATCCTTATATCCCTTCTATCGAGAGAGGTATGTTGTCTAATAAGGTGGATGTAAGTCCGTTTATGAAGAAGAAGATCAGAAACCTTGATACTATCGTTATCGACGAGATCAGTATGGTAAGACCTGATTTGCTTGATGAGGTGGCTGACATACTTAGACAATGCAGGCGTAGCAAGGAACCTTTTGGTGGCGTTAGGTTGATTATGTTTGGAGATCTATCACAACTACCGCCTGTGGTGACGGCGGATGATTTTATCGACAAATATTATGAGAGCCGGTTCTTTTTCTCATCAAAGGCATTAAGAGCGTCAGGATTCTCGGTCATTACCTTCGAGAACGTATTCCGTCAAAAAGATCCTCAGCTTCTTTCCGTACTTGAGGATATAAGATGTGGGGTTATTACCGATGAGTCAAGACAGATATTGGATAGTAGGGTCAAGTATCCGGATAATATGGATAATACTATAATTATATGCTCAACTAACAAAGAAGCTTATGAGATAAATAAGACTAATCTTGATAAGATCAATAATAAGGTATTTAAGTTCGATGCTACTGTATTCGGGGAAAAGCCTGTAGCTCCCTGTGAGGATGAGCTTATAGTAAAGGTAGGAGCTAAGGTCATAATAACCAGAAACGGCAATGGGTATGTCAATGGTTCGATGGGTATCATAACCAGCATAGATACTGTTGATGAGACGATATATGTTCATCTAGATAACGATACTGAGGTGGAGATAACCAAAGAGAAGTGGGAGAAGATGAAGTATAAGCAGGTAGATGATTCCCTTGAAGGCATTTCTTGCGGCTATATAATACAATATCCATTGAGGTTAGGATACGCTATAACCGTTCATAAATCTCAGGGAATGACTTTAGATAATATATTCGTAGACATCAGCAGAGCCTTCGAAATAGGACAGATATATACCGCTCTTTCAAGATGTAGGTCTATAGACGGGCTTTATCTGAAATCAGTGCCTAAGGAAGATATGGTACTGCTAAGCGATAAGATATCTGACTTTATAGAGAAGGTGGATGAGAATGAGGGTGTTTTGAATCCAGAAAAGATATCTGATATCGGTAAGGATATGATCAAGAAACAACAGGATTTGTTTAATTTCGATGAATACGGATTATAATGGCTAAGAAAGAACTTTTTTCAGACGTAGATGAGTTAGTATCATCTTTAAATAAAGAGCTTGGAGAAGGCTCGATAATGAACTTCGGCGATGATAAGCCTATAATATCCATACCAAGGGAAAGCACTGGTTCTCTGGTGGTGGACAAGGCCCTCGGCGGCGGATGGGCGGTAGGCCGGATCCATGAGCTGGTCGGGATGGAATCTTGTGGCAAGACCATGATGTGTACGTTAAGTATGATCGAGTTCCAGAAAAAGCACCCCGATAAGCTGGTAGCTATAATAGACGTGGAGAACGCTTTTGATATCGAATACGCTAAGAAGATGGGATTGGACGTGAACCGGTTCCTTATTTCCCAGCCAAGCTACGGGGAGTTGGCTATCGATATCACGGCCAAGCTGGTGGAGTCCGGCAGGGTAGGCTTTATTGTCGTGGATTCTGTGGCGAATCTAGTCCCTAAGAAGGAGATTGAGGGTGATATGGAAGACAGCAACATGGGATTACAAGCCCGGTTGATGTCAAAAGCTATGAGAGTTCTTACCGGGATCGTAAACAAAAGCGATTGTGTTCTGGTATTCATCAACCAGTATCGTGAGAAGATTGGTGTAATATACGGTGATCCTAAGGTAACAACCGGCGGTAATGCCCTTAAATTCTACGCCTCTATCCGTATGGAAATGTCGAGGAAGAAGGTCATTGTAGGAGAAGACGGGTCTTCTATCGGTCATGAGGTTAGGATAAAGGTATTGAAGAACAAGACAGCTATACCTTTCCAGATAGCAGAGACGGCTTTGTATTATGGCGTAGGATTTGACAAGGAGCTTGAACTTTTGAAGTTATGTGAGGAAACCGGTATCTTTACCCGTAAAGGATCATGGTACTGGTATGGCGAGGTCCGGGTAGGGAATGGAGTGGATAATACGTTAAGTATCATGAGGGATAATCAAGAATTGTGTCAAGAATTAAGAACTAAATTGAATTTGTAATCATGGCAATAGGAGTAAAATTTGTAGACGTAATACCGTCCAGTGTAGAGAACGCTGTCGAGGTTAAGAAAGGGGATGTGAAGAACTATCTGTTCGTAGGTATTCCCATGAGTGAGTTTATCGGAAAGAGATATGAGTATGAGGGATTCATATACATGTGCCTACAGGGTGTTACCGGTGGTACGGAACTTGGCGGCGATATAGCCATAGCCGTATTGAGACCGGTTCGCCCAGCCGTCGGGCAGGCATCTTATCATTTGGTATCGTATACACCTCTTACGTATACGAGATCTGATGTGGCGATATTCCTTCGCAATGGTGATTTTAAGGTTGTTAAACGTGATGATTGTAATCTTATATAGTATGGGTACGTATATCTCTATAAAATCAACAGTAAACGCATTCAGGTACGGGATTGATCCTATACCTGAATGGTTTGATAAGATATCCCAAAGAACCAAGGAGCTTGATGTGATGGTTGACGGTCACAAGGTAAAGGCTTTGGATATAATCCTAGAAAATGGCATTCTACGGGCTTTTTACGGTTATTATATAGGTATGTATCCGGATAACTCAATACAGGTGTTTAGACCGGAGGATTTCCATTCATTATATACGTTGAAGTTATGAATATATCAATAGGTATAGATCCGGGTATAGACACCGGAGGATTGTCTATGATCCCGGAGAACGGGGATATTAAGGTAATTATGACTCCAAGGATATCGGTTAAGGGGGATATAGATCTTAGGGCTATATCAAGCTTCTTCCTCGATGCCGCTGACAAGATCCAAGAAAAGGGAGGCGGGACGCTGGCGATCGCCGTCGAGGACGTCCACAGCATCCACAACAGCTCGGCCGCCAGCAACTTCACCTTTGGCGGGAGACGCCGGGAACCGAACGCCCTATTCGCTATGATGGTGGAGATGATGGAACGATACGGATCGCACCCTGATGTCAGGTTCATGTTCGAGGAGGTACAGCCAAAGACATGGCAGAAGGAGCTTCATACGACAGCCGATCGGGTGTATACGGCGGCGAAGTTAGACACGAAGGCTACCTCCATCCGATGCGCCATGCGCCTTTTCCCTTCGGTCTCTTTCGTGAAACCATGGTCAGGGAAAGGAGTACAACCTACCAAGATACAAGACGGAATGTGTGATGCTACGCTTATAGCCGAGTATATTAGACGTAAGTTTAAATTATTTTAATACTATTAAGTATTTATTGTATTTGAATTAATATAATTATGATTACATTTGCAATGTCATGTAAAAGTTGTTAGTTATGTTATTAAAGTGTTTGTCGAAATCATTAAATGAGAAGCTGGGTAAATTGGAGACGGTAGTTAAGAACGCCGGATCTAATTCACTTTATAAGGATATTAAGATAGATATTGTCAATAATCTGGCTTATATCACTTCCGTAAATGCCAAGGTATGTGTTATAGAGCGATTGGAGGTTGAGGCTGACTCTAACTTTTCTTTCTTGGTAGAGGCAAGCTCTTTTATTAAGTTCATGAAAAAACAGAAGAATTGCGAGATTACGATACTGCTTTCGGATAGAAAAGATCAGATAACGATCCGCTATGCTTCTGGTGAGTATAGTTGTCCGGCTTTTGATATCAATACATTTCCGCAGGTACATAAGATACTTGATGGAGGAATTAAGGTTAAGATGAGCGATTATGTTTCGGTTCTTAACAAAGCCAGCGATTATACGGAGGTAGATGACTTTTATCCATGCATCGAGAATGTGGTCATTGATATTGATGATATTAATATTAATATAGTAAGTACGGATAGAAATACTATTTACAGGTATTTTGTCCCTAATCAGGATAAGGTAGAGAAGATGTTTATCCCGGTATCGAACGAATCCGCGATATTGCTTGATAAGCATATCGATAAGTCATCGGATATGTTGTCTATAAAAGTGGACGATACTAAGACTTATTTCTCTACGCCTGATATGGATATGTATGAGACCCATTTTGAGGGTAATTATCCAAATTGGAGGTTCGTGGACGAGCATTTTGTCAAAACAAGTACCTATGTCTTTGATAAGAATCTACTCGTCCAAGCCCTCCAAAACAATCTTAAGGTAAATGAGTTCGATCATTGCAAGTTGATATTTACCGATAAAGGATGCGGTATTATGTCAGAGAACCCGTCTTCCGGTAAATCATGTAAGGAGAGACTTGCTTCTTTGTCTTATCATGGTGAAGATATTATATGTAACGTATTATGTGGAAGATATCTTGGTATTATAAAAAGCGTCTCATGTAATAGGGTGGTTATCGAGCATGATCATAAATCTCATTTCAATAAGATTTATGGGGAGGATAATAAGAACGAGTATTTCTTGTCATCATCAGTTATTGTTTAATATTTAAAAATATATAAAATGGGAGTTAGAGAAAATTCATCAGGTGGTAATAACCATTACTTTAAAGTAAGTGGTAGCGGATTATTATATCAGTCATCAAGAGAACCAAAGGAAGGTTTCGAGGAGCATATAAACGAGAAGACCGGAGCCGTTTCTTATTGGATGGTATTCTGGAACGGTATCGAAGGTTATTTGTCTGATATCAATGTGCGAGAAGTGGAGTTCAATGGGATAAAAGCCAAATACGTGTCCATAAAGATAAGTGATGAGGATGGTAATTATTTCATAAACGTTCCTTTGATGACTCAAAAAGGAGGTATTAATAATTACGTGAAGTCACTGGTAAGGTACTTGCCTAATATTGACCTAAAACGTAAGGTGGTAATAAATCCTGCTCATGCTAAGAAAGGGGATCAATATGCTCCCGGTAATTTCTTTATCTCATACGCTAGGGAGACTCCAGACGGTAATGATGAGCTTATCCAGCAATATTATAAGAATGGACAGAATGGATGGCCTGACAGAGTTGAGAGTACTGATATAATGGGGAATAAGAAGTTTGATTATACAGCACAAGATGCTTTCGCCTATCAAGTACTTAATAAATATATCCAAAGTATTAAGACAGATGGTGTGAAACCTACTCAGTCGGCAAGCCAAAACAACGCTGGTGAGGCTATAACGCAAACGCCCCCACCGTCATACGCTACGCAGGCTCCGCAGCAGACGCCTCCTCCATCATACCAGCAGGCTCCGCCTCAGACAGCCCAAGCGCCTTCTTTTGGAGGTCAGCAGCCGCCACAATATCCTCCTTTTGGAGATGACAATGATCTTCCTTTCTGATTTATATGGATAAGGTTTGTTTCAAATGTGGTAAAATAAAATCCATAGATGAGTTTTATAAGCATCCTAAAATGAAAGATGGACATTTTAATAAGTGTAAGGAGTGCGCTAAAAAAGATGTTCATGATAAATATAATGATAATATCAAAAATCCCGATTTTGTAGATAAAGAAAGGGAAAGAGGAAGAGAAAAGTATAAGAGGCTTGGATATGCAAGTAAGCATAGTAAAAATTATAAAACAAAATCTTGTGTATATAAAGGTTTAAGTAGGTCATTAAGATCAAGAGGATTTGATTTAAAATACAAAGAAGCTCATCATTGGGATTATGATTGTTTAAAAAGCGGGTTTATTTTATCAAGAAGAGCACATAAACTTATTCATAAATATCTAAAATTGGATAATGAAAATAGATTTTTCTTTTATGGTGAGAATCTTCTTGATACTAAAGAGAAACATAGAATATTTATGGATAAGATATTTGAGATAAATAATGTTGATTATAAATATGTAGAATTTGATTTATGATAGAAAGTAATTTTAATATATCTACTAAAGTGAACCGTGTCTCGATGCCTACCCAAAATAAGGTAGATACGGTTATGAAGAACTTAGGGCATCGACCTTGTGTAGCGTATTCCGAGGAAAAGAATATGTATTATAAGGATGGAGAATGGGTAGCGTCAGATCTTGACGCTACCATCTTACCTCTTAGGGAGATGTTCGAAAAGACATCTGATTTGAAGTTAGGATTGAAGATCGTTTATTTAATAATAAAATTATAGTATGGCTACTATTGAAGATATCAAAAAACTTCTGGAGAGTAAGTCATTTACATCAGCCAGAGATCTTGACGAATTTGAGGAAAAGCCGGATGATAAGCTTGATGAGGTTCACATGAATTGCGATCCAATGGTGGGGATAGTTGAGAAAGATGGTAAAATTTTTCTTAACTCTTTAAAATTCTCTAAGGCATGGAACTCATTGGGAAAGGATATTCCTATCAAGCAAGGTAATTCCTTCCCGTTGGGTCAAGGTGATGTTCTTGATATAGATACAGGTGTATCGGCGTCGTTCCCGGATGATACTGTCGGGATGGTTATGATGCTGCCATCGTTCACCAACGATACAGGCCTCACTTTGGTAGGATCACCGTTCGTTTTCTCCAACAACGAGAATATTACGATCAGAGTCACTAATGTCCGCAAGGATATAGCTATAGTAGAGAAAGATAAGCATATAGCTGAGTTAATTATAGTCGGCAAGATAAAGGCCGATATTCGTAGAACTTATAAAAGTGTTGAGGATGTTCGGATTGAAGATAGTAAAGAGTAGTTATATAGATACTCTAAAACAGGATCTTGATGATGCTATTAGCTATTCAAGTAGATTAAAAAGAGATTATGAGGATGCCCGTAATAAGATAACGGAATTAGAAGAGAAAGTAAGGTATCTTGATACGCTTGTCGATTCTCTTGATATGGATATAGATTCCAAGGATTCTCATATAGTTAAGATGGGAAATGAGCTTAGTAAATCAAGAGAGTTATATAATGAGTCGGTGAAAGAGAAAGAGACTCTTAAACGGGCTTATATGGATATCGAGAAGAAACATAAGCTATCATCCAAATTACTAAGCGAAGCCAGAAGAAGATACATTGAACTTGAGGATCAGATTAAGATCATGTCCGATCGTATCAAGTATCTAGAGAATCATATCGATCCAGAGGCTTTAGATAGCGATGTGCCTGATGAGGTTGTTGTTGATGAGGATAAGATGGATCCTAATTCCGGTCATATTGATATACCTGAAAATAACGCTCCTGAGGTTACTGATGCCGATGCCGGTAATGATGTAAATGTCGAGAATAAGGTGAAGGATAAGAAGAAATCTAAGAAACGTAAAAAATCTAAAAAGGATGAATAAGATCTTGTTATTATTGATAACTATCCTTACCTTAGCGGTTGTCGGATGCGGTACGTCAAGAACCTACTATACGGAATATGATACTACTGATATATCTTATGTGGTGGATTCCATAGTGTCTTCCGGGACCGTGATGGGCCAATGGAAGGAGTGGCGGTTTACGCTAGACGACGGCCGGGTCGATAACTTTGGCTTTACCGCCCTGTACGACGCCAAGGGAAAGGCTAGGGGGTCTATACAGGTAAGGCAAAGATCCGATACGTTTAATATCAAGATAATAGATTATCATAAAAAGGATAAGTAATGGAATACGGGCTAGGTTACATACCATCACCAGTGGATGATAGGGACGCTATCATGAACATGCAGCACGAGGCTGTTCCTGATGAGTATAAGATCAATAATGTCGATAGCGTAGTGGATCAAGGTTCTTCCCCTATTTGCGCGGCAATAAGCTTGGCTGAGATACTTAATTGGAGAAAGAGTATAAGGGCTATTAAAAGACCGGCTAAGATCTCTCCTTACGATATATATGATCTGAGAGAGGATAAGGATAAGGAAGGGATGGTTCTTCGTGACGCTATCAAGTCTATCAAAAACGTAGGCGTAGATGGGGAGAAAATAAACAGTTACGCTAGGATCATAGATCCGGTATCGGCTAAGGTAGCGTTGATGCTGAATGGGCCTCTGGTTATAGGTCTGTATTGCTATAATTATGGTAATCGATTCTGGCAAGGCCAAGGACAGAACTTGGGAGGTCATGCCGTTATCCTCACCGGCTGGGACAAGGCCGGCTTCGTCCTACAGAACAGTTGGGGGACGGGATGGGGTAGGTCTGGTGTAGAGACGTTCCCGTTCGAGGATTGGTGTTATATGCTAGAATGTTGGACCGTAGTTTCATGATATTACTATATAAACTTCGAGAAATTCCGATCCGCATCCTCTTGTGAAAGCCGATGTGGAAACCATCCTGGCGTATCCCCTCAAGCTTATACCTTGTAGAAAGGGTAGTTGGTCGCACGTGGGTTCAAGCCCCTCCGCCAGGACTACGTTGTTTTTTTGGGGAAAAACTAGCATAGAGTTTTGTCATTAGATTTAGAGTTTAGATTTTGTTTGATACCCTTGTCCGTGAGGATCAGGGTATATGCCCCAATAGCTCAAGAGGAAAGTAGCACATCTCTCCTAAAGATGGTATCCACGTTCGAGTCGTGGTTGGGGTACATGGTGTTTTCTTAAACATATTCCTGTAGGTCGGTAATTAATAACCTCAAATAATATATAAGGTGTTGAAATTCATTTAATATTTTATATATATCTATATAGGATCAGGTTATTAGCCTAAGTCTTGAAATAAAGACTACGTTATTGGAGAATATATAGTTACCTACGGATGTTTATCCAAGTCCGTAGCTCTAAGGTAGGTGATTAAACAGGGATTGTATTTGGGTTCCAGTGTTGCCTATATAAAACCTTCAATAACATTGGCGATGGGTACTAACAGGGTTTTGCCCTGACTTATGTTGAATAAACATTGAATTAGTTTGTAAAATGGTGTATGTACAGGACATAGATAGTAAACCGATGATGCCTACGACAAGGCATGGGAAGGTTAGACGACTGCTAAAAGA